GTTTCCATCGGTTAAATTGTTAGAATACAAATATACTTAAAAAATATTATAAAATACTTATAGATATAAAACACACAAATTATGGCAGCAAAAGGTAAAAGTTCGGCGTCCTCAATGAAGGTTTCTTTTGGTAAAAGAAAATCAGGAAAATCTCAAAAGAGCTACGGTCCGAAAGCACAGAAACCTAAGAAGTACAGAGGTCAAGGTCGTTAACAAAGACCCAAGTACGTATTAAGTTTGTGCAGTGTCCAAACTGAATCATCCTGTTTATTATAGATGTAATCCCAAAGGGTTAGATTTTTTGAAGCAGGATGATTTTTGTATTTACAGTATCTCTTGGCCTTATTAAAGTCTTCAACCGACCATCCGAAACATTCTTTCGGTTCTTCTATGAAAAGTGAAACAAATCTTCTAAATAAAACTAACATAATCAATTACTTAATGGGGCTTTTATTGGGGGGTGAGATTGGTAATTTTCGATTGTAAAATCTTCAGGTTTCCAATATCTCGGTTTACTTATTATACTTGGGTGAATACCCTCAATCTTTATTTTTGGTAGGTTAAATGGTGTCCTTTCTATCTGTTCTTTCGCCTGTTCAATGTGGTTGGTGTATAAGTGAACATCTCCTAAATTTCCGATTAAGTCACCAGGAATCATATTTACTTCATTGGCAATAATTTCCAACAATAAACCATAAGATGCAATATTAAATGGGAGACCTAAGAATGTATCGACTGAACGTTGATTCCACATTAATGATAATTCCCTTGTTGGTGTTGGTTCATAATATGAGTTATCAAAATCGGGTAGGTTGTTTGGGTCGAAAAACCTTTCCATTCCTGTTTCATAATTTCTGTTAAACCATATATTATATCTTCTCTCGTCACTCAACTTAGTTGTGTAAAGTTGGAATCCGTAATGACATGGAGGTAAAACCATTTTATCTAACTTATCCACATTCCACGCGTTCACCATTAATCTTCTACTATCGGGATTTGTTTTAAGTTCATTAATTAAGTTTGCAATTTGGTCAACACTGTTCCAATTTCTCCACTGTCTACCATATATGGGACCCAAGTCACCAAATTCATTGGCGAAATCTTCATCATTGATTATCAACTGTTCAAATTGTTTCACATCAGCATAATCACCACCTTCTTCATATTGTTTATTGAGACGTTTCATATAATTCTTATATGCATCTCCCGTCCAAATGTGACAATTATTTTCTAATAGATATCTAATATTCGTTTCACCTCGAAGAAACCACAACAACTCTGTAACCATTGTTTTCCACGCCATTTTCTTTGTGGTTAGTAATGGAAAACCTTGTGACATTGGATGTCTTAGTTGACGACCAAAAACCGATATGGTTCCAGTACCAGTTCTATCTGTTTTAAGTACTCCATTATCTAAAATGTCTTGTAACAGATCCTGATACTTGCCATCCAATGTATTCATAATCATAATTTTTATATTAAAGAAATGAACTCCTCAAATTTATAATTTGGAAAATCATTTGTGTAAGTAATTGTAACATTTATTGGTGAATTAATCCACTCTTTTACTAAATTTTTTAAATCTTCTTCTCGTTCGTTTAGTGGTTCCGATATGATTTGTAATTCAAGTTCTTCTATTGACTTTTGAATTGCCTTGTATCTTTTGATACCAAAATCTTCATAGAAATTTAGTGATCCGATTAATGGCCATTTCTTATCACCATTCGGTAATGTGAACATATTACGAACTCTACCTTTCACTTCTGTGATTGTTTGTAAACCTCTACCACATCTACATTTTCCAAGTTCAACATGGTCACCGTGTTTGTAACGACGTATGTGGTCATTGGTAAATGTGGTTATAATTAATGAACCATCAACATCTCTTTCAACATATTGATTCTCCATCACGTGCATTACTTTAGGATTGTCAGGACATTGAAGTGCAATTACTCCACATTCTTCACTTGAATAAAGAGTCCCCCCAACCTCACCGGTTCCTTTCCAATCAATAAAGTTGGATATTTTATTGGTGTCTATCAATTTAAAAATAGAGGGAAAACAATTGATGTAATGTGGATTAACTCTTTCTAACCACTCTTGTAATTCCGAAATAGGTTTGTAACTATTTGTGTATGTTGTCCCTTGAATGGGTTCAATGTTGGTGGGTATTCCCCAACCGTTAAACATACCTTCAGTTGCTGTAGTTTTGATATGTGCAACTGTTTTTGTTACATCCCACTTTCTCCATCTTATATCTCTAATATTTGCAGCAACAAACCAAATATAATCTTGAAGTGTTTTTGATATTGTAACGGGTTCTCCTGTTGAACCAGAAGTTCTAGTTGTGAAATATGCGTCGGTATGATTTTCAATTTTTCTAAGATGTTCTCTTGTCATTATTTCACCTTCCAAATACGATGATTTAATGGTTGGAGTTTTCCATTGAGTTAAGTCCATTTGAGTAAGAAGTATCTTTATATTTTCATCTAAAACTCCCATACATAAAAGGTGTAATCATTTTTCATTCGTGCAATGAATTTAGGTTTGTACTTGAAATCATCCTCACTTGGAAAGTAATTGGCAATTTTCATAATATCAAGTTTCTTATCAAAACTTCTACTGATGAATCTTTTACAATTTTTACTTGCCATTTCTAAAATGTCGTCACACAATTCTTTATTGAAACATAATCCACCATCTAAAAGAATATTACTATAATAGTGTTTATTGTCTCTCCAATCACCAACAATAACAGTAGGTGAATCGTACCACGGGTCTGAATCTAATTGTCTATCACTCAATGGTATTAATCCTTTGGTACATCCTAATAACAAAGAAGAACCACCAACCATATAGTTTTCATATAGTACAACATCAATTACATTTGGTGATAATGGGTGAGGTAAGTCAGATGACCAATAATTTTTATCTACCATTTATTTGTTGTGGTGGGTTTTAATCTTTTATTATTTTCTCGTTCAGTTTCTTTACTATAACTTTCTTTATAACCAATAATTCTGTGAAATTCTTGATATGCTTTTGGGTGATAATTTTTTAAATGTTCTAAACCAAATTCATATTCAAAAATAACATCTGAATATCTTTTTTCTTTATCATCCCAACCATCTTCTTCTGTTAGTAAATCAATTTGTAATTGATTAATTACGGATTGTAGCGAATCTTCTTTACATTGATTTGAGGGAGTGGGTGCTATGACATCATTGGGTTTCCCAAATGATACAATAAGTAATATTGCTACAATAATAAACGATAATAATATTCGAATAATTAAATCTTTTCTATTTTCCATTGTCATCTATTTTTTGAATTTGGATTCCAATCATATATTGTAACCATCTAATTGTTATACCATATGATGGTGCCATTTTACCGTCATCGTAGATTGAATACTTGTCATAGTAAAAAATAAAAGCCGGTAGGATATACCAATGATGTTTCTTCTTATAAATAAAGAAATCTTTATAATAATTACTCATCATAGTTACCTGTTGTTTTTCTTAATAATTTATCAACATCATCTTCCCTTTCTTTCATTTCAATTATACGAATGTAATAACCGTTAGGATCGGCTTTCGAGTTTTCCGATTTTACATTCTTGTCAAACCATTTGCTAAACCATTTACCTTTATAAGTTAAAACCTGACATCTTTCAGAAAATTCTTCTGAATCATATTGGTCTAATAGACCCTCACTTACTAATTTGTTCAACACAATGTCTTTGACCTTGTTGTAATTCTCCATTTCTGCGGTTAAGTCCATAATTATAAAATTTGAATTGAAATAATATCGTCTCCTTGTTGAATTAAATCGATTACATCTAAACCGTCAGTTACTCTACCAAAACATGTATGGTTTCTATCTAAGTGTGATGTGTTATCACGACTATGACAAATGAAGAATTGACTACCTCCCGTATTTCTACCAGCGTGTGCCATTGACAACACTCCTCTATCGTGAAATTGTTTTTCCGCATGGACTTCACAAGGGATATTGTAACCTGGTCCACCGTCACCTCTTTTGTTTGGACAACCTCCTTGAATTACAAAATTAGGTAGAACTCTATGAAAGTTTAATCCATTATAGAATCCTTTACCTACTAAATCTTTAAAGTTATTAACTGTGATGGGTGTTTCGTTATCGTATAACTCAGCGATCATATCACCCTTTGCTGTTGAAATTTTTACTTGTGACATTTTATTTTTTATTTTTAGGTTTTCTTATATAATCTAATACAATATTGAATGAGCCGAGACTAATTGCACCAAAACCAAAATACTTAACCAGTTCGGGGTCAGCACCTTTTAATCCATATTTTTCAATTAATATTCCAGTAATGATGAACATTACGTATATGATTTGTTTTAGTTTCATTTGTGATATTTTTACTAAAATACGAAATTATTATTAAAATTCCAAATAGTTATCAATATGGTACACATTAATAATCAAAATTTTCCAGCGGTTTATCTTAACACCCCTGAAGAGAAATTAAAAGGTATGATGGGAAAAGATTCTCTCGAGGGTTGTATGGTATTCAAAATGGGTAAAGGACTTCATTCATTTTGGATGAAGGATTGTCTCATACCCCTTGATATTGTGTATGTTATGAATAATAGAATTAGTCATATACACCCAAATTGTCCAGTACCTGACCCTCACAAAATGAACCCTCCAAGATATTCAGGAATGGGAGACCATGTGATTGAATTTCCCGCTGGAACTGCTAAGAATTGGAGGGTTGGTGACCGAGTTGCTATGTATTTGGGAACTCTTCAGAACCCAGTTCGACCATCTTATTCATAAATTGATATTTTACTTTAGGTTTAACCTTTTCAAATACCCAAAAGTATGAGTGATATTTTCTCGCATGCTCTTGTTTGGTCCATTTAGTTCCAAAACTATTCAACCTCACGTTTGAGTTTAGGATAAACAAATCTCTTGGGTAAAACCCAATTTCCATCGCCATATTCATAATCAAACAATGCGAGAAGTGATTCTTACCGCCAGACACCGTATCTTGACATTTCATGACCACGTAACCACCTTTCTCACAGATTCGATACAATTCCTTCAACGTGTTAAAATAATTCACTGTAAGGTCGTTATATGTGTTATAACCCTCGAATCTCTTAGCCATGATTGAACTACCCTCTTTGTTATCTTTATAGGTTTTACCCGCAATTACGAATGGAGGATCATACATGATACTCTTCATTGAACTGTCTCCAAAAGGTAAGTTTTCTGAACTTGCTTCAATTACAGTACTATTTGCAGGATATAGGTCGGATTTGTATTTCGGTGACGGTAGGTCTTTCCAAAATGCACCTTTTGAATATGTACAATCCAAATCGAATTGTTCAATATTATACAAGGTCATTATGTTTTTAATGGTGTCGTAGTTTGAATTGTAAACACTTTTAACCGGTTTGAAATCTTTATCCATTTTATTATTGATTTTTAATATTAATTTATTTATACTTTATTAAAATATAGAGAATAAAAATCAATAAACCAAAATATTTATAAAAAAAGATACACTATGGGATGCGGATGTAAAAAACCAAAACAAGAACAACCTACTCAACCACCGGTTTCAATCAGGTTAACAGAAGTACAACAACCATCTACGAGTCAATCGACTCCTCAGACTACTAGTACTAATAACTAATTATAAGGTATCACCTATTCGTAGGTGATATTTTTTATATAGGTGATATATAAAAATATATATAATAAAATATGAAAGCAGAAATGAAATTAACAAGTGTCCACGTACTTGACAATGTTTACAAAAAATTTAAAGTAAACGCAATAGACGGGAACATAAACCTTCAAAAGTTAGTAAATCGTTCTTTAGATTTATACATAAAAGATGAAAGTTTTAGAGATAAAATAAATAACTATACTGATTTAGCAGTAAGTGGGTCAAAGTATTAATATGTCAAAAAAGAAAATATTATTATTATCGGATGATTTAAGGATGACATCGGGCATCGCTACGATGTCGAAAGAAATAGTACTTGGTACTGTTGATAAATTTGATTGGGTACAATTAGGTTCAGGAATAAACCACCCTGAAGTTGGTAAGATAGTCGATTTGAATGATGATGTTAGAAAAAGGACGGGTATTCAAGATGCAAATGTTAAAATATATCCAAACAATGGATATGGTGATATATTCACTTTGAGACGTTTGATTGAAGTTGAAAAACCAGATGCGATATTACATTTTACAGATCCTCATTATTGGGAATGGTTATATGATTCTGAACATGAGATTAGACAACAAGTTCCTATCTTATATTATCATATTTGGGATAATGTACCTGACCCTATCTACAATAGAAACTACTATGAGAGTTGTGATTGGTTAGGTTGTATTTCTAAATTAACATATGGAATTGTAAACAGGGTTGGTAAATCAACCGATAAACCATCTTATAAACCTTTAGAAGATTGGCAAGTTAGTTATGTGCCTCACGGTATTAACCCTGATGTGTTTAAACCTTTAGATAAAATATCTAATAAGACCAGAAGTTTAGTTTACGGTGAGAAAGAATATGATTTCATTGTATTCTATAACAACAGAAACATCAGAAGAAAACAACCTTCAGATGTTGTTCTATCATATAAACTATTTTGTGATAAGTTAACAAAAGAACAATCAAGTAAATGTTTATTGTTGATGAAAACTGCAACAGTTGACGCTAATGGAACGGACTTGGGTGCGGTTATTAACACATTATGTCCTGACTATGATGTAAAGATTGTTGAGGAGAAGTATGAACAAGAAACATTAAACGAATTTTATAACCTATCTGATTGTACAATCAACATCGCTAATAACGAAGGGTTCGGTTTGGCAACTGCCGAAAGTATAATGGCAGGAACACCTATAATTGTTAATGTAACCGGCGGATTACAAGACCAATGTGGATTTGATTATACCGCAGATGATTATATTAAATTAGAAACTCTTAATCATAAAGAAACATATCAAAACACACCACACGGTGAATGGGCGTTTCCTGTTTGGCCATCGGCAATCAATATAAATGGTTCACCTGTTACTCCATACATATTTGATGATAGAATTAATGACGATGATGTTGCAAATTCAATTTATAAAGTTTATACTTTATCACATAAAGAACGAAAAGAGATTGGATTAAAGGGTAGAGAATTTGCAATTAATAATTTATCATCAAAAATTATGTGTGATTCAATGGTTAAGGGTATTGAAGGAGCATTAGAAAATTATAAACCTAAAAAAAGATTTAATTTACATAAAGTAATATGAGTAAACCAGTAGTATTATATAGAGGACCAGTTAAGACGAGGAGTGGTTATGGTGCACATTCGAGAGATTTGTTATGGGCGTTAAGAGAAATGAATTTGTTTGACATTAAAATTGATAGTTGTGCATGGGGAGCAACCCCATTAACGGCCTTAGATATGAATAATGAATTTCATCAATGGATTGAAAATAATATCGTCACCCAAATGGATAATGTACCTGAAATTTATATTCAAGTTACCGTACCAAATGAATTCAGAAAATTAGGTAAATTTAATATCGGTATAACCGCTGGTATTGAAACAACGGTTGCACCAAAAGAATGGATTGATGGTTGTAACATAATGGATATGGTAATTGCAACCTCCAATTTTTCAAGAGATGTTTTAATTTCAACAGTGTATAATGAAAATGAAAAGAATACAGGTAGATTAATTAAACAACATAGAATTGAAACTCCGATTAAAGTATTATTCGAAGGTGTTGATACTGATATATACAATAATGTTTATAAGGGTATTGATATTGACATTAAAGAAGAATTCGCATTTTTATTTGTTGGTCATTGGTTGAAGGGAAACATAGGTCAAGATAGAAAAGATGTTGGAATGTTAATTAAATGTTTTTCAGATGCATTTGCGGGTAGTGAGGATATGCCAGCGTTGGTATTAAAAACATCATCCGCATCTTTTTCAGTAAAAGAACGTGAATCATTGATTAAAAGAATTGAATCAATTGTTGGAGATAAAACTAATAAACCACCAATTTATTTATTGTTTGGTGATTTAAGTGATGAAGAGATGAATGAACTTTATAATCATCCGAAAATCAAAGCAATGGTTTCAATCACAAAGGGTGAAGGTTTTGGTAGACCCTTACTTGAATTTACAATGACAGGTAAACCTGTATTAGCATCCAATTGGTCGGGACATAAAGATTTTTTAACTGCCGATAATTCAATCATGATTGGTGGTAAGTTAACTGATGTTGATAATAGTGCAATTGATAATTTCATAATTAAAGGTTCAAAATGGTTTACCGCAAACTATGATGAAGTTGCTAGTGTTATGAAATACGTGAAAAAGGATTATGATAAATTATTGGAAAAATCAGAATCGTTAAGAATTACTAATAGTGAGAACTTCACATTAAATAAAATGAAAGAAGTATTCCAATCTTATTTAGAACCACATTCAAAAATACCCGAACAAACAAAATTAGTTTTACCTAAATTAAATAAAATTAAATAAAATGGCAAGAAAAAAGAAACCTCAAGTTGATCCTGATGTGATATCTGAAATGATAGATGTGATTCAAGAATTTAATCCATGTGAGTGGGTTGTTCAATTTGACAATGATGAACCGGTTGTATTCACAGATAATATCGAAAATACAACAAATAAACAGGTGGTAATCACATTAGGGAATAATAGTACTTCATTTATAAAATTTACTGACCCTAACACAGGTAAATTTTTTAAATTATACGCGAGACAAAAACAAGTGTAATGAACTTTAAGTTTTTTCAAAAAGAAGAAAATAGATTTCTACGTTTAGAACCAATACAACAATTAACATTAACACGCCCATCTTTTACACCTGAGAATGTTGACTTTTGTTTTCAGTTTGGTGATGATGAACCGATTGTATTTGCAACGGGACCTAATGAATGTAGTATTCGTTTAAGTCCAACGAGTAATGCGGAAATGACATTCAACGATAATGGTAAAGTGTTTAAATTATTTGCAAGAGAAAGAGTATGATGAAAAAATTTAAATTTTTTGAAGGGTTTGTTCAAAATACATTTGTTTTCAATAATATGAATCGTAATGTTATTGATGCCGAAGAAGAGTTAACAAGAGTAATGTCTAGACAAATTTCAGATGAGCTTGATGTTCAAGTTGTTAGAGAATTAACAAGAAGAATAAATGGTGGTGAATTAAATCTACAAGAACGTTTAGATTATTTTGAACGTTGGTTAGATATGGGAGGAGGACAAAGAGCATGAGATGTGAAAGACATAGTTGGGACACCGATGATAGAGAATGGTGTTGGAGATGTGAAGAATTAACATTAGAAGAAAATAAAAAAAAGTATGAAGATAAGTTACGCAATAACAGTTTGCAACGAATTGGAGGAGATAAAGAAATTAGTTCCGTTCATTCTGAAATACAAGAGACCGATTGATGAAATTGTAATTTTATATGACGAGAAAAATGGTAATAAGGATGTATTAGATTTCTTATTACCATTCAATAAATTACCGAATGTACAAACATGGAGGTGTTTTGATTGGAATAATAACTTTGCCGATTGGAAAAATATATTAAACGGTTATTGTACGGGTGATTACATTTATCAAATTGATGCAGATGAAATGATTAGTCAATACATGGTTGAAAATTTACACCTCATCCTCGAAATGAATCCCAATGTTGATTTAATTTTTGTTCCGAGAATTAATACAGTAAATGGTTTAACTCAAGAACATATTGATAAGTGGAGATGGTCTGTGAATGAAAAGGGATGGGTTAATTTTCCTGATAGACAAGGTAGAATTTATAAGAAACATCTCAAATGGTATAGTAGAGTTCACGAAAGAATAATCGGAGGTAGTAAATTTGCATCACTCCCTAATGATGAAGAATATTGTATTCAACATCATAAAGAAATTGAACGACAAGAACGTCAAAATAATTTTTACAATAGTATATGAATATAAGTTTTGTATTAGCGGTTTATAATAGATTGGAATTAACAAAAGAATGTTACACAAGATTACGTAACATATATCCCGAAGCACCATTTGTTATTAGTAGTGGTGGATCTGACGATGGAACAAAAGAATGGTTACAGTCTTTAGATGATGATTTTTTATCTTACATTCATGATGATGATAGATTAACCTTCTCAGATAACTACAACTCAGGAATCAAATTGGTTGATACTGAAAAATTAGTTTTAATCCACAATGACATGATTATTGGTGAAGGATTTTTAGAATCGATTGAGAGATTGTTGGAACCTGATATGTTATTGTCATATACCACTATTGAACCTCCGATATTTGCAGGTCATAAAAGACCAGGTAAAGTTCTTATGGATTTAGGGACTACGTTTGTTGATTTCGATGATTATAATTTTAATAACTATGTTCAACAACATAAGAACGGTAACAACTTGTATTCGGGCGCAGTGTTCTTTATGAGTGGTTATAAGAAGATGTTCGAAGAGGTTGGAATGTTCGATGGTTATAGTTTCTTTCCGTGTTTCTCAGAAGACGACGACTTTCTACTTCGAGCAAAATTAAAAGGTTATAGATTAATGACTTGTGATTCTGCAATTACATATCACTTTGTTTCTCAAACATCGAGATTCAGTAATGATATGAAAGACAGAAGACTTTTGATTGAGATGAATTCGAATAGAAACTTTATTAGGAAGTGGGGAATACCTATGAAATCATTTCAAGAAATTAGATATTGGGAGGATCAAGAATTTAAGTACAACACATTTAACATGGGTTTAGTTACTCGAAATAAAAATAGATTGATTCAGGTTGAACCATTCTTTGATAAAATTGAAATTGGTGAAATACCTGAGGACTATATCAGTAGTGAACAATCTAATACGAATTACGATTTAAGAAGTAAGTTCACGTTTATTGATACGTGTGATGTGTTAATTTACGAGATTAAGGAATTTACCGACCAAGACATCTATACACTATTCACATTAAGATTATCAATACCACAATACGAACCAGGTGAGTATGAAATGGGTAATATGAAAATTGTTATTAAAAAGGATTTTCAGACTCCGAAGGCGTAGTTTCCAATATGTTTAATGTCTTTACTTAACACAGTATCGATATAAACATCATAACCCAATTTTCTTAGTTTAGCTAATAGATTAAAGTCTTCTCCATACCAATCTTGACTATCTTCTTTAAAGGTAAATTCGAAGTAAGGTTTTGTCAATGCGGCAAACACATTTGTTTTCATTAACATACAACCCATACCAACACCTTCGACTTTAATGAGTCCGTCTACCTTATCTAACGGAACCCACGATTCCCAATCCGTTACGTCCGTATATGCAACCGTTTTATCTCCTTTGGTACGTTTCATATAGTTACATGCTATGATGTCCTTATTGTGTTCTAAAAGACGTAATGCGGTGGTTGATGGGAACATCATATCACTATCTAACCATAGTACATAATCGGCCCTTACTTCTTTAGCTTTTTCAATTAATTTCTCTCTTTGATTTAAAAGAATAGTACTCGAATCGAAGAACAAATAAGTGTCTATACCTATTTCAGAAGTTGTCTTCATTAGTTGAGCCAAACAATATGAAAAGTGTGAATGTACCATGTCTCTAGTTGGTACTAATATTGCTAATTTACAAGTCTTTCCGTCCCAAATGGAACTGTTATAGAATGATTTACTCATAGTCCTGGTATTTCGTTTGAAATGATTTCTGATTGATGTGTGACCTCCCTACCTAATTTGACCATCTCCTCAATTCGTTTCATAACTAATTGATAGTCTTTGATGGGTAGGTTACTGATTATTGTGAATGTACCTCTTGAAAAGGTATTGGTTAGTAATATGTCTATTGCAGCAATTCTTGCCCATTTTTCAATGAGTGCCCATCTTGATATTGCTTCGTCATTATTTAGGATACCTTTTAAAGTATCCTCATTATATTGACCGTATATTTCTAATAAGATTTTTAATTCTTCTCTTTTAGATTTCGAGAAGATAGATGTGATTTTTAACCACTTAATACGTTTAACGAATTGGATTAGTTTCTCTTTGTCGAAACCAATACCATTCCATTTGATGTAATATAACTCGTATTTACTTGGAAAATTTTTATAATTAATATCCATAATATGATATTAATATAAGTAAAAAAATTGAAAATGTAAAATTAATATGTGAATGAAGATGACATACCACCGAATGTTGATGATTCTAACGTGGTACCTGAAGCGGCAATATTCGAATTTTGTGCTACTGAACCTGATAATTTAGAACGGTTAACACCTAAAGTTGAGTTTAAACCAACGTTTGTTGTTGCCAATCCCATTGCTCCCGCAATTCTACCCATACTTATTTCAGATCCTGTTGCTGGTATAACACTAACTAAAGCCATTTTTATTTAAATTATATTTTTATAAATACCCACCATATCTTTTTATCAACATGGTGGGATTTTATATTACTTATTTTATTTTAGCCTCAAGTGCCTCAACTCTTGCTAATAATTCTTTATTCGTTTGGATTAATAATGCTACTAATTTTTCATATTTAACAGCTTTATAACCATTGTCTCTTGTTGTTACAACTTCAGGTAAAACTTTTTCAATTTCTTGTGCTATAACCCCAATGTCATGCCCTTCATTTTCATGAATACCTTCCATCGGAATCCAATCAAAATAGTAACCGTTTACTTGTTTTAATATATCTAAAGAATTCGGTATTGTCAATACATTTTCCTTTAATCTTTCGTCAGATGAGAAATAAGCCACAACGTCGTTAGTCGCTCTGATAAGACCCGCTGTTGGACCTGCAGCCGTTCCAACACCTAAAGCGTTGAATTGAACGTTTGACGATGTTGCAACCGCTTGACCGATTGAGAAGGTTACTGCTCCTGTTCCAGCACTTACAGATACACCCGTACCAGCAACTGCTGATGTAACACCCGCATTGGTTAATGTTACTGATGAACCTAAAGCAACTGCTCCACCACCGCTCATACCAGTTCCTGCGGTTACAGTAACTGATGAGTTAGTTAATGAACTATTTGCAATATTACTTAATGTGTTAGAAGCTCCACTAATTGTTTTATTTGTTAATGTTTGATTCGCACTAATTAAATCTATTTCAATTTCACTACCTAATGGACCCGCAATCCATCTATCGGTTGTTGTGTTCCATAATAACGAACCCGAAACAAGTGTTGATGCGGTAGCGTCTCTTACAACTAAACCACCATTTGCTGCACCTGTACCATTAAGTTGGATTATATTATCAGATATATTAACTGTGGTTGAATTGACAGTAGTTGTTGTACCATTAACGGTTAAGTTTCCTCCAATTGTAACAGTTGTACCGTCATCAGTTATTGATGAGTTACCTACTGTTGATGCTGATGTAAATTTAACTAATGTATTGTTAGTACCTGAAACACTTACTGAAGTTCCTGAAGAACCTGAACTACCACTAGTTCCTGAAGATCCACTTGATCCGTTAGAACCTGATGAACCGGATGTTCCTGAAGATCCACTTGATCCGTTAGAACCTGATGAACCACTAGTTCCTGAAGAACCACTAGATCCTGAAGTACCAGCAGTTCCACTTGACCCACTTGATCCGTTAGAACCAGAAGAACCAGATGTTCCTGAAGAACCACTAGAACCTGAAGTACCAGCTGTTCCACTTGATCCGCTAGAACCTGAAGTACCAGCTGTTCCACTTGATCCGCTAGAACCTGAAGTACCAGCTGTTCCACTTGATCCACTAGAACCTGATGTTCCTGATGAACCACTAGAACCTGAAGTACCTGACGTTGCTGCTGCGTATGATGTTCCGTTTATATTTAAACTTGTTACTTTTAATGAACCTGTAACTTCTGTATTTGTACTAATTCTAACAGTTGTACCATCGTCAGTAATATTACTATCACCAAGATGTTCTTGACCTAAAGATTTTATTACTTTATTAAGTGTTGGTAAAGTCTCACCACCTAAGTTATTATATGTTTGAGCACCTACTAAGACTACAGATGATGTTACAGTTGATTGATTTGTGTGAACGTAAACAAACTGATTGTTTAGTGAATCAAATAACATTGAACCTGAAACACTCGGTGATGAACCACTATCAATTACCGATAAACCCGCAAATCTTACTGATGGGGACGATGCGTTTACTGTTATTATATTGTCAGCAACTCTTAATTGTGATGCCGTTGTGTAAGTTATTGATGAAGAACCTAAAACTGTTAAGTTTTGAGTAATTGTCAATGAACCTGTAATTTGTTGACTACCGTTTACTTTTAATGTTGACCCATCAAATGTTAAATTAGCTTCCGCAGTTGCATTTGGTGCTGAACCATTTAATGTTAATAACGCATTATCTGTTGTTCCCGCAATTGTAACAGTTCCCGATGAACCTGATGTTCCAGCAGTACCTGAACTACCTGATGAACCACTTGTACCAGCGGTTCCTGAAGAACCTGATGTTCCACTTGATCCACTTGAACCAGATGTTCCACTTGAACCACTAGAACCTGAAGATCCACTTGTTCCTGATGAACCACTAGAACCTGAAGTACCAGCAGTTCCACTAGAACCACTTGATCCGTTAGAACCTGAAGATCCACTTGTTCCTGATGAACCACTAGAACCTGAAGTACCAGCAGTTCCACTAGAACCTGAACTTCCTGCAGTTCCCGAACTTCCAGATGTACCTGAAGTTTGTGAAGTGTACGATTGTCCGTTTAATTTTAAATCCCCTAAGATATTTACGGAACCAGTAAAATTATGGTAATCTAATGAATCGTTACCAAAAGTATTTGAACCACTCAATGTAGATTCTGTTACATAATAAACAGATGAACTTACAATGTATTGTTGAGCGGTTAAATCACCTCTAACAACTACGTTCCCATTTACTGTTTGGTTTCCGTAGAAGGTGTTGGAACCCGTTGTGGCTCCTCCACCAACAGAACCTTCGATGTTGGCTCTTAATGTGCCGGTTACTGTTAAATCTCCTGTTATTCTTGCGGAACCTGATACTATCAGGGAACCGGTTACGACTGGATCAAATATGTTCATATCTTATAAAGTATTATACTTACATAAATACTACAAGAAATTTATTTTGACCAAAAAAAATCAAAATAATAATAAATTAATTTGATTTATAACATTTTCACTTGTTATATTTTTACTACATTCAAATTGTCTATCGGTTCCCTTATGTTCAGGACACCAATTCCAGTCGCCAGCATCAAACTTATGTTTAGACCAACACCCATGACAAACATCCTTATTTATTATACGAATGACACCACCTTCTAATGGTTCTAAATCAACATCGGTAAATCCAGATATGATTACGGTTGGTATATTACATGCCCAAGACAACCAACTTAATCCACTACTAATTCCAATAAAGAATTCAGATTCTTGTAATAACTCAATCAAATCGTTTAAACTACCTTTTGGATTTCTAACAACTCCTTTAGGTTGGAAGTTACCCATATACCCGTCTTCTTCGGCAGAAATCAATCTAACTTCATAACCTTTGTCAATTAAATAATCAACAACTTCCTGCCAACCTGTCGGATTGTTCCAATATTTAGCTTGAGATGTGGAGTGAATAGCAATACAAACCCTTTTTTGTTTTTTCTTACTAATCTTTTTTAATTTTGGTTTTCTTTCCACATAATCTAACCCCAAAATATCAGAAGCCACCTTTAATAATGGTTCTTTCATTGGGTTGGTCGGATGATATGACATATCAATGTGACGATTTGGACCATCTCCTTTATAGAATATACCTAATCTGTAGAGTGCGGTAATTCCCGTGACGTTACTTCCTGGTTCTACAAATTGAATATCGGGATATTGAGCCTTAAACAGATGGTTATGGAACGTTGAACAAACAACCTGAGCTTCCTTATCAATTTTAAACTTCTCAACATAAGGCATAAAAGCCAACGTATCTCCTAAGGACTTACTTTCAAAACTAATTAGAATTTTATTTCCTTTCGGTTGGATTAAATGTTCTAAGTAGAAATCATTATCAATTCCTTTTATTATTATTTTCCAATCAACATAATATTTTATAGAACATTTAGTCCAATGATTACTCTTCAAATCCAATTCATACATTACCTTATTGTTTAAGGTGTCTATAAATTGAACGTGGTATAACGAATCAACCGATTCTTTAATTTCTACGAATGGTCCGTCAATGTTATGTATATTTATTTTTCTGTCTGAAACTTGATTTGTAAAATTTACACTATTCTTTCTTCTAAACTCACCAATATTATCTTTTAGGTATTCATTAAAAATTTCAACACCTTGGTAATATATTTTAACTCTATCTCCTTTCCTATATGTTCCAATCTTTTCTAATGAATATTGTCCTTTGATTATATTATAGAATGATTTATGTTTACCATAGTTTACTTCAACCAAATAATCACTATCTGCTGGTTTTTCGTGGAAACCTGAAATAAAATGAACATAAAGGTTTTTATTAATGTCGGCGACTAAATAAATTTGGAATCTTGCACCATTTCTATCCATACCATCTCTATTCCACACTGCTTGTGTATTTAGTTCATTGTTATTTGCAATGTACTTTGAGATTTCAATGTTATTTGTTACCTCTTTTAGATGTTGTAGGAACACTCTTTCTAACTGCCAACCTTTTGGTCTGTTAGTAAAATATTCTCTCTTCGATTTAACTTTATCAATTACTTGAACTGCAACGTCGGTTTTAATTGAGAAGATAAATGTTGCACAATATTCTGCAAAGTGAGTATCTTTTGACGAACCTTCATTGTATTCGTACAATACGGCGTCATGATTTCTACTATATTCTAAGAAAGCTTGTCTATATTGTGTTGGGTCGGGTAAGTTATCATACTCAAAGAAGTGAATATATTTTTTTCCTAATGTCTTTGCGAAATTAAACGCATTTCTCATAGTACACCAAATGGCGTAATCATGATGAAACTCCATCTTATTATCCGTTCTCCAATTTCCAATACTTGTCCATCGTCCACTTGAAACTCCGTAAGCCTCAAACTCATGTTCCATTAATAAATCATTATTCTTATCGAAAAGATAGTAATCAACCATCTTTTGTATTTCAGGTTTGACCGCATAATGACCTGTAAGTAAGATTGGAATGTTAAACTCTTTTAAAATTTTAATTAAACCAATTAAATCGTTTTCTTTACTTTTAGTGTCTGTCCAACAATCTATAATAAAAATATCGTCGTCAAAAATCATATATTGTATTTTAAATAATCCTTACCATTTTTTATTCCTGTAAAATATAAATCACAACTTTCAGAGTTGTAACCAAATACACCATCAGGGAATGTACTTTTAAATCCATCGATAATCATTACATCTTCCGCCACTAAATTTTTATAATAATCAGCCCATTCATCTTTCTCCATCAGTAGAGGTGCGGCCCAACTACCATCACTCTTTCTTGTTCCGTGTTCGGCCCTTCCCGTAGATGCACAAGTAAAAAGAAACATTCCACCAGATTTTAACATTCTCATCACATTTGTGATTGTTTTCTCATAATGCATGTCATGTTCAAATACTTCGGTCGATATGATTGTGTCGAAGTGGTTGTCAGGACCCTCAAATTCGTGTCCAACACAAACCAAATCAACGTTACGACCTTCACCCACATCGATACCCAAATAATCGCAATCTTCAAACAAATAACGATTTGAACCATTGATGTCTAATGACCCGATGTCTAAGACTTTTTTATTTTTAAAATATTGTGGGTATTTTTCTTTAACCGATTCACAATATTTTATCTGATTTAAATGTGCCATTATCTTTTTGTTACTATTATAATTCCATTTAGGAAATTTATGGATTCAATGTCCGTTCTACAATCTGGTTGAACTTTGTTTGAGTATGGTATTAGTTTATCTTCTCGTCTGTCCCAAACCGCATCTATATCATCTAAATTCTCAATACCTCTAAAATTTATATCATCGGATAATTTCTTGAAATATTCTACCATACTCCTTGGGTCATTTAATCCTCCACCAAACCAAGGAAAATATGAAGTAGCAACATCTTCAATTACATAAACGCCTCCTGATTTAACTGAACCAAATAAATGTTCGAACGAATAGATTACGTGTTCGTTCATATGTGAACCATCATCTAAAATCATATCGAATGGTCCATACTGTTGCCAAGTTCTTGATAAAAAGGCACCATCATCCTGTGAACCAATTTCAACCGATATTCTTGGTTCTTCATATTTTTTACAATCGGGATTAATATCGATACCTAATATGGTAGACCTATAGAAGTATTCTTTCCACGTTAATAATGACTTACCATCCAATACACCGATTTCAAGTATATTCAGTTTATCGTATCTTTCAAAGGGTAGGTATTTTGCATACTTATCACAATAATTGTGTGTTTCAGAACTTTTATCCGTTCCGTATTTTTTTGCTAAATCATTTAATGTACTCATCTTGTAAAATATAACATTTGTAACTCATTATTTGAACCCATAAATAAAAGATATGAATTGAATCCTAAACTATTCATACGATTTATTAAACTCTCCCTTAATTCCTCATTGAAATTTAAATGTCCGTGGTGGTATTCCATTGCGATGCTTTTTACTTTCATCAAATTCTCGTTTGATATTCCAGCAAACGCATGGTGTTCAGCTCCTTCAATGTCTACTTTAAGAAAATCAATCCTATCGATTAAACCTGTTTCAAATAGATAATCCAATGTATATGTTCTAACAGGATATGTTACTCCGTCGCCAGAACCAAGTAAGGTTGACCCACCTAAGTGATCTGTTTGATATAATGTAAATTCACCTATAGTGTCAGCTATTGCGGCATTAAATAAAATTGAACGGGAATCCGCGTTTAACGATAGCAATTTAAAGTATCTTTTATCGGGTTCAAATGAGATTACTTTACTTGCACCTTGACTATATGCCCATCTATTAAAGATTCCCACATTACCACCTAAGTCAACAACAATATCACCTTCATTTATTGTTCTTTCTCTATCCTTATAATAATCCATCAAATTGAATATTTCATGATAGATTGCTCTGAACCAACCGAACTTGTCTGCAACTTCTATAGTTCCCCCTTCATATCCTTTGATGTCACCTAAATTTTCAACTTTATAAATGTCTGTATAGAAATATTCGGATTTATGAAATGATTTGTCTCGTTTCATTTTAATGAAGTCAATCATTTTATCAGATATTTCTGCATTCTTATTACCGTGAAAGTAGATGATTTTAGATTTATCTTTTGGTATAAATTGATAACCAAATATTCTATTGAAATTTTGTGGACCCTCCTCGTTCCAAAACTTATAGAAGTGATGTAACATTTCATTAGTGTTACCTAAATCGCCATCGTAACCTGAGGTATCAAAGTTTGATAGTGGTAAGAACTTATTACATCCATGTTTCCACCTCATCGCATTATCAATACCCTCATCATTCCAAAGATATAAACGCTTATAATCATTGGGATTGTCTCTAATTACTTTAGTGTAATGATCAAGGATTTCACTAAACCATCCTTTACAATTTGAGTTATAAATGTAAAAACAAATATGTGCGTAAGGGTTTCTTTTATTTATTTTCCATTCATTCGCCAATTGCTCGTTGAATAATTGTGAATCCTTACCATTGTTGTACATTCCAAAAAATTCTGTTTGAACGTGAATATCAGGAATTGGATATGTTGTTAATTGTGAGAAATATTCTTTTACATTATCAATGTTATGGTTAACAACAACGTCACCATCAATCCAAACAAAGTTTTCGAATCCTTCATTTAATGATTCTAAACACGCATGTTGTTTCCAATACCATTTATCGTGTTCTGATATTTTAGGTGGATTGATTGTTTTTCTAATCACATTCGGATAATCAAATGGAACTTCACAATCAATACCATAAACAATAATCTTATTATTTGAAAACTCAGATAATGATTGAACGAGTTTCTCAATCACTGGCATGTATTGTAAATTACCCGTGGTTACAAATGCAAATGGTTTGTTATGTCTTTCTAATATCTCACTAGCACCTTTAGCGATTGTATCCCAATTAAAATCTTTATGAATTCTTTTAGCGTCCGCTTTTGAATCAATCCACATAGCGGTATTGTAGTCATAGGCTTGACGTAATTTAAATTTTAAATCGCCCCAATCAGGTTCACAATAGTCACCAGGAAAATCTTTATGTTCATGATTAGCAGGTGTTAATCCTTTTATTGATACTGGAATACCTTTATCTAAGGTAAATTGTAATTGTCCACCCCAATTAGAGTAAATTGATGGTGTTCCACAAGCCATCGCCTCAATCAATGGTAAGTTCCAACCTTCACTTCTTGCACATGACACAAAAACGTGAGCTTCTTGTAGATACTTAACATATTCTTTCCTTGATGGAAAATTAATGAATTTAATGTTCTTCGTATCAATACCATAATGTTTAATTCTTTCCTCGGTAGTCCTCAAACCATCAGAAGGAAATGGGTTCTCCACCGACGCAATTAACTCAACATCTTCAACATCTTGGAATACTTCACCAAATGCTTTTAATATTTCTGTCGTACCTTTTCTCCATTCCCATCTTCCGAACATCACAAATCTAGTTTTCTTTCTCTTTGGGAATTTATTTAGAGGTTTAAATGTTTCAACATCTACACCCTCAGGTACGATGAAAACTTTTTCTTTTGGATAACCTTGTTCAATTATACAATCATACTGCCATTGAGTTGGTACCCACATTTCATCAAACGTAAGTAGTCTATTGAAGAACTCTTCACTGAATCTTGTTGATTCCCAAACACAATATGCAATTTTATATCCCTCGTAATTGTCATAATAATAATTGTTATTATTTTCCATTAAGACAATGTGAACGTCGGGTTTAAAATTTGGGTCGTACCCATAAATTGGATAATCAGTTCTTGAATTATCACTATTGACTAGAGTTTGTTGATATAACATCTCTTTCATTTCATCAGTGATATACGATTCTCCGTCGTGAGGGGTTTTACTGTACCCTGACCAACTACCGCCGATGGTCATGTTTCTAACCTTTACTTGATGGTACTTATTAAGTGCGGTAAAGAAGGAACGAGCATGGTTTGCGTAACCAGTGTTACCTATGAATGGTGCGTGTGCTAGTATTTTCATTAAACATAATATAATAAAAATACCTTAAAAAATCAACTTTGGGATTTGATTTATTTATAATAATTTTTTACAGTCCATTAAAGAATATAGGTAATGTGCAAAATCTAAATGTCCTTGAAAGGAGAAGTGACCGTCATCTATTTTACGATTAGTGTGGTCTTTGATTTTGGTAAATGTGTTATATATTTTACTGTCATCCTCTAATGACCATTTGTAAAAAAACCGTAATTTTTTATCTTTATTAAGTCTATCACCAATAAATTTAAACCTCTTTTTGTGTCTTTCTTTGTAAAATTTATGATTCGAAAAATGATATTGAAAATTAATCACTGCCTCAATTTTTTCTTTTTCTTGACTATCGTTACCATCTCCAACGATTTTCATCACATTTTCATATGTTGATAATACATTACGGGTATTGTCGTCAAATGGAACTTCAATCCTACCATGTAATGTCATGTTTACAATTACAACATCCCCTTCGTTTATTTCATCATATTTTTCAATTATGGAATCAAAAATATAATCATTAGACGCTCCATTCCTACCAAAATTTTTAACCTCGTAATTTAATAATTTACCTAAATGATTTGGCCAAATATCGTCACCTTCTTTTTTGTATGGTAGATATTCCTCTTTAGTGTCCGACACACATAATTCATTACATCCGTGTCCGAATGTCATTGAATCTCCAAATGTCCATAATATGTTTTTCATATTAAACTTCTATCAAATTTTTTAAGTATATATCTGTTTTTAATATGAAGTATTTTATTAAATAAATCAATATTAAATGTAATGTTTAAATAATTACACATATCGATAATTTCTTGTGATGGGTAATCTAAAAATATATCCTCATAATAGTAAACGCGTTTATTTAGTGTAATTTCATCAAATATTAAATTCCACTCATTAATTTTCGTCTCCGCAATGAAATTACTCTGTTCTTTACTATTCATCAATCTATGAAAATCGGAAAATGATTTTTTAATATTTTCGATGTTTTTTCTTTTTATGTAAATAACTTTATCAAATTCTTGTACAATCCTAAACGAATGTTCAGTTAAAGTTTCACCATTTTTTAATATTATGGGATCATGTTCTTCATCGGTTAACACTGACTTTACAATACATTCATCTCCCCATTCAACATCAGTCACTCTTTTAAATGGTTCATATTTTACAACATAATTTTTAGGTAAGGACTCGACCAAAAAATCAAATAGACTACTTGTTCCACATCTTGGTAAACCAAAAATTAAAATTTTCATTATATTAAATTTCTGTTTTTTATAAAATTACCAATTATGTTTTTTTCAGCAATATGACATACCCCGTTATAGTTTAAATTTTCAAATGACGGATTTTCTTCATACAGGTAATTTATATTATCAAAATATAAATTTAAATATTGTTGATTTAATGTAATTGGTGGAACATCATTATATCTTTTAATAAAGAAATCGTAATTTAAATCAATAATGTTCAATACTTCAGAATACGTTTTATTAATGGTCGTATAATCATTAGTTGCAATTATGCAGGTATTGTTTAACTCATTAAACTCTAATGGTGTGTTTGAGTATCGTTTATATATTTCGGTAAAATTATCTGTTTGAATTTTAGTTAATGGGTGTTTGTAACCAAGATTTAATCTATCCCCATTTATAATATTTTTTAACTTACTAAAATCGTTAACCACTAAATCATTATCTAAATGTATAAATGGAAAATCAATCTCCGATAAAACTTTCAATTTTGGATATGACCACAACGTATTTTGTTTGTATCTCTCATCTGTTTGAAATTCAACCCAATTGTATTTCAAACCAGTGTTCTTAAAATAATCGTCGTCGGAATATATGAACGGAATTATGCTTTGGTCATTTAATTTTTCAATTGAATAACTCAAATAGATTTCAGTAACTTCTTTTAGTCTGATTGGTAAATATGTAAAAACTACGTCCATTAAATTAAAGATTTTTTAATAGTAAAATCAGTTTTTAGTTCCTTGTCAATTATTATATCCAATAATGAATTTTCATTTTCAATTTTATACATAATCTTACTGTGCACTAAATCTGACCACTCTTTACATAGTTTATAATTTTCGTCGAAGTTCACTAAAAATTTATCTACGAATTGTGCGAATAATTTACCGTTGGATCTACACTTTTTAGATTCCTCGTAAAACGGGTGAGATGGAACATCTAACATCTTCTCGACTATTAGTAATGGGTAGTTATGAGTTGATATGAATGGGATACCCGATAACAACAACCCAAATGTTTTTTCCGATAGATATTGTGACATAAATTCCGTTGCACCCCATGACCAACTTTCACATAATATTTGCATTTTGGCTTTTGGTAACACCCTAAAAAATACGTCCATGTACCCACTATGATTCGGTATGTAACTTATGTCATCAAAATCGGTATTACCATAGATTGAATTTGTTTTTATGTGTGATATTTTTTGTGAATGTTCTATATAATCTGGGTTTTTTAATGCATCACTATGTTGTAGAAATAGTTTATCATTATTTAATTTACTTAACTCATTTATAATATTGACTCTATTGATTTTATGATTTTTTATACTGTACATTAAATCGTAATCGAAATGTAATCTATCGTAAACTTGTTTAAATTCGTAATACCATCGTATACCCCAATTATGGTTCCATTGGAATATTGTGTTGGTTAACACGTAATAAAAATTTGGGTATAGTGATTTTATTGAGTCGTTTAAAAAAATATTGTCGGTGATAATATGGTGATTCTTTAATTTATCAATCAAAGACTCAATCTCAATCCAATTATTGTCAATATAATTAACGTCACTTGTTTGCAATATCTTTTCAGTTCTCAAATATGTTATTATCCATTTTTGATTTGTAGGGCAGTCCTTTAAAAGGTTAATGAAGATTTTAAAAACTTGTTGGACTTCTCTTTCCATATAATCTCGGTCAGGTAAAATGTGTCCTATTTTCGGGTCGGAGTCTCCATAAAAAAAAGATGTGAAATAATCCAATATGTGATATCCATCATCTTCAAAAGTAATTTCTTTTTTGAATACAAATTCAATATCAACATTTCTATACTTACATATGATATTTCCTTCATCACTATCAATAAAATATTGTCTATCGATAGTATTGTGACCTATCGTATATAATAGATGTTCTTGATATGGGTGATGAATATATATTTTCACTAACGTATGTTTAGTGTTTATTGGTCTATTATTTTCTATTTATAGAATTTTTAATTAAATAAGATGGGAAATTTTTTACAATAAATTCGTGTAATTTTTGTGCATATTCTTGGTTATGTTTTGGACCAGGGTGATTCCCATCAACTCCCTTATCAATATATGTACCATACCCACCATCAAATCTATTAAATTCTTCGTAGTCTTTTGTTACACAAAAATTTCCATTCCATAACCAATTACATTTTTTAGATTCTAAAAATAGTCTAATTAATTGATGATTTTTATACCAATTAATAAAATCTTCACTATCATTTTGTAATTCAGTTAATTTACTCTGTATTTTTTTACCATCTTCAGTTTCTTCCATGTATCCCCAAGATTGGGTCGGTATAAATGGTTCAATTCCCGCGTTTTCGGTATAAAATTCTCTTCTAATTGGTGATGTGTACATTATTAATACTAAATCAGGATTTAATAAATCATAAAAAGTCATTAATGATCTACTAATGTAATCATTACTTCTTCCTGAAATACCTAAATTTAAATCAACACCGTCTCGTAATAATTTTGAAAATTGAGATGACCATGTTTCATCATTGTTCACCCCAACTCCTTCAGTTAGTGAACATCCTATCGACATGACCTTAAATCCATTTTTAGATATTTCGTCACCCCTAAACCCCAATGAATTATATGTATATTCACACAAACCGGTATTGTCACTTCCGCATGTTTTATGTGTTTTATTGGACCTTTCATTTAATGGCCACTTGTAAGAAGATATTTCAAATCCGTCTGACGTCCAATATTTTAATGGTTTCATATTAAATTATTTAGATTCATTTTTATTAAATAATATATTTTCTTTAATAACCATGTTAATTTAATTAAACTAATGTTTTGTTTATTTTTCTTTCGTCAAATTTCATATAAAGATTATCATACTTCTTTTTAAAATTATCATCAATTTGAATTACAGAATTAAAATGTTTACTTGAATTGATTTTTTCCATTTTAAAATCTTTATTTAGTTTTTTTGATACCCAATTTTCCAATTCTACTAAGTTGTCAATATCAAACCAAATAATGTTTGGGTCGTTATTTGTAAGTTCGATTATTGGAGTAAATAATATATCTAACATGTTAATAGTGTAGGACTCCTCAATTGAAATGCCCAACTTAGTTAAAAATTTAATAATTACACTATATCTATTTTCCAAATTATAAATGTCGTTTGATACGATATCATCAAATATATCGTTAGTTGTTAATTTTGAAAAAATGTTTGCAATCTCAAATTTTTCAATTCTATGTAATTCATCTATAATATGTTTCCATAAAGATAAAAATCTACTATACTTGTCTCGTCTTATTGAGATGATATCATTACCGACACCGAATTTTTCTTGTAATTTATATAATGATTCGTGCGGGTGTACTAAAATATCGGCTAATTCTTCGTTACTCAATTTTTCCCATTCACTTATGTTAATCAATTGATTATCTAAGTTTGAATTAATATGTTCTATTGGTATTTTGTTTTTAAGACATGTAATCATAAAAGATGTGGATGCACATCTTGGTAAACTAATGAAAATAAATTTTTTATCTACTAACATTCTTAAATTAATGTAGGTTTGGAATATAACTTTTTATATAAAAGTTCGCTAAATGCTTTGTGACCATTAAAACTAAAATGATAATCTTTTATTTTACCATTTGTGTGTTGACCTATAGTTTCAACCTTACCGTATGAAAAATCTAAGACATCCCACATCAATATTTTATTGACTTTATCCTTTAATATGGTTTCAATGAATGTAAATCTTTTGTCTTGTCTTTCTTTAAATAAAGAATTACCCGAAAATAAAACTGCATAATTTAATATGGTTTCAATTTCTAATTTATCTTTATGATATTTGTTATTTTCTAAATCGATAGAAAGAAAATAAAGTTCTTCAGCGTATTGTGTGTGAAATCCATCACTATTTAATTTGGGCACATCAAATCTTTGATAAAAGGTTTTTTCAATTATTACAATATCATCTGATTCCATCATATTAAAATTATCGATAACAGAATCTAAAATGTAATCATTACTAGCACCGCTTTTCCCCAAATTTTTTACATTATATCCAATTTTTTTACCTAATATGTTGGGCCATATATCACTATCAGATTCTTTATATTCATTGTAATATTTAAAATTGCCATCCCTAATTCCGAGAGTTTCTACACACCCGTCTCCAGCGGTAAACGAATCTCCGAATGTCCATATAGTTGCCATGTTAAATTATTCAAATTATTTTAAATAAATGTTTTTTTAGTTTTGTGTGTAACCACCTCAGGATATTTGATAGAATGTTCTATTTCAACTTCTTTCCATTTATTGAGTGGACAAGATCCTTTTTTACTAAGATATGTCATTTTTGTATAAACTTTTGCATTTAATGGGCAACCACACTCACCACATTTTAAAGACCATTCTCTACCTTCAAATACCTCTTTTTTAGATGGACATTCTAAACAAATACTAAATCGTTTATCGGCCAATTCCTTTTGTTCTGGTGTGTGTACGATGACATTATACCACGCATTTATTATTTCTTTAAAATTTATATTCATTATAATAATGTTTTTTTATAATCTTTAATTTGTTTTAACTTAACCCAATTAACTAAGGTGTATCTAATTCCACTTTTTACAGGTACAACTCTATGTTCAATATTTGATAAGAATAATATTAAATTTCCAATACCTTTTTCAACTGTTTGTATTTCATTTTGTTCATCTTTGATTTGTAAATCCCCATCACCATATCCATCATTTAATTGTATCACCAATGAACAATATCTGTCATAGTCTGTTATTTTTTTTCCGTAAGAATCTCGATGCCAATCAAAATGTCCACCCGGATGATATTCAGTAAATTGGAATTGACTATTTTCAAAATCTAAATCGAACCCTTTAACAAAAATGTATTGATTTAATAATTTACTCATTTTTTCCAATAAAAACGGGAATTTTTTATAATATGGATAAAATACTTGATTAGATTCTCTTATTTTGGTATTAACATCACCATCCGTATAATCATTAATAATTTCGGATGGTTCTAATTTTAATTCTGTCAATGAAAAGTTTAATATGATATCACATTCTTCTTTTGTTAAAAATTCGGGAACAATTGTTTGTCTAAATGCCATAATTTATATTTTATAATAATGATTTTGTTTTTTTTGCTGTATAATTGGTAGGGGACCAGTGTAAAAATAATTGAATGACTCTTTCCTTATCCTGACATTGTAAGGGTTCTCTCCAATGTATAATTTTATCTGCGTCAAATAACAAAATACCGTCCCCAACATTTGTGTTGAAACAGTACTCTTTATTTTCGATTTCCGCACATAACGGCCATTCTGAGTTTATTGTTGATTCTAAACATATAGACATTGTGACACTAATATCTTTTCTATCTAAATGTTTTTTTAAAGTTGAAGTGTTTACGTATTCTCTAACAAACGCATTTACGTTGAGTAATTCATCAAAATTATTGTTATATTCCAATACTTTTGATTTTAATTTATCCAAATAAGTATTAAAAACAAATGAAGGTGCAAATCCATACGAAATATTCGTACCGGAATATTCGTTATCGGTTGAATTTTTATATTTCCTCTCAATATCGAATTGTTCCGTTAAGTATTTACACTCATCCTTTGTAAGAATACTCGGTATGAAATGTATCATAAAATAACCTTTTATAATTTACACTAACTATTTGCCGTTACTATTAAACCACCTATTGTTGTGATTGTGGTGTTTAACGTATTGATTTCCGTATTTGATATTATTTTTGCCATTTATTCTATTTTATTTTATTTACTAAAGTTATTAACATAATGGGTAACACACTCCCCATGTACAAGATTGATTTTTAGGACATGAAGGACATGGATACCAACAAGCATTTACACACGCCCAACTTGGACAATATCCGTTAAAATTGTGCTCAACCGAAACAAATGAATCATTATTAGTTGATCCTTCCGTTTTAGTTAAAAACAACTTAGCGGTTTCAACTGAAATAAACCAACCTGAAAATGCTCTTTTGTGTTGAACATTTGAAATTACGGTTTTTCTAACAAAGTTTATATTGTTATCTGTTGTATTTAATAACAAAACCACATCTCCCACAATTATATTAAATAATCTTTCAAACTTAACCACACCTTCTCTATCTATTAGATACATTGAAGCCATCGTATCTTCCCAAGTACTATCGTCATCAAAAGTTAATTCGTTCATATAAGTTAACGTGTTCACTCTTTGTTTTGCGGTAATAATATTGGTTGTATATATTGAATCACTTAATAACGTTTCGTATGTAAGAGCAAAATCTGATGATATGTAACTATCAATACTGGTTCCATTTGCATTTGGTATTTCGATTGTTTTGATACTATCACCAACTTGTAAATCTAACGCAGTTTTAAATGATCCGTCGGCCATTTCTACCATGTCCGTATCTATCAACTTTGGTAAGTTTGTTAATGTTGGGTTTGTGGTGTAACTCGCCTTAAAATCGGAATCAACTTCAAATGTCGTTGGGTCATAAGTTACATTATCTAATAAAATATTTTGATTTAATTTTGTGTATTGACCAATTTGAAATGACTCCAAATTTGGGGGAAATAAAATATTTAAACTTCTAATTACAGTTGAGTGTCCTTCCCATGTTTTATTAGGGTTGTATAAATATTCCATTAAGAAGTATTCAGGACTAACGTTATTTGTAATTAAAGTATCCAATTCAGATTGAGTTGTTACTTTAAAGAATTTAGGGTAGAGTGACTTATCGTATCCTGGGTATCTCGCCTTTAAAATAAAATTAGGATGTTCACCATTATCATTTATAGATGTGATGTTCGACACCAATGTGTTATTATCGTCCAAATATGCGAATTTAGAACCAAAAGAAGTGTCCTTAATTAGATTCATAAATTCAATCTTATCCCTACAATATGTGTCATCAACTAAGGCCGTGGTGTCGTAAGCACTTCTAATAATTAGAGTTGTATCATTATCCTCTATGTATGGAATTGTAATAGATGTTGAACCTACTCCATGAAATTCATAAGTTATCGAACTTCCACTATAATGTGCCTGTAATGCTACGTGAAATGGTCCAATATCCCCAACATAATGTATTGTTTGAAAATTATTATCCGCAACAAATTGATACAGAACCTCTAAATCTAAACAATCCACATCATCTTCCACTTTTTCGGGTCCATCCCATCCTACTGCGGTGTTTATTTCAATTGGTCTTAAATTACCATCTTTATCGTACATAAAGTCCGAACCTACTAATACTGTTCTCATGCTATTTTCTTATTTATATATAAATACTTATTTTTTATCTTTTAGACCAAATTTTATCCACCTATACCAAATTCTTTCATGTAGGTAATATTGTATTGGTTTATATATTAATTCAGCAACACCGAATGCTGCACCAACTTTAATGGACCCACTTATTAACCACATCAATAAAAACCCAATAAGGGTACTCACAATACGATATGAGATAGTTTTTGCAATGTGTCTTTTACGTTCTACTATCATTTATCGTTCATATTAGAATATTCAATAATATCACCATTTGAATCTATGTAACCATTTCTAATACCTGTACCACTGATTTTAGCCACGTCTGCTGGAGGTTCGTGGTAGATTACATCGTAACCAACACCTCTACCATAATTTACCGATTCAATATCGGGAATCACTGAAATAAATAATTTACCACTTTGTAATAAATCACTCAATTCTACTTTTAATTCGTCGAATACTTGTTGTGCAGTTTTTGGGTTATTTTCGTCAACTTCGACATTTCTAATTGCCAACCACACATTTTTACCTTTACTTAATTGTTGGTCTATTAACCATTGATGTCCTTTATGCCAATTTTGCCATCTTCCGATGTACAATGCGTATTTTTTACTCATATATTTAATTTTCTTCTTAGGTTTAGGAATGTATTATATTCAGTACTATCTGTGGTGTCACAGTCTATGTAGTTTTCCAATGGCTCTTGATAACCGTTGACGTGGAATTTTTCCCTACCTCTCTCGTTAGTGGTGTGTACGTAAATTTCTTTAATGTCGTCACCCATTTCAGATTTAAAAGACTCTCTTTGGTCTCTAAATGGAGAAACTAAAGAAACCACAACAGTATATCCTTTGTGGTGTAGAAATTTAGATAATGTTTGAGCTTTCTCGATGTTTTTTCGTCTACCCTCTTCAGAATAGTCTTTATTAACAAAGATGTCACGAATATCGTCACCATCCACAATCATTGATTTTTGTGGAAAACTCGAAATTATCCAAGTTGCTAGTGTTGTTTTTCCCGCTCCAGGTTGCCCCGTTAACCAGTATATCATAATAGTATAATATAAATAAAAAAACGGGAAAAACAAATTTTTAAAAGATATTTTTTATCATTTTAGTGATTATAGATAAACGGATCTCTTTTACGCAATTCTTCTAATTTTTTCTTAAACTCCTTTTTTCTTTTGCGGTCAGCAAAGTACTTCTTAATCCAATTAATTAACTTCATCATATTTTTTATTTTTTATATACTACATAATTACCCATAACTAACAAATCCATCTCAGTATCATAGAATGTGTCGATGGCGTCTTTTGGTGTTAGAACCATGGTTTTATCTTTTACATTAAATGAAGTGTTTAATAGAATAGGAAAACCACTTTGTTTTTTAAATTCTTTTAGTAAATTATACATCATTGAATGTTTATAAACTGTCTGTACTCGTGCAGTTCCGTCTACGTGTGTGACTGCTCTTAATTGGGTTCTATATTCTGGTCTAACCAAAACTACTTGATTCATATATGGTATATCACCATCCATTTCAAAATAAATCTCTTGTTCATCTTTGATAACCATGGGTGCGAAAGGTCTAAATCCTTCTCGTTTTTTGATAACTCGATTGATTCTATCTTTCATCCCATCTAATGTTGGGTTTGCTAAGATTGATCTATTTCCTAATGCTCTCGAACCAAACTCAATATGTCCTTGAAACCAACCGATTACCTTTCCTTCGTTTAATTTCTTTGCTACATATTCTACTAACCCCTTATCACTTACAAAATTTTTATAATGATAACCTTGTAAAGCCTTCTTAATATCATTATACAAATATTCGGGACCCAAGAATGGATTTCTTGTAATTTTAGTTCTAATTTTTCTTTCTTTTACCAAATAATGAACAACCGCACCAATTGCTGAACCAGCATCGGAAGGTGCGGGTGGAATCCATAAGGTATCGAATTTTGAGTTACTTAATATTTTACCATTAGCAGTACCATTATAAGCACATCCTCCGCTCAAACATAGATTAGAACTATTACTAATCATTGATATTGTTTTAAGGATTTCAAATAAAACTTCTTCGTAAACCTTTTGAACCGAAGCTGCTAAGTTCTCATGAATGGTTTCAAGTTTTTCTTCAGGTAATCTTTGTTCAACACCCAATAATTCGGGTAACTTTTCATTGAACATAATTTTATCAGATTTGTCCCATACAAACACATCCATGTTACATTCTAACTTAGAATTTTTGAATGAAATTAATTTTCTAACTTCGTTCAGATATATGTTTGGGTTACCGTAAGATGCTAAACCCATCAATTTATATTCACCCTCATTTGGTCTAAATCCTAAAAATGTGGTCATTGCGGTGTAATATAATCCTAAAGAATGTGGGTACTTAGATAAACTTGCATACTCAACTCCGCCATAATCACATATACCTAATGAAAGAGTATCGTGTTCACCTACTCCATCTACTGATAGACACATTGCCTTCTCAAAATGAGAGGTGTAATATGAATAATATATGTGCGATTCGTGGTGCGTTGAATAAAAAACATTAGGTGATAATTCTCTTAATTTCTCATCAGTTTCTTTCGCGTTATTACGAATTTTTAGATAAGATCTTAATGAATATAAAGGATTTTTATACCATTGAGGTTTAATGTTATCAATTACCCTTTCGTATTTTAATTTGGGGTCCTCATAATAACAAACAGCCTGTAAATTCTTATCTGTTATTTTGTAATGTTTATAGATATATTCTAATGCTTTCACTGGGAATGAACTATCGTGTTTGATTCCCGTGAATTTTTCCTCTTCGCACGCAAATATCAATTGATTGTCTCTAAATAAACAAACAGATGAATCATGATAATACGCTGAAATTCCAATTATATACATTTATTGTCCTTTATTTTAAGTATTGTTAAAAGTGATTTTATTATAAATAAAATCCGCAATTAATTTATATCCAATTAAATTGGGATGAAACCCACCTTCGTGATATTCTCGACCTTTCTCCCAAACTTTACGATTACCATATTCCCAAACTGAAACATCGTGTATTTCTTCATATTCTTTCAATATATCCGACATACAATAGTTTGGAAGTATAAAGTTATTTGGTAATGAGTTAATATCAAATTCATTTTCTTCTTTAAAGGTTGGGAAAAATGAATTAAAGTAAAAATGTTTTGTACCCTCTAAAGCAATTTCCATTTCATTAAAAATCCCAACTACGTCAGCATCTTTAAAATTTGTGAATCGATATGGGTATGAAAGTAGAACAATTATGATATCTCCCTCTTCAAAAAATCCACTATCTTTTACATCCCATATATCTTCTAATATATGTTTATTACTATATCCACAAACACCCATATTCACATATTCACATCCCAATTTGTCTGCCAACCATCTCGGCCATGAATTCATCACTCTTAACTTATTAATAAATCCAGCACCCTCAACTACGTTAGCACTTTCCTTATACTTTTTGTTAGTCTCAACCCCATGACCTGCAGTCCAACTATCACCAAAACAAATCAATCTCATATGTCTTTTTTAAAAAAGGTATAACCATTTCAATCACAAATTTTTCATGTCCGAGTTGGTTAGGGTTTAATTTTTCTGAATCTTCGAATCCATCATTTGGGTGGTGTTCTTGTAACCATTCTAACATACCATCAATAGGTAAAAATGTGAACCTCTGTAACATATTATATAATGGATGAACCTCACTATAATTTGTCATTCCTAAACTATATCTCAATTTTCCAAATTCTTTCAATTTTTTAAAGTCGTACATCTTAAGGTAATTTTCTTGTTTATCGAAAAAATCTATATGTGATGTCATAAAATATTTGATTCCTAATTTTTTTAGGTACCATTGAGTCCTTAATATGTGTTCAATACTAAAAACATACGATTGTATTTTATCATACATTACTCTAAAATATGTTTCAGTGTCTTCCGAAGATGAAACCCATTCATGGTTTAAAACTCTCCAATTTTTAACACCGTCCACCACATTCGTTAATTCAATTTCAGGTTTACGAACGTATTCATCACCTTTACCATCATCGATATATCTTTCGTGTATATTGGGCGTGTTCCACATAACTCCAACAATAATTTCGTCCGCATTATGTGTCTTAAGTATTTCATTGATTTTATATATTAACTTCCTCGAAATCAACGCATTACCAATTTTTTCTTCTGTCAAGTCATGAAGTTCACAATTCAATTTTTCTTTACAAATATGTGGCCAAGAATTTTCACTACAATTCAAACCACCGCCAGCAGCAACAAAAATTCTATTCTCACTCATTGTTAAATTATATTATTCTTAGTTAAATGTGGAATTATTATTTCTTCGGTTAATTTTACGTTACCAAATTCGTTCGGATGCCAATCTAATTTTAAATCATCAAATCCGTCAATAGGGTAATGTTTTTTATTCCATTCATAAAACCCTTCTATGGGTAAAAATTTAGTAAAATCAACCATATCGTAGAGATATTTCACTTCGGGATGGTTCATAACAGTTTCATCCGAAAAAATATTCATAAAAGTTGACATAAAATAATTTATATTACAAATCTCCAAGTACCATTGTGTTCTTAATATATGTTCTAATGTTTGTACCATGGATGAAATTTGATTATGAATAATTCCATAATACAGTGTACAATCTTCCGATTTAGTCCATTCATGACTCATGATTCTCCATCTATTTTGTGTAGGTATAAGACACGAAGTTGGATTGTAAGATAAATAAGGTGGTCCCACGTATTCGTCCCCTGAGTCAATAATCCTTTCAAATCGATTCACCCCTGACCACATTACCCCAACTATAATACGTTCCGGTGGTAATGTTACAGGATAGCTTTCTAACGCGTTCAATAATTTTCTAGAAATTAATCCGTTACCTTGGGATGGTGTTGCGACATTTGTAATTTCAAAATCATACCTTTTAGATAGTTGGTATGGCCAAGCAAAATTCGGATCAGTGAAGCTACAACCACTTGTTATTAAAAGTTTATTTAGTGTTGACATTTGTTTATAAAATAACTATTTTTTATTATAAAGTAAAATAATTATAGATAAATAAATGAATATGTACGAAAAAATTTCCAAAAACTTAGAGGTAAATGGTTATCATATCGGCCATTTTAGTGAATTTTTTAATGATTTAACAGGAATCAAAGAAGAAGAATTTCATCAATGGAGTGAGGTCTTTAGAAAAACCGCAATTGATAAGGATAAACATTATTGTTATAGACACAATTATATTAGTCAAAACGATGCTGAAAATTATCTAAAATTACCCGATTATTGTGGTCCAACACCTACAGAGGAAGAGGTTTTACAAGAAATTCCTTTCACCAATGCACAAAAAAGAAAAGATTTCGTAAAGAAAGTAATAAATGGTGGTGGTAAAATCAGAACAACACAACAATGGGCCAGATTGAAATTGGAAAACTTTGATTATGATGAAGAAAAGATGGGGGAAATTCGTAAAATGCACGATTTCTTTGAGAATGTCATTAGACAACATACATCTTTGATTTATCCTGAATTAATGGCAAAAAAAGATACGTTTAGAACCGCCACAGGTTATAGTGTTTACGATAATGGTGATTTTTCTGAAGTTCATTTTGATGGGATTAATCCAGGTAGGGCATGTGTTATAATTCTTTATTTTGGTGACCCAAATACATACCAAGAAGGTGATGGTGGGGAATTATTCTTAGGTCATAAAATAAGAACAAATGATAAACAAATCCTTGAATTTGAAGAACCTTTTGAAAAATGTGTACCTGTTTATGGAAATTATGCGATTATGGATTTCACAAAGTATAACGTGGGGCACTCAATTGAGATGGTTAAAAACGATTTTAGAAGGTTCGCATTACAATCTTTCGTAGGACCTTAAAAAATGTAGAAGATTTCTACCATTTTTGAGAATTTTTATTTATACTTATCATATGAAAATATTAATAACAGGTGGAGCCGGTTACTTAGGCTCCGTTATCACAGGTAAATTATTAAATGCCGGTTATGAGGTTGTAGTCCTCGATAAATTAATTTTTAATCAAGTATCGTTACTTTCACATACTTCAAATCCTAAGTTTAGGTTTATACATGGTGACGTAAGAAATGAAGAACTATTAGAGAAATTATGTTTAGAAGCAGATGCAATCATACCATTAGCAGCAATTGTTGGGTTTCCCGCATGTGACGCAGAGCCAGATTTAGCAAAACAAATTAATTTCCAACAAATTTTTAACATTGTTAAATTTACTAAGAATACAAATAAGAAAATCTTATATCCAAATACTAACAGTGGTTATGGTATTGGGGTTGGTCAAACAATGTGTACTGAGGAATCTCCTTTAAATCCAATTTCAATATACGGTTCAACTAAAGTTGCTGCTGAAAATTATTTAAGGTCATCAACAGATGCGATTGTATTTAGACTAGCAACTGTTTTTGGTGTCTCACCTCGTATGAGAACTGACCTATTAGTTAACGATTTTACTTATAAGGCAATCACAGACAAATACATTGTTGTTTTTGAAAAAACATTTAAGAGAAACTTTATCCACATCCAAGATGTTGCAAATGTATTTCTTTTCATGTTAGAAAATTATGACAAGTACAAAGGTGAAGTTTACAATGTTGGTTTAAGTGAAGCCAATTTAAGTAAACAAGAATTACTTGAAAAGATACAAAGTCATGTTAAGAATTTTGCAGTATCATATAATGATTACTATGAAGACCCAGACAAACGTGATTATATTGTTTCAAATGAAAAAGTTGAGTCAACCGGATGGAAACCTGAATGGGACTTAGATATGGGGATTAAAGAATTAATAATGGCTTATCAAATGATTGTGCCTAAAATGGGTGCAGAATTTAGAAACGGGTTTCCTTTGGGATACGCAAACCAAACATAATATGATAGGTGAAATTTATACTTTTGATGGTGTAATTGATACGGAAATTCAAGATGAAATTGAAAAATATGTATATGATGAAAACACACAATGGGAAACATTAAAAAATGTAACAAAATTGGATGGGGTCCATACAAATTACTCATTTCCAGCAAAAGTAATTCCTGAAGCGATTATTAATAAAGATGTATTAAAATTTATTGATTTAATAATTGAGAATTCATTAAATAAAATTAACAAAAAACTTTTAAAAAGGTATAGAGTTAAAATAAATAAAACGATTCCTCACACTATTGACTTAAATCAAGAACATAGATTATTGCACGTTGATACAGTTGTTGAACATGTTACAATTATATATTACATTAACGACGCCGATGGTGACACATTAATTTTTAACGATAAAAATAATAAACATTTAAATAAGCTAAAAGGATTTAAGGATAATGATGATTTTTTAGATTTAAAAAGTTTTGAATTATCTAATAGTATAACTCCAAAAAAAGGTAGAGTGGTCATATTTGATGGTAATCTATGGCATTACGGAAAATACCCAACTAAAGGTGAAAGAAATGTTATTAATATAAATTTAGTAATAGAAAAACTAAAAAATATGATATGAGTAATAAGTGGGACGAATTTATAGAAACTCCATCAAAAAAATTCGGGTATCAAGTGCCCGTTTTTACTCCCTCAATTTATAGAGAATACAGAGGTGAGATATTCACAACTTTTCATTCGGAAGAACATCCAGTAATGAAACATATTCATTATGAAAAAAGTGAAATTAGTATTCATGGTAGGTTTTCAAAATCATATAAAGGTGTGCTAAGAGGACTACACTATGACAATAAGACTTGGAAATTAGTTCAAGCTGCAGTAGGTGACATCTATTTAGTAGTTTTAGATATGAGACCAAAATCAGATACGTTCGGTGATTGGGAATCATTTATGATTACCGAAAAAGATAGAAACCAAGTTTTAGTTCCTCCTGGTTTTGCAAATGGTCATTATGCTTTAACTGATTGTATGTTTCATTACAATTTATTTTATAAAGATGGTTATGTTGATGCTGACGAACAAGGTGTTATTAAATGGAATGACCCTGAGTATCAAATGGAATGGCCAACAAATAATCCAATATTACAAAAACGAGATAGATGATAAAAAATTTAATTGATGAATTACCTATTGTAAACGAACCTCTTTGGGATAAGGCAGGTTTAATACAATTTGAAAAAAAGATGGCTGACCATTGGGAGGCTGGTAAAGTAAGAGGACCGATACATTTAAGTGGAGGTAACGAAGATGAATTAATTGAAATCTTCAAATACATTAAAAAAAGTGATTGGGTTTTTTCCACTTGGAGATCTCACTATCATGCATTATTAAAAGGTGTACCATCTGAATGGTTAGAAGAAGAAATATTGGCTGGTAGGTCAATTACAATTGTTAACCAAGAAGAAAAATTTTATTCATCTGCAATTGTTGGTGCAATTATTCCGATTGCAACGGGAGTTGCTATGGCTAATAAAAGAGATGGTAAAAACGATAAAGTTTGGTGTTTTATTGGTGATATGGCCTTTGAAACTGGTGGTTTCTACGAAATGCACAAATATACACAAAGATATGATTTACCCATACGTTTTGTAGTTGAAGATAATGGTGTATCAACTAACACACCTACTGAAGAAACTTGGAACGGAATAAAAAGAGAAGTACCTAGTGATGTTATTTGGTACGATTATAAAAAAGAGTGGCCGCACTACGGGACAGGAAAATGGATTGTATTTTAAATTTTGTATATGATGATTGGGACGAAGTAAATGACGTTCCAAAACCTAATAGGTTAAAAACTTATAGTCATCCCGATGATATTGAAGGGGTGACTTGGCGTCTATCCACTGACCCAATGAAAGTTTTTGCCGATGTAAAAATTAATAATAGGAGAATTACGGATGTTGGAAAATATCCTGAAGAAGTGTTCTTTTATCACGTTTGGAATATTAATTGTTTCAATAATAGATTTTTTGCAAATGACATTTTACCTGTTGATTTAGAGGTTATTGAAATGGTTAAAAATCATGATAATTTATATCTAATTATCATGAATGAATGTGAATTTGAGAAAAAACAAGCGTTAGAAAGATTAGATAGAATTGTTAAATCTATTGGTTTAAATCCAAATAAAGTTTGGTTTATACATAATGGTGAAAAATTACCTGAACATAAAAAAGAATTGGGGACCGAAATTAATGTTCACGCATCTCGTTCAATGGCAACAGCATTGAAAATGAATATGAACATAGAATTTAAAGAGGACAAAGACCCTGGTTCTTTTTTCTTGTGTATGAATCGTTCACCAAGAATTCATCGATATGGAATTTTATGTTTATTAAAACGATATGGTATTTTAGATGACACAAACTGGTCATTAGTATGTGGTTGGGATTTTAATAGTAGAAATTATCTTTTTAAAGAAATTTTTAATTTTGATGATGTATTAGATTTAAATAACGAAATATCATATTTTACATCGCTTGAGGTTAGAAAAGGTAACTACGAATTAGAATACGATGGTTTAGATAATAGAAACGCACAAGACTTACCAAATGAACCTAAAACTTTTGAAAACTCTTACGTTAATATTGTGACTGAAACCAATTTTGTGGGTGACGATATTCACATAACTGAAAAATCATTTAAACCATTTTTCTATTACCAATTCCCTCTGATGTTGGCATCGTATAATCATATAAAATACTTCAAAAAGGCTTACCCTGGGTTAGATTTTTTTGATGATGTAATTGATCACAGTTATGATAATATCGAAAATGATAGAGATAGGTTAAATGCGTTTTTCCAACAAGTAAAATATATACACGAGAATAAAGAATTTTTTATTAGATTTTATAAAAAGAATAAAGATAGATTTATTAAGAACTACGAATATCTTACTAATTACACAAATCAATATGACCACGATTTCTTTGTTAAATTAAGTCAGACAAAAGTACCGTCTAATGTTTTTTTAAATTTAGTTTATGACACGTGGGACGAAGAGAAACAAGAACCAATTCAGATGAATTGTCGAGATGTGTTCTATGAAAGTTTTTTACAAGAAAGAGATTCATTTGTAAACTCCTTAAATTTCCCTTCTGAATACATCAAGAGATTTCCACTTCGTGAAGTAGATAATCACCCAAATAAGAAATTTTTCTTCTTTATAACACATACTCCTGGTCAATCTTTTATAAGAATTATGGAAGGTAATTCACCAATGCAACAAGAGGTGATTGATTGTTTAAAAAGAAATCCAAATTTCAATGTGATTTTTGGGAATGAACAAGAGTATGAGCATTATCATTCATTTAAGGCACTACATTATTGGTTAAAAATGAATGGAATAAATGGGAATCAAATCTATATGGTTAACAACAATATTGATTTGAAGAGTTATAAAGAAAGATTGAATAGTGACATCAATGTATTCTCTACATCAAAAGTGAGTACTCACATATACATTGCAATGACGTATATGATGCCTGATTTACATTTTAAAGAGGAGAAGAGTGGTAAGTTATTCTTATGTCATAATAGAAGAGTTCGACCACATAGATATGGATTGTTGGCTTTATTGAAAAAAGAAAATCTTTTGGATGACGTAGATTGGTCATTAGTTTGTGGCTATGAGGCTGCCAATTTTGATTACGTGAGTTGGTATAGAGATATATTTGATATTTGGGATTTAAAAGAGTTACTCCCTGAGATTGATTATTTCCATAGTGTCGATATGAAGAAATGTATGTTCGAAGAAGAAAAAACTTGGTTTGATGATAGAGTCAATCCCGATGGAGTTTATTGGGGTGAGACTTACACTGCACCAACTTACGAAGAGTCGTATTTTAACATTGTGACCGAATCGGAATATAGTTCTAACACAATACATATTTCCGAAAAATCATTCAAACCTTTTGTTACTTACCAATTCCCTTTAATATTGGCATCTCCAAGACATATTCATGCAATTAGAAAAAGATATGGTTTTGATTTCTTTGATGATGTGATTGATCACAGTTATGATTTAGAACTTAACCATTCAGAAAGATTAATAAAATTTGTTAAGGAAATAAAAAGAATACAAGAGAATAAAGAATTTTTCATTGAGTTCTATAAGAACAACAAAGAGAGATTTGTAAAGAATCATGAATTATCAAAAAAATTAACTCATGATACTAGTGATAAAGATTTTCTTAAGAAATTATGCGGTCTTTATGAATATGAATTTGAGACTGGCGTTAGAAGGGTAAACGAAGACTTTGAAGATGATTTCTATGAAAAACAATTAGAAAGATACGAACAAAGTGGTGTTGAACCTAAAGATCCAATTGAAGTTGAAACACAAAAATTAATTGAGGGGGTATTAAATCAAGTGACTCCTCAACCTCCCGTAAAAAGAAATTTAATTTAAATGAAAAAAGTATTAATAACAGGTTGTAGTGGGTTAGTCGGTACCCACTTAATAAAAAAATGTATCGATTTAGGTTACGATGTTGTAGGAACCGATTTATATAGAAATGAATTCTTACCCATGGATGGTTGGCGTTTCATCAAGAAAGATTTAACATCACCGAATGGTGTCGAGGAGTTATTTCTAAATAATACCTATGATGTGGTGTTTAATACTTTTGGTGTTAAAGGTTCACCTATGAGAGCTAAAACTAAACCTGTTGATTTTTTATACCCATCTTTTAAAATCAACACTGAAATAATCAATCAATGTGCTATGTCAAATATTTGGTTGGTTTTTGTTAGTTCGGTTGGTGTTTATGCACCTTCTGAAAAATTCATAGAAGATAGTGTTTGGGAAACATTACCTGGCCAAGCCGATTGGTTCCCTTCTTGGAGTAAAAGAATGGGTGAGTTATTACTTGAAGCTTATAGTGTTCAATATGGATATAAAAAATGGTCAATAGTACGTCCCGCAAACATATTTGGTGAGTACGATGATTTTAGTGGTAACGGAACTGTAATAGCATCTACAATTAAAAAAGTTGTTGACTCAAGTGGTCAAATCGAAGCGTGGGGAGACGGTTCTCCGATTAGAGACTTTGTTTACGCGGGTGATGTTGCAAATGGATTAATTAAGATGTATGAAAATAAAATAAACGATGTTGTAAATTTTGGTTCAGGTATTGAAATTACAATTAAAGAAATCGTTAATAAAATAGTTGACATTAGTAATAAAGAAATCGAAGTGAAGTGGGATTCATCTAAACCGAACGGAGATTTAAAAAGATTAATGGATACAACAAAACAAATAAAATATGATATTTTACCTGAAATATCATTCGATAAAGCTTTAAAAAATGTATATGAATTCTACTCCAATACAACCAAATGATTATTTAGATGAAGGTGCCTATGTAGGTAACATAATGGATTTTATTAATGATGACGAATATAACGAAATGTTATCAGTGATTGAAAAGGTAAAAGAATATGCAACTATAAATCGTGAAACTGAATTGTATTGTCGATATATGATTAATGGTGATAATAGTAATTATGAACACAAAATACCATTAAGTGAAGTCGATTCAAGAGATTTATATATAAAAGAAAATAATTTTACAATTTTTCAAAAATGGTATGAGTTTTCAATTAAAACAGAACCGGAAAAACCAGACCTTTTCGAATTTTTCATAAAGTTCTGTAAAAGAATCTTAAATCATTTTTATCCCAACTATGAAATTAATTATAATGCGAGAACCGGTGGCTTCACTTTATATGAAGATGGTCATTTTATTATCGACCATAAAGATGGTAACAACGTTGGTCGTGTTTGTGTAATTATTCTTTATCTTTCCCCTGAATCCGAGTATAATAATGATGGAGGTGGAGAATTAGTTGTTAAAACTAATTCACATAAACTATACACAATTAAACCAATTTTAGGTACATTTAGTTTATTAGATTTTTCCGAAAATGACATTCATCATCAGGTAAACATGGTTAAAAATGGTTTCAAAAGATACGCATTTATTAACTTTTTTAATCTTAAAGAAGGTCAAGAATTTATTGTTAGGGAAGACAAAGCGGATCACACAAAATTAATCTAATATAATTTAAACTATAATTTTAAAAACAAAGAATGAACAAAGATGTCAAGATTTTAATCACCGGAGGTTCGGGGTTAGTAGGTCAAAATTTAACCGAAAGATTAATTAACGAAGGTTATACTAATTTAAGAGTTAACTTACATAAAAGAGGTGTTAGAATTGAATATGACGGTGTTGAATATACACATCATGATTTACAAACATATCAAGGGTGTCGTGAAGCAACTGAAGGTGTAAATGTAGTATTTCATGCTGCTGCTTCAACATCAAATGCCGTAGATACTGTCGTTGATCCATTAGCACATGTAACACCTAATGTTGCAATGAATAACTTTTTAATTGATGCATCATGGAGAAGTGGTGTTGAACATTACATATTTATATCGTCGAATACTGTGTATCCACCAAAAGGTGATGAACCTGTTGTTGAAAGTGATTTCTTATTTGATGAACCTTACCCCGTTTACTTCCCTGTTGGTTGGATGAAACGTTACGCTGAGGTTCAATGTGAACTCTACGCAAAATACTTACCTCGAACAATGAAGTGTACTGTTATTAGACCAGCAAATTTGTTTGGTCCACACGATAAATACGATTTCAACAAGTGTCACGTAACCCCTGCAACAATTCGTAAAGTTGCCGATAAGATGAATCCAATACCAGTATGGGGTGATGGTACTGAATTAAGAGATTTATTATATGTTGGTGATTTTGTCGAAGCGTTACAAGTGGTAATGGAAAAAGAAACAGAAATGTTCCAAACATATAATATTGGTTCTAATGAAGTTCACTCAGTGCTAGAAGTTTTGGATTTAATGAAAACGATTGCTGAATACGATGCACCTACAGAATTTATCAGTGGTAAACCGTCAATGATTCCAACACGTAAAATCGATTCTAATAAGATTAAAGAAAAATTAGGTTGGGAATCTACCACATCATTGGCAATTGGATTAAAGAAAGCCTACGATTGGTATAACGAAAACAAAAGTGAATTTAATAAATAATGTGGTTAGAATCACAGAAATATCATTTACATATTGAACTAACATCTAAGTGCAATTCGGCTTGTCCGAATTGTCCTAGATTTGTTATGGGTTCCACAAAGTTAAATCCAGCAGTTTCATTAGGTGAAATCAAATTAAAAGACATCAAGAAATGGTTTAGTGTTGATTTCATTAAAAAAATTGGTAGTATAAACTTTTGTGGTAACTTAGGTGACCCTACGAATTGTACTGAGATGAATGAAATTGTTGAATACTTTTATAAGAACAACAATCAAATCATGATTGAAATACATACCAATGGTGGAGCCAGAAATGTTGATTTTTGGAAAAAATTAGGTGAACTCTCTAAAATTGCTGGTGACAATATTTTAGTCATTTTTAGTGTAGATGGATTAGAAGAAACTAACCACATTTACAGAAGAAATGTTAAGTGGGAAAAACTTGTAGAGAACATTACCACATATACAAGTAACGGTGGCTATGCCATATGGGAATTCTTATTATTTGCACATAACGAACATGAAATCTATTTGGCCAAATATAAATCTAAAGAATATGGTTTTAGACATATTAGATTTAAAAGAGCCGCAGGTTTTGAAGACTACTTAAATAGTAGAACAGTACCTATGGGTGTCTACGATAAAGAGGGTAATTTAGAATATGTTATCGAACCATCTGTTGATTATCCTAATTCATCACTACCATATGTTGGTAATCAGTGTACTCCTCCAAGTAAAGTAAACTTAGACATTTATAATTATAATTTTAATCGTTTAGATTACGAAGAGTATTCGATTTTTAAAAATAATAAGATTACTTGTAAATCATTAAAACCTAATGGTGAGATTGAAGTATTTTTAAGTTATAAAGGTGAGATAAGACCTTGTTGTTTTATTGGTGTTGATTTGGATAAACACTCTTTAGGTGGTTACAATACCCAATTAAAAGAAATATTTAATTATGACTGTAATTTAAACACCAATAGTTTAGATAATATTTTAGAATTTTTTGATAAAAAAATAAAAGATAAATGGAATGATACATTTGAAAATGGTAAATGTATAAAATGTAGTATGACATGTGGTATATCCTCACAAATCGATCATTCGAGATTATATAATGATATTGAAATATAAATTATGAAAACAAAATCAGATAAAGTTTACAAAGGAATGGTTTTCGCAGGCTGTTCTTTTACTTGGGGTCAAGGATTGTATTATTACTCTAATCTACCGACATTACAAGAACCCCCACCAGATGCTTATAACTCACAATTGGTAACTCATTCACATAATGCATATAGAAAAACATTATATTTTCCGAGATTAGTTGCTAATCACTTTAACACTTTTGAAGTTTCGATGATTCAAAATGGTGGTTCAGAACAAACATCATTAGATTATTTAAAATGTGTTCACGGAATTGCGGAACCTAACACTGGATTTTATACAATGAACCATTCATTTGATGAAATCGAATACATTGTATTTCAAACATCACAACCACAAAGAAATACCCATTACTATGTGTATCAATCACCATATGATGGTAATGAATATGAATTATCAGAATTTAGAACATATTCACCTGATACACATGATAAGTTTTACAAATATCTTGCTCATCAGAAAAAAACATACTTTGATGAATGGTATAATGAACACATGAAAACTTGGGTTCGTATATTAAAACATAATTTACAATTTTACGAATCTAAAGGTATTAAAACATTAATCGTGAATTGGGAGGCGGAATACTTACCTTTTATTAATGAAGATGAATGGTTATCAAAAAGAAGTATTGGTCTCGAATTTGAAGGTAAAGAATACACTTGTATTAGACAATTAATGAATGAGAATAGATTCTTACACATTAATAGTGATGAGGAACATTTTGAGGATACTCCTAAAGATCATCACCCATCAAAACAATGTCACAGAATTATCGCAGATAATATCATTAAAAAAATTGAGTCTAAGGACATCGTTTACGGTGACATGTTAGGTAAAAACATCGAACATTTAGAATACGACACAATCGTCGACAACATTTATAGTGACCGTGTCACATATAATCCTAAAACAAGAAAAATAGAAAAAAAAGAAGATAATGGTACAAACAAGCTCATATAAAGACGCATTAACTAATTCAATGACATATCTTGGTCAACAACCAGATACGGTCTTTATCGGTCAACAAGTTCTTTGGCACGGTAATCCAATGAGTACTACTATTGGTGAAGTTCCAAAAGACAAATTAATTGAGGTTCCGGTAATGGAAGAATCACAAATGGGTATGTCATTAGGCATGGCGATGACTGGACAATTTGTTATCACATTTTACCCGAGATGGGATTTTTTAATCTGTGCAACAAATCAATTAGTTAATCATGTTGATAAAATTAATTTAATGAGTCAAGGTAAATGGAATCCTAATATGATTATTAGATTAGGTAAGGGTTCAGATAAACCTTTAGACCCAGGTCATCAACATAGAGGTAATTACTTTGACGAGTTTAAGTCTATGTGTCCTAACATTAAATTCCACGATTTGAAAGACGATAAAGAAATCGAATCGATTTATAAAAATGTTTACTCTGAGGGTGGTATTCATGTAATTGTTGAATACCCTGAGTTATATTACGTATAAAATAAGTTATGGTAAAACATTTAATTACAGGTGGTTGTAGTTTTAGTCATTCGGGTGCGGTGAGTGAAACATGGTTAGGTTCGTTAGTTGATTGGATGAAAGAAAAAAATCCTGAATTGACTTTCGAACATACGGGTTATTCAAGTAATGGTCAAGATTTAATTCAGAAGAAGGTTATGTTATCATTATCTGAAGCACTTGATTCAGGTTTAAATCCTGATGAAATTTTAGTAGTTGTAATGTGGAGCGGGACCTTTCGTAAAGCTTGGTACATCGATAATCCATATGTGATTAAAGAAATGACAAACGAATGGTTAAAGTTTGTCGGTGGCATGTCAAGTCAATTTTTGGATTTAAAAAATAGTGTAGGTGATAATCCTAATTATTTCTACACCAAGAATGGTAGTAAATTTGAATACAACGCTAAGGGAGGTTGGTATTTTACTGTAAACGGTAGTGATTGTAAATTAGACTTTGTCCAAACACATTATCTTTTAGATGGTGATATGTATAATGGAATTGGTAAAATACATTCAAGTTTAGAGAACATCGTAATGCTTCAAAATTATTGTAAATTAAAAAATGTTAAGTTAATTAATCAGTTTTTTATGGACCACGTTTTTGAAGACATCGAAAAGAATAAAGAACACCAATTGATAAACTACTTATACAATCAATTAGATTTTGATAATATGATTGTGGAAGGTATGTTTGAATATCTTCATACTCTATTAGGGATTGAAAGAAAGGATTCAATTAATGTTACTCATGAAGGTAGATTAGAAATTGATAAGGACACCAAATACTTTAATAAAGATGGGTTTCATCCTAGTAGATACGGTGCAGACTTATGGTGTCAGAATAATTTATTCCCCTTTTTAAATAATAAAATATAATGAATAAGAAAAGGTTTTTTTCTTTTGGTTGTAGTTTTACTAAAGATTGGGGATGTCCAACATGGTCCGATTTTATTGGTATTCAATTCGATGAATATTATAATTTAGCAATGCCGGGGTCGTCAAATACTTTAATAATGCAGAGGTTTATTGAAAGTGACCTTTTTTATAATTTCAATAAAGATACTGACGTCATAATGATTGCCATAAGTGGATTAGGCAGAGTGAGTTTTCCTGTGACAAAATATAATGATCACGTAAAAAAAGATATGGACCATTTTTATAGTAGAGGTGATATTGATTCGTGTACATCAAGTGACAGTGATACTCCCGAAATACTTGAAATTGTTGATTTTGTTAAAACTAAATTTCATAAAAAAAGATATAGTGTTTTTGATTCATTCATTGCCGTTAAAGTAATGAAAGATTTGTTAACCTCAAAGGGTATTGAACATAAGATTATTGCAGCATTGGATTATAAAATATATATCGACAATGCTGAAGTATATGGTATTGATTACCAATTAAAATCTTACTTAGTTAAACTACAAGATATGTTAGACATAAAGGAATCAATAAATGAATTTGATGATTTTTCAGAACATCATCCCATACCAAAAACATATTACTCTTTTTTGGAGAAACATTTACCTGAATATATTGGTCAAAAATCTTTAGAATTATTGAATGCCGATTATGGGGATAATTTTAATAAGTGGATAATAGGGAAATATCCTGATTATCAAATGTTAAATGAATTTGACGCCACCAATCACCCGACATTTTGTTTTGGGTATTTTTAAAAGTTAGGTCTGTTTTTTTGTAAATTACTAACTATCAAACCAGTTAAATAATCGTCTTTAGTGTAATATCCGTCATGGTTTATATTTTCGGTATATCTTAATATTGTATCAAAAACTACTGCCATATAATAATTACCATATCTACCATAGTGACGGTCTTCTATTTTCCCGTTCGTTTCTTGTTCAATGGTTAGAAGATTATGTTCAGGTATAATGTCCTTATAAAAGTCATTATCTATCTCCCAAACAAAATATTTTTCCTTTTCAAAAATAACATTGTGTTGAGCAATTGGTGCCCAAACAATTGGTTTATAGTTGTTATGTAATTGAATTAGATAATTCATAAAAGGGACAGTATTCCTTCTTAAATAACCGTGTGGGTTGTCAACACTCTCCATCCTATATAATGTTTGGTCATATAAGATTTTAGTTTTTATATTGGTATCGTAATCTGGTTGTGCACCGCCAGTAATAACCATATTATTACCTCTTTTCCCTATCCAATTATATCTATTTAAACCTGTCCAATTTAAAATTATTCTGTCTCCTATATTGAAGTTTAAACCAATTTCAGCAAATTGATTAAATATTGAATAATTTGAACATCCCGTCTGCGCCAAATTATTAATCTCGTGACCCCATAACTTAAGATAATCACTCCAATGTAAAGGGTCGGTGATTTTATTTTCCCTTAATAATTTAATATACCTGTAAATCCCATCAGTTGATTCAATGCCATTATTTAATTTATTAATTGATTCTGTAAATATATTATCACTAAACGAATCACCTAATATATGTAGTCTCATAAATTATAATTCAATGATGTTATGAGGTGTTGTTTTTATTTTCTCTTCTATTTTTGAAATTAATTCCGAATCTTTTGTGTAGTATCCGTCATGTTCAATATCATCAGTGTGTTCTAAAATTGTATTAAAAATTAATGCGGTGTAGAAATTACCATACCTACCATAATGTTGATCATTTATTTTCCCACTTGTTTCTTCATTAATTTCCAATCTACTATATTCCGGTATAATATTTTCAAAAATAGGATCCTTGACATTCCAAATAAATCTTTTTTGATTTTCTATAATTTTGGAAATGTTTTCAAAAGGGGACCAAATAATTGGTTTCTTGTTCGTGTAGTTTTCAACAAAAAAAGAAATGAAATCCAAAGTTCTATTTTTTAAAATTTGACTACGTTCCCTATTTAATCCTTGTTCAACTAAAATTTCATCAATTGTGGTCAATTTAGAATTTGGAGGCATTCCTCCTGTAAATGTTCTTACAATATTCTTTTCACAATACCAATCAAATCTAACAAATCCGGTCCAATTTATTATAATTCTATCAAACGGTTTTTTAATTTGTGTAAACTGATGAAAGATAGATTCATTCGAACATCCTCCCTGACCTAAATTAATAACTTCGTGTCCCCATAGTTTTAAATAATCTTCAAAATAAAGTGGGTCAGGTAAATTTTTACTCTTTATTAATTTGACATATTCATTAAGTTGTCCTTCACTATGTGTACCATTTTTAATTGCATTTATTTCATATTTAAATAAATTGTCAGTAAAAGAATCGCCTAAAACATATATTTTCATTAACCTAAATTTTCTTCACTACCCCAACTTATGTTCCAGTCTTTGAATTCAGCGGCTAAACAGTCAATTTTATAATCTTTTCTACCGCCCATCACTTCTTGGATTTTATTTTTAGCGGTGTTACGTATACCATTTAAACCGTGAGTTAACGCCAAAGCGTTTGGACCTTCTTTACCACTTCTGACGTTCGATTCGTTGTGCCAAATATGTAGATTCATTTGTGCAAGTACTATGATTGCTCTGATTTGTTCTCCGGTGATTCTACCATCAGTTTGACTTAATAGTAATTCGACATCATGAACAATATCAGCTATTTCTTGAGCATATTCTTCTTTATGGTCAGTAATAAACACTTCTTTTAGTTGTGAGATAGATAATCTATCAATCAATTCCGCCAATGTCGGTAGATATTTTCTTTGTTCCATATTAATAATTAGTTATTATTATTTTCTTTATCCGATATATATTCACCCGCCTCATAGTTAGTTATACTACCATCGTAAATTCCTCTATCAGGTATGGTATTATCTATCTCAATAGCATCGAACCATTCTTTTAATTCAGGGAAAGTTTCGCCAAAGTTTTTATTTCTACGAATATCATATTGAGTGTAAAAACTTTTGAAATCGTGGAATTGTAAATCCTTTTCTAATTCTGTGGCGTTATGACCTCTATTTACTACCTCGATATAATCAATCAACCTTTCAATTTGTGATTTTTCATTAATACTGAACAAATCACTATCCTTATTTTCGTTGTACCAATTTTGTAACTTATTACGTAGAGTTAATTTAATTTCATCAGGTAACATTAATGGTGACATGAAAGACGGCCATCTTAAGATATTTAAATCCATATTAGGTCTATGTGCTCCATATTTCTTTTTTAATGTTTTCATATCCTCAAAGAATTCAACGATACTAAACAAACAAAGACTATTAATCGTCATCATAATGGTCAGCGCTCTGAAATTGGCGTTTTCTAAGAATGTAACTAAGTTAGCTCTCCACGTTTTATATTTCAAACCATCTCTAATGTATTCTGCGTGGTCACCATATGATTCATTACTTGTATATAAATCGAATTCTTTGATTTTTAATTCGTGAGTCGCATCAATTAATTTATCTAATAATTTCTTACTTAAACCTAAATTAGAGTTAACTGCCAATCTTAAATTATTAGATGGATATTGTTTCATTGTTTCAATAAAACTCCAGAAATTATAACTTTGTGATGGTTCTCCACCTGTTACTCTAACCTCTTGTAATGTTTGTGATAATTCAGGCCACCACTCTAAGAATGCCTTTACGTATGGATTGTTCTCACCATTCTTACCATATATTTCAGACCAAGAACCATCGCTTTGATATGCACCTGCACTACTTGTTTTAAACTTCTGATATGCTCCGTTAGTTTTAATATCTTTACCCCATGTTGTACTATAACCAGCATTACAATAACTACATCCAAAGTTACACGTTCTATCGAAACTCACCTCAACAGTTTTTAACAACACATCTTGATCCCACGGGATATTTTTCAATGCAGAAATCTCTTCTTCCGTGTAAATTAAACTTTTAAACACTCTATCTGCAATGTTATTTCTACCGATGTCTTCCACTTTCCAACAGTACGAACACTCTGCGGGTCTAATACCCGTCAACATCATACGACGCATTTCCTTCTTATGTTTTGTATTGTGAAGTGCGGATGGGTTAGTTTTAATTTCTTCTAAATCGATTGGGTGAGGTAATGGTAAGTGACATGAATTTGTATAACCATGACCTAAATGTAAACTTGCGTTGTACCATTTAGCAGCACAAAAACTGCAACTCACTGAGTTCAAATGTTTATCTCTCCAATCTGCTAATTCGTTTGACATATTTCTAATTTTTATATTTTATATTATTTTCGCTGGTCTTGCAAGTTTATTAAACTCATCACTTTTACTAATCTTATCTTCTTGAGTTTCGTAGATTTCGGCGTGATTACCGTTACCCGATTTATCGAAAACTTTAAAACTTGTTTTCTTTTTAAAATCGTACCACAAATAAAGATTCTCATCATCTTCAACACTACTATGGTAGACTTTCACATCCAATACATCACCATAAAACCAACGATGATTATCATTGATACAATGTGGATTACCCGCACCAATAAAAATGTAACTATCAGAATAGTCGTATAGTTTGTATGTTATTTTCTTCTTCTTATATAATACGTTATTTACAAACATAGAGAAATTTTTACCTTTCTTTATGACTTTTACTGTTATTGGTGTTGTTAAATCATATTGGTCATGTACAAAAATTTCATTTTGAAAAACTTCACCGTTATCATTTATCTCACGCCATGTCCATTTTAAAAAATCTTGTCCGTCATAATTGAATATAAAAATACCCATTGAACCTTCTCTTGAAATCACACATGAATCTAAACCTTCTGAACTATTAGGTGCCATCGTGAATGTAGTTTCAAAAATGAAATCTTTTTTTAATAGTTCATAACTTTTGGTGTTAGTTTTACTATTAGTAAACCTATCAACTATGTATGCAACTTTTTCAGTGTTTGGTTCCGTCTTTCTTTTAACCTTAACTTCTTTTACTACTACGGTAGGTTTGGTTTCGTTTTTAAAAATTTCAGCGTCGATTTTGTTACCTGATTTATCAAATATTTTAGTCGCACTACTGTTTTTAAAATCAAACCACAAATACAATGTGTTAATGTTTTCATCACAACTATCGTATATTTTAATATCATGAATTTCACCATTAAACCAACCATAGTGCCCTTCTGGATTGTTAGGATTTGAAACACCGATAAACATAGACTTGTCAGAATAATCAAACAAATCAAATTTTATATGTTTAGTTTCATAGAATTCATTGTTCACATACAAATTGAATGACTTATCTTTTTTAATGACTTTTACATTTGTAGATTCAAATAAATCATATTTTTTATGTACAAAAATTTCGTTATAGATGTGATTCTTTTCATTATCAACTTCCCACCACACCCATTTGATGAAATTCTCATCATTAAAATTATAAAGGTATATACCCATATTATACCCTTCTCTTGATATAATACAACTTTCTCCTTCATTTGGTTTGTTTGCAACTAAATTAAATGTTGATTCAAATATAAAGTCGTCGGTAGTTATCAAGTCGTAACTATCGTTATTTGAATCGTTTTCCATTACACGATTTATTATGTATGCCTTTTTGTTTTTGAATATCATAGTTCTCCACATTTATGGTAAAATTCCTCCAATTCAGGAAAAGTTTTACAGAAGTTGGTATTTCTTCTAATGTCATGTTCGGTAATAAACTTATAAAAATCTTTCCGATTTGTATTAATCATTTTATTACCTTCTGACGAAGTAAACCAATCTTTTATTCTTAAAATTTTATTTATTTCTATATCAGTAAATCCGTGACCATCCACAACACCAGTTCTTACTTGTTCATAAAAATCAACCAGTTTTGCTTGTTCATCAATCGCGGTGACCCAACTTTCATCTAATATTTTAACTGTTTGGTGTTCAGGAAATCTTAAGTATGAGGAATCTAATAATAATGATGACCCCCAATATCTCGATGGATTATGGTGTCTTCTCTTTAATTCTGCAACATCCTCAATTAGATATTTGTAATTCGGAACTGACAACGCATTGTACGTTGACATAATATCAATTGTAAGTGGTTTAAATTTATCCAATAAGAAATCTACCCTCTCTTTGAATAACTTATATTCAAAACCATTTCTGATGTATTCCGCTTGGGGTCCCCAAGTGTCACAAGAAGTGAAGATGATAAATTCATGAACTAATTCTTGGTCTAGTATTATTTCAATTTTCTTAACAAATTCATCAAATAACTTTTTTGGGATACCTAAATTACTATTAATACATAAACTCAATTTTTTATTTGGGTTTGGTGTTTTAATAATGTAATCTAATATCTTAAACGTATCTTTATTTAATAACGGTTCTCCTCCTGTGATTCTAAACGTATGTAGGTCTTGATACATTTCAGGCCACCATTTCCAAAACGCGTCAACATATGGATTTTTTTCTGAAGCCAAATACGGCATCGTATCCTCCTTCTTAAACCATTCAACGTCGTTATAATTTGTGCTTGTTTTATAGGGTCCGTGAGTATTAATTTCTTCCATCCATTTAGACGAATACTGCGGACCACAATACGAACACTTAAAATTACAAGTATTGGAAAAACTTACCTCAACGTATTTTGGATTGTAATTCTTTTTCCAACCAGATTTTAATATATCTTCAAAGTAAGGTGCTGACCATGGTTCTGCAGATTTTAAAGTTCTATCAGAAAATGCATATGATGCATTTTCAATATTCCAACAATAATCACACTCCTCAGGTCTTTTATCCTCCAACATTTCTTTACGAATCTGTTTCTTAAAATTCGTATTATGTAATGCTGTTGGGTTGGTTAATATTTCATCTAACGGGATTTTATGTGGTTTAGGGTGGTGACAAGAATGGGTTGTTCCATTGTGTAAGTGCATGGTAACTTGAGTCCATTTTGCCAAACAGAACCCACATCCCACCATGTTTATCTTATCTCGTGTGTTATGAAATACGTCGTTTAACATTCTAATATTTTATGGTGTAAGAAATTTAAATTTCCTGTTTTATCAATTGATTTATTAAAAATAATATCGTCACAAGTGTGATGTGCTAATAATTTCGATTTCTCGTAAACTTTAAATTCATGTAAATAAAGTTCGGTACTGTTTGAGGTGTCGTCAACATGTGAATAACTATTTGCGCCAAAAACTATACATGGATTTGATTCAATGAATAGACCTAATTTTTCCAAACTTAAATCTAATTGTACTTCATCATTAATGTAGATTGTTAAAGATTTTTTAGGAACATGAATCATCTTTAAATCAATTTCAACACCATCATGTATACTAAATGGAAATTGATAAAACTGTGACGATTCATCTTCATATCTTACCGTGAAGAACAACATATTTTTATGCACATCCAAACCACAATACTTTGGTAATATGGTAAATATGGTTGCGTTTTTATCTAAAGTATCTAATAACGTGAGTTTCATTTCTATTTTGAAATTGTACTCACCACTTAAAACCTTAGTTGCGGGATTTTCAGGAAAAGTATCACATAAAACCGATGGATAAAATATCCAAGGGCTATATTTTTTTATATGTATCATAAAATTTCTTTAATTCAGGAAACGTTTTAACAAAATTGGTGTCCCTTCTTTTATCTAACTCATCGACAAATTTCACAAAGTCTTTTCTATTTTTCTCAACATCAAAATCATCTTCGTGAATTGCATAATCGTACAATCTCTTTATTTTCTGAATTTCGGTGTTTGAGAATCCGTATGATCCTTGAACAAATTCGGTCATACCATAATATAACGCTTTTTTCGCAGATTCCAAAATCAACTCCTTATGTTTCTTATCTAAAATTTTAACCGATAGATGAGAAGGATATCTCAAATATGCGGTGTCTAGTTGAATCGCCGAAATCCAATATCTCTGACTATTCGCATATTTCTTTTTCGCTTTGAATACTCTTTCTATTAAGTCACTATATGTGAAAACTGAAAGTGCGTTATATGTTGACATGATGTTAATCGTAACTTTAGGTAATAACGTTAGAATTTTCTCTACGTTACTCCAAAATTTTTCATAATCCAAACCATTCCTTGTATACTCAGCTTGTTTACCTACCGCCTCAACCGATGTAAAGATAATTAATTCTCTAACTTTATTATTATCGGATAGGTCTTTAGCAATTTCAATAAACCTGTCAATAATTGAATCAGGTGACCCTAAATTTGTATTAATAGCTAATGATATGTTAGGGTTAATGTCAGAATGCTCTTGGATGTATTCTAAGACCTTAAATGTGTCCTTTGCTAATAACGGTTCTCCACCAGTAATTCGGAACGTGTGTAGGTCTTTAAAGAGGTCAGGCCACCATTCCCAAAACGCATCAACATATGGATTGTGTTCTGATTGTTTATACGGCATTTCATTCTTAGCTCTTAAATCGTCAACACTATTGTATCGATAACTTAAATCATAGTGTCCGTGTTTCTCAACTTCCTCCACCCACTTTGAGGAGTACTGCGGTCCACAATATGCACATTTAAAATTACACGTATTTGAAAATGAAACCTCAACATATCGTGGGTTGTAATCTTCTCTCCAATTAGATTTAGATATTGTGTCGAATTGGTTTAATGACCATGGTTCTGTTGATTTAAAAACCCTATCAGAAAAAGAATTCGAACTATCCTCAATATTCCAACAGTAATTACATTCAGAAGGTCTTTTACCTTCTAACATTTGTTTTCTTTTGTCTTTTTTGAATGTTGTATTGTGAAGTGCAGATGGGTTTCTCTTTAATTCGCTTAATGGAATTTTGTGTTGAACTGGATGGTGACACGAATGTGTTAAACCTGCACCCAAATGGATTGTTACTTGAGTCCATTTTGCCAAACAGAATCCACATCCTACACTATCTAATTTATCTTTAGTTTTTTGAAACTCTTGTATGTTATTATCTGACATGTCTTAATTTTATAAAGTTACGTTAATCATAGTTACGTTACCTTCGTAAGATACACTATTTATTTCGTATTTTAAACTATTCATACCTTCATTTTTATAGTCAATTTTACCTTGTTGCATCTTTGTGACAAACCTTTTCTCGTTCTTCGCAGTGGTTTCCCCTTTGACCCACTTACCATCCACAAAACCTTCATCTTTATGTTCCATACAAAAGAATCTACCTTCTCTTCTTTGGGGTATTAGGTTTTGGGTTACGTCAAAACTTTCGTTTTCAATTTCCACATCATATCCCCAACCTGATGTTTCATTAACGTTATTCATAAAACCGTTTGAAAAATCACAATCAAAAATTAAACCGTCGTTGGTGTTAAATGTGTCTTCGACTTTATCAATAAATTTGTTAAAGATTTTAACATGACCAATTTTACCTTTGTAAAATGTAAATGTTTCATTACAGAAACCAATTATAAATGGTTCGGTATAATTATGTTTCATCAATTCTTCACCAACAATAAAAGGTTTGTTCTCTTTACTACCACTTCTATTTGTAACTAATTCGTCATTTACATAGAAATACATTTCCTTCGTTTCATTGTTGAATGACATAGTAATCCAAGTCCATTCATTTTCAAACTTCTTAGCATAGTTGTAATGGTTGTTCTTTTTAATATCAAACATACTCATGTTAACTGAACGTGAGTTATTAAACGATAATCCCCAAGTCCAACTACCCTTTTTCCTAATTAATGGGTATTCAACGAATTTTCTTTTCTCATCACCGACTAACCAAATAGGTACTTTACCTGGTTGTTGTTCCGCATTAAATAAGATTGATATGGTGTGATTGTTGCTTAAACATTCTGTCAATTCTTGATTTGTTGAGAATAGAGAAAACGATTTTTTACCGTCAAAAACCGCAACCGGTTTATTGTTATATGATTTAAAAATTGAGTTATTTGAATATCCCTCGAAATGGCACCTCCAAAACAAATCATCATCTTCCTGACCCCAATCCCAATATTCATTAGAGTATCCGTTTGTTCTTTCCATTTGTTCTTTGGTAAACAAAACAACACCTCCAAAGTATTGATCATAACCTAATGTATATCCATATTTTGACAATTTGGTTGCAATATGTACAGGATGTTTATCAGGATAAGAATAGTCACACTCTTCAAATGGAACCATATCAACATCATGCCAAGCAATGTAGTCACACCCGTCTTCAAATGCATGTTTTGCTGCAATATTTTTCATGGCACCTCTGTTGAATAGTTTATCATCAACTTGATGTGCAACATAAAATTGATGTTCTATTCCTTGTTTATTTAAGTGTTCAGTTAGTGCAGGTACTAAAGCATCCAAATGATTCTTCCTGTTTCTATACGGTATACAAATACCTAATTTATGACTCATATTCCAACATTTATATGTGTAAAATTTTTGTTTATTATATTGACACCGTATTCAATAAATTGTAATGTTGATAATCCATCATTATACAATAAATCATCATTTAGTGAAACTTCATTAAGGAATCTTAATTGATTCCATCTCGTTGCTTGGTCTTTCCATTTATTTTCTACAAAACCATTTTCCATGTGAGGCATTAAACTAAACAACGACTTTCTTCTATGTGGTATTTTTACATATAAAATATCATCCATTTTAAAATTAATCATCTCACAGTTCACAATTTCACCATCGTTATTGTTATTAGTTAAATCAACTAATTTATAATCTTTAATTTTAGATGCATCGTAATATAACTTCAATGAGGATGATGAATTATAATCACCATAATTTTTTGTTAATTGATTATCAAAATTATTAGAAATTTCAAATACCTCTTTTTCATTTAATGCGGAATTCCAATGTGCAAATAAATCAATATATCCTTTGAAATATTTTTCGCCGTTTTCATCTACATATTTTAAAAACTTTCTATTTGGGTCACCTACACCTAAATAAAAGTGTTCTTCGTTTTTGTAGTTATATATGTTTTTAAAATCAACATCACCGATTTTTAAACCATCTTGGTAAACAGTAATTTTATGTGTGTCGTAATCTATCGTAACACACATATTTGTTTTATAATTAGGTTTGATTTTTGAATTCACATATAAGACGTTGTTGTCTTTATCAAATGTACAAAAATTATATCTTGAGAATGAATTGTATGAAATTGCAAAATCATGCCCTGGTATCGAAAAAACATTATAATTGTCGGTAGAACTTAAATGATTACATATTAATTTCTCCGGATAAAATGAAATGAAGAATGTGTTATTTCCGTTTAAGTCGAAATTGTTTTTTCCTTTAACATATGCATTAATTCCATTGAATTTTAACGATTTACTTTTTGGTCTTAAGTTTTTTAATTCCAAAGTGTCTAATTCTAATTCATGTTTTTTACATCTATAAAGTAAATCAGTATCCTCAAATCCCCATCCCCAATACTTGTTTGAATAACCGTCTATTTTTTTAAAGTCTTCGACCGTAAACATGGTAACTCCGCCGAAATATTCTTCAAAGGTTTCTTTAGGTTTTTCGTCTCTATCAAAATATTGAAAATCGGTGGCCATGTGTAATGGTTTATCTGAGTAACTATAGTCAACCGATATTGGGACCATGTCAACATCATGAAAAACAACGTAATCACATTTCATTTTTTCTGCATAAGTAAATCCAATATTAAGAAGTGAACCTCTATTGAATTGTTTTGCGTCATCTTGGTCAATAACAAAAACATGATAAGGAATTCCCAAGTTTTCTAAATAAAATTTAAGATTTCTTGAGAATTCCCTAAGTTGATTTTTTCTATTTCGATAAGGTACTATTATACCTAATTTTTTCATTTATCTTCGGTTTTGTCTTTGTACACGTCATCAACAAGATACTTCTTGTAATATTCATGTAGATAAAATTGTAATCTTTCGCTCCATTCATTTTTATCAATTTCTTCAAACCAAATGGTTAATGAATCAAGTGAATTACCAATTTTTTCGAGGGCTTTAATTTTTCTTAATTCTAAATCGAATTGTTGTTTTTCTTTTTCTTCCTTTGTCATATAGATTTTATTTTATTTATCAAATAATTCCATTGTCTATATCCGTTATATTCGGGATATATTAATCCTTTTTCAAACATGAAATCGGGGTTGTCTAAGTTTATTTTGAATTTTGTTTTAAGTAATGATTTGAACATTCTTGAATATTCGTCTGAATATGAATAATCTTGTTTGACATTTGCAACTTCTCGTATTCTGTCAATTGCAGTTTTGTCCCATTTAAAATGGTGAACTTGTACCGTTTTAGAAGGATGTATTAAAGGATGATTCCATCCTTGCCATCTCCATGTTGTTTGACCATTTATCTTCGCATAATGTTGTCCATTGGTGATTTCAATATAACCTTTAACAACACAAATTTTATTTGGACAAGCTTCACTCATTGGATACCTAAAAAATCCAGCATTTGGGTATTGTTCCCAAATCGATATGTCATTTTGTAATTCAACGAATTCACCGTTCTCACCAATCCTATCAATAAATCCTCCTCTTACAATATCCCAACCATTTATTTCACATTCTTTGATTAATGTTTTTAGATTATTTTCGGGATATAAATGAAATTCGTCAATGTCGGCAATAACCCACCAATCATTGGGATGTTTTGATTTAATAAAATTATATAGACCTGTAACCTTCTCCCAATCAAATACTCTACTTTTAATTGTGTGAGCAATTTTAACATTATTAAAATCCTTAATAATGTCTCTAACTTCATAATTAATCGTTGGATTGACATCCGATTCATAAACAATGATGTTTATTTCATCGACATGACTTTTATAATGATTTATAAAATGAGTGAGTAAATTTGAACCGTGACCAATAACTGTTAATAGACGAATCATACATATAATATAATTAAATTTGTCTAAAAAATCAAATTCTTCTTATATTATTTTTTTCTAATAATAGTAATTCCGGTTGATGATGGTTTGTTTTTAACTATACCGTGATTAAATAGATTAATCTTTTCCCAAACATTAGTGTCAATCTCTTGAACAAACTTTATTGGTCCTGTCCAATCGTCGTGATCGCCTCTATCCTTAACTTCTTGGGTTATAATGAAATTGTCAGCATAATTGGGGTCAGTGTCGTGTATTGAAACGATACCATTTGGTGATAATAGTTGTGTGTACAATTCAAAATCTTCTTTAACACTTTCGTAACTATGTCCAGCATCAATATGTAGATAATCGATTTGTATTTCTTGTTTTACAAAGAAATTATAGAAAGCGTCTTCGGTTGTTGTGTTTAATATCCTCGGAGAGTAAACTCTTCTAAAAAATGATTCTTCGTTCATCCAATTAACCTGACCTCCAATTCCATTCGCAGCATCGACTATGTATGTGGTACCAATATCACCCCAATTAATGTCACGAGTTCCCTCAAATATCTTTTGTGAATGTAAATCTAATCTTGCTTGTGTCATAATACGAGGTATAAATCCTCCACCACTACCTAAACATACACAAACCTTTGCTCTCATGTATTGAATAAGTGAATAAACAATTAAACCGTCACCTAAGTGTAGGTCAGTTGCACCGTGTGACCATCTATATGGTACGTTAACTAATTTTTCATCACCAACTTCATCAAATTCAACATTGTTGGTGATTTCACATCTTATAAATTCTTGATTAGTAATCATATTCAATTAGTGTTATCGATTTTATCTTTAATTAACGTATATAACTCATTGTCTCTCTGTATTTGTACACCACATATTCTTGCGGATATTTGAATTGATATTCCTTCGCCCGAACCGACAACAGTTTTTCTCCCACTAATCACATCACACGACTCCTTAATGACTTGTAACTTCTCGTACATTTGATAGAAATTATCTTTTAACCCTTCTTTATTAAAAACTAAGAAGTACTCGTAAATCGTCTCTAAATCACCATATTGTGGGTATATTTTTTGTAAATATGTTTTATAATTCAACCAATCAACATCATCAGGATTCATTTGAATATCTTTCACATACTCTTTTCTAATTTTATGCCCTAATAAGGTTTCAACATACGAAATTCCTTTTTGGTAAGGGTAATTATTTAATTGATTAACAAATGAATAATCAGATATTAAAGTATCCGCATCGATTATGATTGAGATATTGTGTTGTTTTAATATTTCCTTAACCAATATTATTTTATCATGATATGATTTAAGACGTCTATTGTAATCTATCAGTCTAATGTTAGTATTCGATGTGAATTGATTTGGTTCGTCAGTTAACACATAACACTTGATTCCCATATCATTTAAATGTGTTAATTTGTTTTTAGTTTTAGTAAAATAAGACTCATCCCCAAAACACATTATACCTATGGCAATATTACTCATAGGTATAATATAGATAAAAATTAAGAAAAAAACAAATTAAAATCCTTTAATCACAACGACTTTACCTGTTTGATTTGATGAGAAATAAACATTGATATTGTTCGAATTGACAGAATTAATTCTTGAAGGTATCACAACATCTCTATTATTATCCCAAACTGTGACAACAGTAAAATCGGAATTTAAGTTGTGTGGAATGGACCACGTTGCTGAGTTAGTAAAACTCCCTGTATATCTTAAATCATATATGTTACTAACTGGAATTGAACCACTTATAATGTGTCCACCTGGTGCGATATTAATATTACCTGTTTGTGGTGATGAGAAGTACACCTCCATATTATTAGTGTCAACCGCCTTTATACCACTCGGAATAACTATTCTATCGGTGTTGTCATAAACATTAACTAACGGATATTTTGTCCCTAAATTGTGTGTTATTGACCAAGTTGCCATGTTAGTAACCGCATATGTTACTCCACCGGCACCATCTCTACCTGATGTTCCTGAACTACCTGATGTACCACTTGAACCAGATGTTCCTGAAGTACCTGTACTACCCGAAGTTCCAGATGAACCACTTGAACCTGAACTTCCACTCGTTCCACTACTTCCTGAACTACCTGATGTACCACTTGAACCAGATGTTCCACTGGTTCCTGATGAACCACGAGTACCTGAACTTCCACTTGTACCACTACTTCCTGACGTTCCACTTGACCCCGAACTACCACTAGTACCTGATGTTCCACTTGTCCCGCTTGAACCTGAACTACCGCTTGTTCCTGAAGTTCCGCTACTACCAGAACTACCTGATGTGCCAGCAGTCCCTGACGAACCTGAGCTACCACTAGTTCCTGAAGTACCACTTGAACCTGAACTACCACTTGTACCTGAGGTTCCACTAGAACCCGATGAACCACTTGAACCTGAAGTGCCTGAAGTTCCTGATGAACCACTAGAACCTGAGGTTCCACTAGTACCTGAACTACCACTCGTACCACTTGTTCCAGCTGTTCCTGAAGAACCACTAGAACCCGATGTACCAGAAGTTCCTGAAGAACCAGCAGCCTTTACCCACGCAGTTCCTGTATATCTATAAATGTTAGTGTCTGTCGTATCGTAATAAATTGCTCCCGTTGCATTCATTGCCGGAGTACCTGTTGAAACAGGAATCGATAATGAACCCGTAATTCTCACAGAACCCGTGAAATTATGTTGGTCACCTGCATCGTTACCAAAGGCAGATGATCCACTTTGGAAACTTGTTGTCATAAATGTAACCGAGTTGGATACGATATATTGGTTTGCAGTTAGATTACCTCTAACTTGTAAATTACCACTGATAATACCACTACCTGTCACATTTAAATTACTTCCATCAAACGACATGTTTGATTCAACAGTTGCATTTGGTGCAGACCCATTAAGAGTTATAATACCATTATCAAATGTACCTGTTAATGTTACTGTTCCGCTTGAACCTGAACTACCTGATGTACCTGCAGTTCCTGAAGTACCGGCAGTTCCTGAAGAGCCCGAACTACCACTTGTTCCACTTGTTCCTGACGAACCTGAACTACCTGATGTTCCACTCGTGCCTGCACTTCCTGAGGAGCCAGAACTTCCCGACGTACCACTTGTACCTGACGAACCTGAAGTACCTGATGTTCCACTCGTGCCTGAAGAACCACTTGATCCTGATGTTCCTGATGATCCGCTCAATCCTGAAGAACCTGATGTACCAGCACTTCCCGAGGAACCGGAACTTCCTGATGTACCACTTGTACCTGAGGAACCAGAACTTCCGCTAGTCCCTGAAGTACCCGATGAACCACTTGTACCTGAAGTACCGGATGTTCCCGAAGATCCTGAACTACCACTTGTTCCTGAAGACCCACTTGAGCCTGATGTTCCGCTCGTACCTGATGTACCCGAACTTCCGCTCGAACCTGAAGTTCCACTCGTTCCACTACTACCTGATGAACCCGAACTACCACTTGTACCAGCACTTCCTGATGAACCAGAACTACCACTTGTACCAGCACTTCCTGATGAACCGCTAGTACCTGAACTACCACTAGAACCTGATGAACCAGACGTTCCTGAAGAGCCCGAACTACCACTTGTACCTGATGAACCACGAGTACCTGAACTACCACTTGTACCAGCACTTCCTGATGAACCCGAGGTTCCGCTAGTACCTGATGTACCCGCAGCCTTTACCCACGCAGTTCCTGTATATCTATAAATGTTTGTATCTGTTGTATCGTAATAAATTGAACCCGTTGCCTTTAAAATCGGGGAACCGTTTGATGTGGGAATTGTAAGTGCTCCCGTTATAAAAACTGAACCAGTAAACAAATGTGTATCGTCAATTGTATCACCAAAAACTGTATTACCTGAAGAAAATGATTGAGTAAAATGAGTTACCGATGATGATATTATTAACTGTTGTGCGGTGATGTTACCACCAACAACTAAATCTTGTGATAAAGATAATGATCCTGTTATTGATGCACCTCCGTCATTAACTAACAGTCCGTTTTTTACTATAAATTGATTCGCCATATGTTTACTGTTTTCACTGTCCAACAGTCTTATATAAATACTTTATTATTTCGTTTAAGTAAATAAAAAAAGGAGACTTTTTATGGTCTCCTTTTTTAACATGTATCATTATTTTTTTATAATAATGTTGTAGATGTTTTAAATACCCATCCACCGTTTGATGTGAAGTTCAAATCAACAGTTCCACTACCTAATGTTACAGTGAAATATGCTCCATCTGTACTTCCAATATCAACCGTTGAAGTTTCATTGTATACTACACTTGAACCATTCCATACTGATGAAATTTGTCCTGAACGTGCATTTGAACCTTTAGAAATTGTGTAGTTGTAGAATGCTGCGGTGAATGAACCTGTCTCATCTGATGATACTACATTTGTACCATTAGTCGATGTAGTTGATTTATTAACAAAAGTTGTTAAAGTTTCTCCTGACACTGTTAATGAACCATTAACTTGAGCATTTGAATCAATTGTTACTAATGTTCCATCATCACTGATATTTGTGTCACCAATTTCGGTTGCCGATGTGAATTTAACAAGTGCATTTATAGTACCTGAAACCGAAACCGATGTACCTGAAGTACCACTAGTTCCTGATGTTCCTGAAGTACCTGATGTACCAGATGTTCCTGATGAACCACTTGTTCCACTTGTACCTGAAGTTCCTGAACTACCAGAAGTTCCTGAAGTACCACTTGTACCAGATGTCCCACTTGAACCGTCAGAACCGCTAGAACCTGAAGTTCCACTAGTTCCCGCAGTTCCACTTGTTCCACTAGAACCTGAAGTTCCTGAAGTTCCTGAAGTACCGGATGTTCCTGAAGTACCGCTAGACCCATCAGAACCAGATGTTCCACTTGTACCCGATGTACCGCTAGAACCTGAAGTACCACTTGTACCAGATGTTCCACTTGTACCCGATGTACCGCTAGAACCTGAAGTACCACTTGTACCAGATGTTCCTGATGAACCATTACCACCGACAGTTGCAATTACTGTACCTGATGTTTCTTGACTAAAATATACTTCTAAATTATTACTGTCTATTACGTGAATACCTGTTGGGATTACAACATTATCAAATGAGTCGAATACGTTAATAGCAGGATATTTGTATCCTAAATTATGAACGAATGACCAAGTTGTAGATGGTGAAGATATTACATGTGTTTTAGTTTGACCTGAAACAATTACTGCGTTTTCAGCAAACGCCGCAGTTACAGCATATGATGAAGTACCTGCAAATTGTGACGATACTGAACTTGTGTAAGTATTGAAATCAGTAATATCTAATTTTCCTGTACCAACCGCAAAACCATTTAATGATAATGAACCTGTTATGTTAACAGAACCTGTAAATTGGTGAGTATCATCTAATGTATCACCAAATTTAGTTGAACCTGATTCATAAAGTACCGATGAAGTTACTAATTGGGTGTGTATTTCTTTAGCGGTTAATGTACCTGTAATTACAACATCACTATTAACATTAACAACAGTTCCGTCATCAGTAATACTTGAATCTACTAATGTTGGGTCACCAACACCAGTTTGGAATTTACCAATTGTGTTATTTGTACCTGTTACTGTTACTGATGTTCCCGAAGTACCCGACGTTCCACTTGTACCAGAAGTACCTGAGGTACCGCTTGTACCGCTAGAACCTGATGTTCCACTTGTTCCAGAAGAACCACTTGTACCCGAAGTACCACTAGTTCCTGACGAACCATCACTACCTGATGAACCTGAGGTTCCACTTGTACCAGAAGTACCCGCAGTTCCTGATGTTCCACTTGTACCACTTGTTCCCGATGAACCATCACTACCTGAACTTCCCGAAGTACCTGATGTACCACTAGTACCTGAAGTACCGCTAGAACCTGACGTTCCTGAAGTACCACTAGAACCATCAGAACCCGATGTACCAGATGTTCCCGAACTTCCTGAAGTACCTGATGTACCACTAGAACCTGAAGTACCGGATGTTCCTGATGTACCACTAGTACCACTTGTTCCTGAACTACCAGATGTACCACTTGTACCTGAACTACCATCAGAACCACTAGAACCTGATGTACCTGAAGTGCCAGATGTTCCACTTGTACCGCTAGTTCCTGATGTTCCTGAAGAACCTGAAGTTCCACTAGTACCCGATGTAGCTGCGGTATATGATGTACCGTTTATGTATAAATCACCTGAACTAATATATAAAGAACCTGTTACGTTTGTATCTGCTACAATTGAAACTACACTTCCGTCATCTGAAATATTTGAATCTCCGATATGGTCATCACCAACGGCAACCATGATTTTACCTGGTGTGATATGAACTTCGTCACCTAATGAACCTGAGTTTTTAGGACCTGAAATTAAGATTGCAGACATTCCGGCCTCCGGTCCAACATTAGGATGTTGGTAAATCCAGTTATTGTTTTGAGAATCCCAAAGTAACGAACCACTTATTCCTGCCGCAGAACCACTATCTTGAACTGATACTCCACCAAATCTAACACCAGGAGTTGCAGTGTTTAATGTAATTGTATTATCACCAATATCAAGTGCACTACCTGTAACATTTACTAATGAAGATGAACCTTGTACTACTAAGTCACCACTAACATACATTGAACCTGTAACTCTAACAAATGAACCTGATAAATCAATATGGTTATCTGTTATTGTTAAATTTGCAGATGCAGTTGCCGCGTTTGACGAACCATCAGATAATATTACATAACCAGCTCCTGGATTTGATAAATTAATTACTCCTGAAGAACCTGATGTTCCTGAAGTACCAGATGTTCCACTAGTACCTGAAGTTCCTGATGAACCATCACTACCTGAAGAGCCGCTAGTTCCTGATGTTCCTGAACTACCTGAAGAACCGCTAGTTCCTGAAGTTCCTGAAGTACCAGATGTTCCTGATGAACCATCACTACCTGATGAACCAGAGGTTCCACTTGTTCCACTAGTACCTGAAGTTCCTGATGAACCATCAGAACCGCTAGTCCCTGAAGAACCCGATGTTCCACTAGTACCTGATGTTCCCGAAGAACCTGATGTTCCACTTGTTCCACTTGAACCGGATGTTCCACTTGTTCCTGATGAACCGTCACTACCTGAAGAACCAGATGTTCCACTTGTTCCTGAAGTTCCTGAAGTACCAGATGAACCATCAGAACCACTAGAACCTGAAGTACCTGAACTACCAGATGTTCCTGAAGTACCGCTAGAACCTGACGTTCCTGAAGTACCGCTAGACCCATCAGAACCACTAGAACCTGATGTGCCAGAAGTTCCCGATGTTCCACTTGTACCTGAAGTTCCACTTGAACCGTCAGAACCACTAGTTCCTGATGTTCCTGAACTACCAGATGTACCACTTGTACCAGAAGTACCTGAGGTACCACTTGTTCCTGATGTACCACTAGTTCCTGATGAACCATCACTACCACTAGAACCTGACGTTCCACTCGTTCCACTTGTTCCCGATGTACCACTTGTTCCAGATGTACCGCTAGAACCTGATGTTCCTGATGAACCACTTGTTCCGCTTGTACCACTAGTACCTGACGTAGCCGCCGTATATGATGTACCGTTTATGTATAAATCACCACCTGTTACGTATAATGAACCCGTTGTTGCTAATGAACCTGATATGAATACACTACCTGTAAAATTATGATTATCATCTTGTGTATCACCAAATTTAGTAGAACCTGATGTGTATAAAATTGATGAACTTACATATGTGATATTTAATTCTTTAGCGGTTAAAATTCCATCAACAATTACGTCACCGTTTACCGATAATTTACCATCGTATATTGAAGCACTAACAGAACCACTTACTATTTTATTTAATTCTAATCCTGTTACTCCTGAAGCTGGAATGTTATACAAACCTGCACCGTCTCCAATGAATGAACCACTAACAGTTCCATCATTGATTATTAAATCACCTGTAATTGTTGTATCACTATTAATAGAAACTAATGAACCATCATCTGAAATATTTGAGTCTATTAATGTTGGGTCACCGACACCTGTTTCAAATTTACCTATTGTATTGTTTGTACCTGTTACTGTTACCGAAGTACCTGAAGAACCACTTGTTCCTGATGTACCTGAAGTTCCACTAGTACCGCTTGTACCAGATGTTCCTGAAGTACCGCTAGACCCATCAGAACCACTAGAACCTGATGTACCACTTGTACCTGAAGTTCCTGAAGTACCGGATGTTCCAGAAGAGCCATCGCTACCTGAAGAACCTGATGTACCGCTAGTTCCACTAGTACCGCTTGTGCCAGATGTTCCTGAGGTACCACTAGACCCGTCAGAACCGCTAGAACCAGAAGTTCCGCTAGTTCCTGATGTACCACTAGTTCCTGATGAACCATCACTACCTGAAGAACCTGATGTGCCGCTAGTTCCTGAAGTACCCGAAGATCCATCACTACCTGAAGAACCCGATGTTCCACTAGAACCTGAAGTGCCAGATGTTCCTGACGTTCCACTAGTGCCACTTGTTCCTGAACTACCAGATGTACCGCTAGTTCCAGAAGAACCATCACTACCTGAAGAACCTGATGTACCACTAGAACCTGAAGTACCACTTGTACCTGATGAACCATCGGAACCACTAGAACCTGAAGTACCAGATGTTCCTGATGTACCTGAAGATCCGTCAGAACCGCTAGAACCTGAAGTACCTGATGTTCCACTTGTACCACTAGTTCCTGATGAACCATCAGAACCACTAGAACCTGAAGTACCAGATGTTCCTGATGTACCTGAAGTACCAGCTGCGGCTAACCATATATTACCATTGTAACGATATATATTAGTATCACTCGTGTTATAGTAGATACTACCGATAACAGGATTTAATGGTTCTGATGTTGGAATCTGTAATGCACCTGTTATATAAACAGATCCCGTAAATTTATGATAATCATCAAGAGAGTTACCAAAATCGTGAGATCCCGATGCATAAGATTCGGTTACATGTAAAACCGAAGAACTTACAATGATTTCCTGTGCCGTTAATGTACCTTGTACGGTTAAATTATCTATAACCGTCGCGGAACCTGAGACAATCAGACCATTTTTTACTACTAATTCGTTAGCCATTTTTTATATTTAATTTTTTTTAAGTTAGTCACACTATAAATATTTTATAACTTTAGATTAACCACTTATTTTTTATATTTATTTTTTAATTATACAATAGAACCTAAAGTTTTATAGTTTAAATGAATTGTCCACGTACCTGAAGTAACGTTTGCACTTAAAACTCCGTTATTTGATAATGAAAATGTAACATCAGAAGTGTTTCCCAAATCTGTTGTGTTAAATTCATTATATGAACTATCAACCCCATTCCATACAGCAGAAATGTTACCAGCTCTCACGTTAAGACCACTTATCACTTGGTAATCAAAAGTTGCCGAATTATAATCACCTAAATCTATTAATGTTGAATTTGAACTAATTGTTTTTGAAGTGATTCCTTGTAAAGATTGAACATTTGAACCTGTATTAACTAATGTTAAATGGTCTTCTAATGTTAATAAACCTGTAATTGTTGTATTTGTATTTCCTGTTGATGTGTCGGTATTAAAAACTTGAGTACCGATTACAACTTGATTATATTCATTGACACTTACAACTTTAACTCCTCCAACATAGATTGAACCTGTTGAAATATAAACGTCTCTCCATTGATAATCGAGAGAACCTAAATCATACGTATTGGTTATTGCAGGAATAATATCTGAACCGACATTAGTATAATTTACTGAACCGCTAACGAAGTGTCCACCTTTCGATACATTTGCATAACCAGCAACTGGTTGTTGGAACACAACATTTATTGCATTTGTATCCACCATACTAATCGCTTCAGGTATTACAACATTACCTGTGTCATCCCAAATTGTTACTTGAGGATAACTTGTTTCTAAATTGTGTACGACAGACCAAGTTTCAGCTGCACTATAATATTGAACTAGACCACCTGTACCGTCTGTACCTGAAGTTCCACTTGTCCCGCTGGAACCCGACGTTCCACTTGAACCATCGCTACCTGAGGAACCCGATGTACCCGAAGTTCCGCTAGTACCTGATGTACCATCACTACCACTTGTACCACTAGTACCTGATGTACCACTTGAACCGTTACCTCCGACAGTTGCACTAACAACACCCGTTTCGTTCCAATTAAATGAAACAACTAAATTGTTCTCATCAATTACTTGAACATCTCTTGGTATTATCACATAACCATCACTGTTATAAACAGTAATTGCAGGATATCGTGAATTTAAATTGTGTTGAAAATTCCACGTATTTGATGGTGTTGTAACTTCTAACTTCTTTGTTGCACCATCTACAACTATTGGGTCAAATGTAACCCATGATACATTTGTACCGTCTGATGATAATAATTGATTTGAAGTTCCGTAAGAACCTAATGAATCAATTAATCCTCCGTGTAATGTAATATCACTATCAACATATACTGAACCTGTAATCGATACATTTGTATTAACTTGAAATCCATCAGCTGAAATTGACGCTGTAAATGGACCGTCACTAATTTGGTTAAGTTGTAAACCTGTTACACCACTTGCCGGAACATTATATAATCCCGCACCATCACCAATAAATGAACCTGTAAAAAATGAAGCACTTACATCTCCACTAATATAAATTGAACCTGTGTTACTTGTATTTGTAACAATTAATTCTTGAACTGAGGGTCCTCCTGAACCAGATACGGCCATAAAGACCTTACCATCTGTTGTATTTAACGCTAATTCACCAAGTTGTAGGTTGGAGTTAGTCGGTTTTTGTCCCGATACACTACTCCTACGCAGTTTTACTATTTGTGCCATATATATGGGGTCCCTCTATTTCAGTGTGATATGTATCACGAATTAATAACCTATATAGGTCATTCTATAAATACTTGTGAATATTGATTTTATTTTAAATCAAATAAAATAATTTCAGTTTCTGAAGTTGGGGAAATTGTGATTGTTTGTTCGTTAGTATAACTAAGACCATCACCCTCAATTAGAGGTATTTGATTGGTATTAGATGTACCTGAAACAACGTATAGATAGTAATTTCTATTTGGATTTAATTCAAATGTAAAATCCTCTGTGAATATTCCGGCAAGTAATCTTGCGTCTTGTTTGATTGGTAATTTCTCTGTGATGTTACAGAATTTATTTAATTTATTTTCTCTTGTGAATTGATACCAATCATGTCTTGGTTCTGTGTTTAATTCGTTTGGTCTAACCCACAATTGTAAATAACGATTTGGTTTGTCAGATGCATTCCCTTCCGTATGTTTAATACCACTACCGGCACTCATTCTTTGTACTGCACCCGCCGGAACATCAACAACATTACCATGACTATCGGTGTGACGACATAATCCTTCAACCACATAACCAAAGATTTCCATGTTCTTATGTAAGTGTTCAGGAACATGACCACCTGGTTGTGTTCTATCGTCATTGATGGTTTCTAACTCACTGAAATTGGTATAAGTCTTATCAAGATAAGGGGGAAAGTAGAATGTACGAAAAGAGGTAATCCAATCAGCTGTCGGATTACCTCTTGTATGTGCTTGTCTATGAAATATCATAAAATTATATTAACACCAACCACCTTTATCAATAACAGGAGTTAATAGTGTGAAAGTTGCTGGAAAATTAAATGTTCCTGTTAACGATGTACTAGCACCACCATTACTTATTAGATAATCAGTATTAGATGGGTCAACAGTTGATATATTTATTTGGTGATTATCTTGACGATACGCCACTTTAACATAACCATTTGATACTGTACTACCTGAACTCCAAGTTACGCTAAATATATAACCATGATAGTCCATTGAAAATCCTGCAGCAGTAAATGTTGCTTCTATTGATGCAAAATCACTTAAATACGCATACACACCACAACCTAAATCAGTTGATTGATTAACTGTAAATCCACTGAAACCATTCCATTCACCTTGTGGATTATTACAAACTGGTCCACTATATTCAGCACCATTAAACATCGCAGGTGTTATTGTAAATGACGGAACATTTGTTTGTGTAAAAAATCCGTTTTGAAATAATATTCCCATTTTATATTTTTTTTCTTTTTAACTAATTGTTATTGTTATTGTGTCACTATATGTGAATGGACTTGCAACGGTAACTGTTTGTAATGCGGTTGGGATAAGAAGGAAACCTTGAGGGTCCAAGAAAAACGCACCGCTACCACCTACGTAAGTTGCTGTATTACCATTTTGAGTAACGTTTATTGTACCACCATTCGTTTGTAAATTTGTAAATTGTGTTGTATAGTCTGTACCTGCATTATTCTTTTTATTGAACATAACATATTGAGCAACACCATTATTTGGGTTATATGTTGATATTGGTGGTCCACCAACATTAGTATAGAATAATGCCTGACCATCCGATGATGCTGGCATTGTTACATTACTACCCGATGCCACATAGAAATTCCATCCAGCACTTACCGCACCTGTTGAAGGTGTTGGTGTTGGTGTTGGTGCTATACCTCCTACCACAACATCAATTGAACCTCCTGACCATGTGTAAGTATATGTTCCCTCAGTTAATCCTAATGCCGATAATGATGTATTATTAAATGTTTGAGTACTTGAAATATTAGCACCTGATGTATATCCTGATGGTACAATCAATAAATATGGTGGTGTCATATCAATCATCACACCAAACGCTTGACCAGTACCTGAACTATTTCCTAATCCAGAACCACTTCCAAAATTACTTGGTACAGATGTGAATCCACTATATGAACTACCTGATGAACCACTAGCACCACAAACAAATGTTGCGTTGCTAATACCTAAACCTCCATTTCCAAATGGTCCAACACTAGCAGATACTAAAGTTAAACCACTAAGGTCAACTGTTCCTGATGCAGACATAACAACATTCGAACCTGAATTACTAATTGTAACAACCATTGGTGCCGAAGTTGATAGTGTACTACTTGGTGTAGGAGTTGGGGTTGGTGTTCCAGTGTTGGTTGGTGTTACTGTATTTGTTGGGGTTACTGTAGGGGTTACCGTATTTGTTGGTGTTACTGTAGGTGTAGGGGTTGCAGTTGGACTTACTGGTGCGTTTGTTATAGCCTCAATAAATGCAGTATCTCCTGTAACAGTTACACCTATATTATTTGCACCTTGTACTAATGGTGCAACTCCAGTACCAACGAAACTAAAGAAGTCACCATCAACACATATAATATTATATTCTCGTCCTTTAACTACATTAACAGTTGTTGATGTGGTATATAGAGTACCATTAAAGGTAATACCTGATATTTCTGGTATAACACTAATTTCCAACGGAACAATGTATTGTGTCGATGGTGTTACTGTAGGTGTTGGGGTTGTTGTTGGTGTATTTGTTGGAGTTGATGTAGGTGTTGATGTTGGTGTTGGGTTTACACAACTAGGTACATCAAAAATCATATTGTTTATAATTTCTACAACTGTAAAACCATCATTACTATCATTAAGAACATAATATCCATCAGTTAGTGATACGGTTGTATTTGAGTTGTTGCTAGAATAAACCGTGTCAAGCACAGTTGGCGTTTGGTTATTTACATAAACAAAAGGTCCCATAGTAATACTACAACTATAGCTAGATAAACACTCAACAGCTTGACATGCTAATGATAAATCATAACCAAATGTACCTGTTACAGTTGTTTCGTGGGCAATTTGAAATTGATATGGATGAAGTACTGATGTTGCTGACGGTGTAGGTGTCGGTGTTTCAGTATTTGTTGGTGTAGGTGTCGGTGTTTCAGTATTTGTTGGTGTAGGGGTTGGGGTAGGAGTTGAACCTGCAAATCCATAACCTTCTTTAGAACTGTTAAAATCAGTTAAAATATCATCAGTTGACCTACAGTTATCATAAACTTTAAGTGAACCAAGAACTAACCCTACGTTACTGTTAGTATAGAAATCTTTTGAAATATTCACCGTACCATTAGGGATACTAAGATTGTTGTTAGCTCCTGAGTTACTTGCTCCAACTATCTCACCATTAACCATATAAGTTAATGATGTTCCTCCTTGCGCAACAACAAGATGATACCAAGTATCATTTTGGAATTGAGAATTTAAATAAACGGTTTGATCCGAAACGTTATATTTAACAAAATTTAATGCGGTTCCGCTATTATCAATTCTAAATGCCCATCCACCATTATTATTACCACCAGCAGCCAATAATGACATATTACTAGGTATTGATGGTATTTTAACCCACATTTCAATTGTGAACGAGTTTACAATTTGATTGTATTGGGTTGTTGATATTGCCGAAGCATAACTACCACCACCTGTGAATGTATAACCTGTTACACCATTAGTCCAAGGATTTGAACCTGTGTAAGTGAAGTCATTATTGAATGGTGATAAATCTATTAAGTTGTTACTTGCATTAATACCTGTAGTATAATCTAACCAAGTAATTAATCCATTAGGACCATCTGTACCGTTAGGTGAAAATTGTGTCAATGGAACCGAACTTGGTGTAGGGGTTGGTGTAGGGGTTGGTGTTGGTGTTACTCCACCAGGTGCCGCAACGTTACTATTTGATGTTGCAGGTGTAGTTGTAGTCCAAGGACTTGATAAATTACATCCCTCCCAACTTGAAATAATAACTATTTGATCATCAAATTCATTATTATAAATTATCGTAACATCTCCAGTAACTTGATCATTTGAGTTATTAACCGCATACCATATTTCAGCTTGTTGACCACAGTTACTATTAGGGTCTAAATATTTTTTTCTTAATGTCCATGTTAATCCTAAACCATTAATACTTGTGATACTACGTGGGACACCTGTGTTTCCACCACTCTCCACTCCCGAAGCAATTACAATTACCGTGTTCGCAGCAGCAGTGAAGTTAAATTGTGAATTGTATGTTGTTGACGCTTCGAAACTATCGTAGTTTTGTAATGTGGGTGACGAAGTATCTCCAACCAATGCATCACCAATTACTGTGATTCCTCTGGAATCATCATCAAAAGCATCAAAAGAAGCGTCCCCCTCAACTGCTAAATTAGTTTGTGGTGTTGTAAATTGTTTGTATGAAAGATATCCATATTGCCAATATTGAGCACCTCCATTTTGACGATTGGTTACAGGGGTCCAGTCAACAGCATAACCTGGTGAATCGTCAAAACTAAAAGGTATAGCAGCAAAAACAATACCTGTGGTATTGCTTTCGGCAACTGACATATTTAATTTCCAAGTTCCTACACCATATGGGTTTGTTCCACCTCCACCTGAGGTACCCATACCAAAACCATTACTAAAAGTTATCGACATTTTATATTTTTTAAAAAGGGGAGACTTGCCCCCCCCTTAATTTATTTTTTAATATGTTCCTCCGTCAATTAGACTTGAGAACTCTAACAGTCCTGTTAGTTCATTGTATCCTAACAATCTATCAGTTACGTTTCCTGTATCTGTTGTACCAACAAATCCTAACACATTTGAATCGTTTCTAAATACGATGTATGATGAGTATTCACCATTATCTGTTGAACCAACTCCTTCAATTGTGAAGTTTCCGTTAATTAACATGTTACCATTATCAGAATCTACGGTAAATTTATTAGTATTTAAAGCCAATGTTGTATCTAAATACGTTAATAAACTATCAGAGATATGGTCATCACCAGTTGCAATTGGGAAGTGACCTACCGATAATGTAGTCTCATCACCTAAAGAACCTGTGTTTAATGGGCCTGAAATCAAACGAGCTGAAGCCACAGAACCTAAATGATCAGGATGTGAGTAAATCCAAACGTTGTTTGTTGAATCCCAAAGTAATGAACCTGTAACACCCGCATTTGAACCTGAATCATAAACCGCTAAACCTGCAAATCTTTCGAAAGGTGCGTATGTGTTTAAGTTGATAATGTTTGTTCCGATGTCAACTTGAGAAGCTGAGATGTGAACAACACTACCTGAACCTAAGATTGATAAGTTTCCTGACACATATAAATCATTATGAATGTGTGTAGGTCCGTAAGTATCGAATGAACCAGAGATTGAAATACTACCAGTAATTCCAACCTGAACATTTTCAAAACTTAAATTACCTAAATTATCTAAACTAACTTTATGAGTTAATTCAGAAGATACGTCGTAGGTTTCTAAACTAATACCTGATTGTTGTACTTTTAATCTGTTAGTACCGTTTTCACTATTGTCAGCGTAAATCTCAACATAATCAGAATTATCACTATGAATATAAACGTTACCATCAGCACCTAAATCTAAATTTCCACCATCAAAACCATATATGTAGTTTGTATATAATGTATTACCATCATTAAAATACATGCTATTTGATGTGTAAACACTACTACCAAATCTAATACTACCACAATCATTGAATATAACTAATTGATCATCATTTGTATCATAATAGATGTCACCACATTGACCGTTGAAATAAACGTGACCCTCATTCATTTCAATATGAGAACCGTTGTCTAATGTTAAGTTACTGTTGTTCGCAACTAAAGATGAGTTAAATAAACCTGAACCGTCCGATACTATTAATGAACCTGTGATTGTCGCTCCACTTGATAAGTTCGCAAAACTACCAGTAAATCCACCTGGTATTGTTAAATTACCATCAACGTCAAATGACATTGTTTTTGATGAACCGTTATAATCTGTTACTAACTCAATAGGATCAGTCGAACTGTAGTTTCTTAATGCGAACGTATCATTAGCATATAATCTAAGATCATCACCAGCAGTTATAGTTACATCGTTGTCAGCTTCAAAAGTCATATCGCTACTTGAGCTCATGTAGATGTCATTACCATCATGTGTATATAACTCGAATGAACCCGATGTGTTTATATTTACATCATTGTTTGTGTTCATTGTAAATCCATTAGATTCACTATATGTAAATCCTGAATAATCAACCAATGAACCTGAAGCTCCTACTGTTACAACTCTTCCTTCTGTTAAACCATCGAACGCAATTGAGTTCAATGAAATATTTGTAAAGTGTGCATTTTCAGCCCAAACATTATTCCATGTTTGACCTGAACTACCTAAATCAAATGATGAACCTGTTTGAGGTAAGATAGAAGAACTAACTTCACCATTGAAGTTAATTGTGTCTCCTGTGTAATCACCTAAGTTGATACTACCACTGAATACAATGTCACCTGTTACTCTTAATGAACCTGTCACATTAACAGTTCCACCTTCAGCCCATAATGAAATGTCACCAGCAGATGCTAATTCAACATATGGAGCACCGTCGGCACCATTACCGTTTAATGCCAAATAATTCCATTGTTCTGTAGTTCCTCTTAAGTAATCCGTTTGAACATCACCACCATCTTGAACAATTAAGTTTGAACCACTTGTCAATAACATGTTACTGTTCTGAGCAACTAAACCACTGTCAAATGTTGCTGAACCATTGGATACTACTAAAGCACCTGTTACTGAAGTATTACCATTTATATTTAATGATGAACTTACAAATACTCCGTTTACACCAACAAGTGAAACAGTTTGTAAAGAATCGTCAATTTTTAAGTAATTGGTGTCATCACCAAAGAAACTATATCCACCACTTGCTTTAATGTGTGTATCACCTAAACCAGTGTTATATATTTCAAAATATCTAACATCTCCTTGGTCAGGTTGTAAATAAAGTGAACCAGTACCTTCGATTTTTGTTGCAAATAATGAACCTGTTAATTCAACATCACCATTAATATATAATTTGTTTCCGGCACCATTTAATGCGTAAACATCACCAGTAGTCGCATCGGTGTTTAAGTTTACTACTCCACCATCATATGATGCAACATTTGTATTTCCACCACCTTCAGCCCATAACCAAAGGTTTCCGCCACCATCCGCAGTAACATCCAAACTATTTTGGTCTGAATATATTCCAACGTATCCATCACTATTAGCAGTAAGGTAACTACCATTACCACCAGACATTTGAACACCGTTTGTTGAATCTTGAAGGTATAATTTACCGTCGTTGTAGATTTCAGACCCTGTGTTGTCACCAACATATATTGTTCCCGTTACATAAAGATTGTCTGTTGTTGAAATTTTTGTATTAACTTGTAATCCAAAATCAGGTGAAATAGATGCAGTTGCACTACCACTAACAATTCTTGATAAATCAAGGTTTGTTACTCCTGACGCTGGAATGTTTGTCAAACCACTCGCATCTCCAACAAACGAACCTGTAAAAAACGACGCAGTTACGTTAGTTGATTGTAAGTCATTAATTGTTACACCTGAGATAGTATTACCTTCGATGTTACCCGTTAAATCAATCTGACTATTTCCAACGTTACTGTTGTTCAATATGTAGAGGGATTTGTTAGAACTAGCATAGAATGGAGTACCATCTAAAGTTGTGCCGTAAGTTGATGCTACTAAGTTAGGAGCCTCACTACCAGCATAAAGTTTTGAAGCTGGTGAGTATAATCCTGAACCTTCATCTGTACCAATAAAAACGAAAGGACCATTTAAATTACCGACTGAACCAGTCGCCATGATCAATTCACCTTTACGTGATGTTGAGTTTTTTACGGAATCTATCGAACCTCTTCTGTGTTTGATAATTTGTGCCATATTTCTTTTTGTTTGTGTTTGTTATAAATATCTTGACTTTTTTCTATCTCAATATCTTATCATTTATTTTTTTTAAAAAAATCCGTCTCCACAGTCAATTATCGTAAATGTCGACATATTACTTCTATCACCTAACGTACCTAAATTTTGTATGGTCATTGATGCCGACTTGATTTGTTGTCCAATCTGATTTTTTAATATACTCATTGCTCCTGATATGATTAATGAATCTGCATCAATATCATTCATTTGAACCAATGTTGTAGTACCTTCAACTCTTAGGTCACCTTTGATGACCATAGAACCGGTTGTATATATTGAACCTGTGAAATTGTGTGTGTCGTCTTGTGTATCACCGAATGATGTTGAACCACTCGCATATTGAGTGGTCATATTTGTCACCGATGATGAAATGATTAACTGTTTTGCGGTAATAGTACCATCAACAGTTAAATTGTTTGAGATGAAAGCCGAACCTGTAACATTTAAATTACTACCATCGAAAGACATGTTGCTTTCAACTGTGGCATATGGTTTAACACCATTTAATGTTATAATACCATTATCTGTATCACCTGAAAGTGTTAGAGAACCTGGTATACCGATTGGTGTAATTGTAAATAAATCACCATCATTTGGGTCTATTCCGTTTGATGTTAATTGTACTACTGTAAATTTCTCAAATCCGAATTCGTACGGAGTTACTTGAGTAATTTGTAAAAACTTGTATGTTGTTGCGTCGTTAAGATTAACAACTTTTAAAACTGTACCTACTTGGATTGAATCTAAATAAGCCCCAATTGATGCTCCGTTCAAATCCTCAGGTCTATCGTTAATTACTATTTCGGTTGGCGAACTACCCCATGAACCTGCGTTCATTGCAAAGTAGTTATTACCCGGATTTACCGATGTATCTGTTGTTGCCTTAAATTTCCATTTTGCAAAGTGACCTTCTTGTCCTGATGTACCTGATGTACCACTGGTACCCGCAGTTCCTGATGAACCACTTGTTCCACTTGAACCGTCACTACCTGATGTACCATCGATACCTGATGTACCTGATGTACCACTAGAACCGTCACTACCTGAAGTACCGCTAGAACCTGACGTTCCACTTTCACCTGATGTTCCTGAAGTTCCATCACTACCTGATGTACCACTTGTACCGCTAGTACCACTAGAACCATCACTACCTGACGTTCCACTTTCACCTGAAGAACCACTCGTACCACTAGTACCTGTACTTCCCGATGAACCACTTGTTCCTGATGAACCATCACTACCTGATGTACCACTAGAACCTGACGTACCTGATAATCCTGAAGACCCACTTGTTCCTGATGAACCGCTCGTACCTGATGAACCATCACCACCAGCAGCACCACCTAAGTTAACTTCCCAAAAGGAACGACTATTAGAACCTACTACATTTGTTACATAAACACTAAGTGCACCTGTTAGATCATCATATGTTATTACATCACCATCAATATAATTTGTTCTATTGAACGCAATTAATATTTTATGAGCAACAATGTATGATAAACCAATACCAACGTTTAATGATATCGTTTGTCCACTTGTTAATGTTGATAAATTAAATGTGTCGGATGATTCAGTTTTAAATCTGTCTCCACTATTTCCACTCGAACCAGACGTTCCACTTGAACCTGACGCACCTGAAGTACCGCTAGTTCCTGAAGATCCTGCGGGTCCCATTCCACCACCCCCTGTACCACCAGTGGCAATCAAATCGGATAAACTTGTACCTGATAGGTACAAATTGTTCGCGTAGACCGCTTCAAGTGGGGTTTCTGGTGAACCTAAATTGATAATTGAGCCCGAAGGAACGTTTTCGGTATCAACTTGGGTCCAATTAATTTTTTGTAAAGCCATGTAAAAGTAAAGTCTTTTACATAAATACTTTTATTTCGATATATTACATTAAAAAAGGGATTTTTTTTTAAATCCCTTTCAATTAAATGTACATTTTGATTTTTTCGATTAAATCATCTCTGTCTTTGTAGTCTCTTTCAGGTACAAAGATTGGTCCCTCGTCTCCTCCGGCAATACTGATATACACACTTGGGAGTGAATTATAACCTGTTTGTTTAACCACTGAATTCCAAATTTTTTTATTAGACTCAACTTCAATTTCAGTAAAAGTTATGTTTAAATTTTTTAATTCTTTTTTTAAATCAACACAATGACTGCAACCATTTAATGTGAACACAATAATCTCGTTCATATTATAATTTATTTAGAACTTCTTTATAATGATTATCGGATTGTACTCCTTGTGTTCTATCAACTAATTTATCACCATTAAAAATCATAACGGTTGGAACTGAACGAATTCCCATATCTAAAGATGTGTCCATATTCTCATCAACATCAATTTTGATAAATTTAACGTCAGGATATTCCTTCTCAATTTGTTCCAATCTTGGGATTAGGGTCTTACAAGGTCCACACCATTTAGCCCAAAAATCAACTACCAATTTATTTCCTTGTGATTGTAATTCTTTAAATCTTTCTGTTGTTACGTTTTCCATTTTTTAAAATCCTATTTTACTTCCGTTATTTGTTGACTTGATTAAATCGACGTCTATATTATATATATCTGCTAAACACATTGATTCCTCCACAATTTGATTTTTACCCAAATGTTTCAACAATTTATTGGTCTCGTTAACTGATAATTTCTCAAACTTATGTTCCGCGATTAACCGACCTTTTCTAAGGAGTGCTTTATCTATTTTTTCTCTCTTCATGTTGAAGGTTGCAACTATTTGAATACTTAAACAATCGCCCAAAATTCCATCAGTTAGATTGAGGATATTTGAAACACCCGCCGGTGACCCATTACCTTCTCTATCGGAAATTACACGTTCAGCATCTTCAATAATTAAAATACTATTTTTGTGATCCATCAAGAATGGTATGATAGATGGTTCTGACAACATTTCCGCCATTGACGGTGGGATGAATAGAATATCTTTGTCTTTAACTAACGATGTTAGATGTTTAATATATGAAGTTTTACCAGTACCAGGGTCACCGTGAAGTAAGATGATTCCTTTACCATTATTTTCATTTAATTTTTTAACAATGGTTTCATGCACTTTAGCGAACTCAGAACCGTAATTCAATTCTAAATCCATTGGGGGAGCGATTAAATCGTATTCTTCAGTGTCTAAATGACCCATGTCAGATTTAACCAAATTAATGTTTGATTTCTTTTTCTTTCTCTCGTAAGTTTTTAATTTTTCAAAATCAAGTTGTTCGGTAATGTCACCATTTTTAATATCATATGCAAAATCGATTTGAACCAAGTTGTCTTTGGTTTTATCAATATTACCGAATACTCTAACTAATATTTTTTTATCGACATTCTCATAAAGTGATTGTGACGACAAATCAAACCTTCTGTTTGATGAAAAAATATTAATCACTTCCACAAACCCAATTGATTTGAAATAATCAATCACGGAGAAATCGTAATAAATCACATTAATGTGCTTGGAAGGTAATTGGTCGAATTTAATTACATAATATTGTTCGGTTGGTATCTCGGTACCATAGACAGTATCATAAATTGGATAATATTCCGGTATGTTTTTGCTCATAAAACAAAAATAGGTTAAATAATTAACTTAATAAACTTAGTTTAGACAAATTTTACCAAAACCTCTGTAGTCTACGAAAATATTTTTTTCGGGGTCTGGCGTTTCTTCTTCCAATTCAGTAATTGACTTATCAACAATAGAAATTGCTTTCATTGTTTTTCGTAATAAGTCAAATTGGTCTTTGTTTAACATTGGTTCACCAAGTTGATTGAAATTCTTTTGTGCGATTTCAGTTAGATGGTCAAAAAACTTTTCTTCATCTACACCATGAAGAAAATATATTCTCGCCTCATCATTTTTCTTGAGGTAATTCTTGACAGTTTGTAAATAGGTTAATACTTCAGGCGATAAATCCATCTATATTTTTTCAATTTGATTTAAAGTTAATGAAACTGCGGTGTTTCGACCAAATATTTTAATTTCAATATCAACTTTATCTCCTTTAATATCAGATATAACTCCATCAAAACTTGCAAACGGACCCTCAATTACTTTAATCACTTCACCTTTGATATATTTTAATCTTTTTGACTCAACGTGATTTTCTAACGTATCATCTTTTAAAATTCTTTTGATATCTGATTCTCTAAGAAGAACCGGTGTTCTATCTCCGCCCATACCCATAATGTTTGGTAAACCCGTTAAACTTTTTAACTCCTCTTCGTTCAATCTTTTACCACATTCAAAATATAGATATCCACTATATAGAACTTTATCTCTTAAAACTTTTTTATTCTTAACAGAAACAAACTCTTTCTCCAATGGACAAATAAATCTATTAATGTTTTTAATTTTTCCAAGTGAAATCTCTTTGTTGAATTGTTCGGTTAATGATCTCTCCTTTCCTGGTAATACCTTTACCACATACCAATTTGTTTCCATAGAATTTTAAAATAAATATTAATAATTCATTATGAGAAGTTCAATCCCCTCATTCTGAGTACCGTCTTTTTTGGCTGCGGCCGCCTTTTTATAAGCTTTTTCTTTCCAAACATAAGTTTCTCTCGGAAACCATTCTGATAGTTGTGGAAAATCATAATATGACAAACCAAATTTCCCTTGCATATTTTGTAAACAAGTTGCCAATCTTTGGTGTGTTTCTATTGTAAAGATGTGATTTGAATAGTAGTTCTCCGTTTTATAATACGGTGGATCCATATAGAAATATGTAGTTGGTGAATCGTATTTTTCAACAACCTCTTGGAAATCCATATTTTCAACAAAAGTAATTTTGTCTAAATGTTCTCTGTATTTTGGATGTTTTAATTTATCCATAAAGATTAACACTTTACATCTGTACTTACCTTTGTAATCCATGTATGAAGCAGTTTCAGGTTTTGATCCTGAGAATACTTGTGTTAATACGTAAACATACTTACAAGCAATTTCTAAACTATTCTCATCTGTGATAACTAAATTGTCATTGAATACTTCAGTTTGATATTCGTTAAACATCACCGCAAATTCGGGTGGTGTGTCAACTACACCCAATTGTTGACATGGGTAGTGTGACAATGCTTCATGTAAAACGTCATACTGTTTAGCCCACTTCATTAAGTTGGCGTTTAAACCATTATAGTCATTATAGACCACCGTCTTAAGATTAGGGTATTTCTCTAGGTCCATATTAAAAAAGACCCAAAACATACCTGAGAATCCCTCCACATAGGTTTCAATGTCATTAGGGATTTGAGGTGCAATCCACTTACCAATTCTAGCTTTACCGCCGATGTAACTTATCATTTCAATTTAAATTATGTACATTAAAAAATATAGAGAATAAAATTGAAAAAAAGAAATTAATAGTATATATTTTATATATGAGTTGTACAAGTTGTAAAGAAAAAAAGGACATTAGGGAAGAACTTATGAAGACAACCAAAATTGTCAGTAAAAGTGTCATTTGGTTTATAGTGATATGGACAATACTTGGTATTTACGGTTTGGTTACCTTAATTTCTAAGATTTTATGAAAAACGGGAAATATTTTATAGTACTGTTCTGTAATAAAAAAAGAATCAAAGTCCTTTATAAATGCATGAAGAGGACAACTATTACCGAATATTGGCACGAGTTCAAAACTGAAAAACAACCGCCATTTCTAAAAGTCCAAGGTGGTAAACGAAAACAAGAACAAGTGTTTGAACTTGCATTGATATTTCCCAACAACAGATGGGCCACAAAAACTTGGGTTAAGGATAGTTTAGGTAGAAACCAAGAGGCTAAAATTGAAGACGACAAATTTCGTATAAAAGAAATTATACCTTATTGGAAAGAGGAATTAATTTACGATTTCCAAATCAAAAAAAGAATACGTTTCCATGAGATGATGGAAAAGATACTACCTATTAAAGAAATTGCACAGGTTTTTATTTTGAATAATAAATTATTCGTACAAGTTGAAAATGATGTGAAATTGTATGGTAATAAAAATCGAGAGGATGCCAATCGATTATTTGAAATTGTCAGAGAAGAACTGACCAAAAAGAAAAGAGGTAATTTTATTTTTGTTAAGGATGTAACAACACATCAAAGAAAACTATTGTATGATTTTTTGGTAAGTAAGGGGTTTAATAGACGAGAACTCTTTAGACATTACTCTTACTAAAAACAAAATCCACCATACCTATTGTAATTGTGAACTTATCTTTAGGTCTTTCCATTTTACTTCCGTATTTTTTTTGAATTGTTAAATAAACGTTTTCGAATTCTTGGTTATTCAATTCAACGATAACCGTCGATGATAATGAGTTCACATTTGCGTTTTCAAGCAAGTCTGAGATAATTGCCAATTGATTTAAAATCTCACCTTTTTTTTCCATAACCAAATATCCTACTTATTTTATCGAACACAGTAACCTTATTTTCTTTGAATAAATCTTCTTTATTTATTCTTTTTATTTCGTTTATCATCTGATTCTTGTGGTTCTGTATCTCCATCTTGTCCTTCTCCATCTCCTTGTTCAATATCTCCAAGGCTTGGTGTATCCTCTTGTCCATAGTTATCCGTTAAATTAATTTCTTTTAGTCTATCTAAAGATTCTTTCTTAAACAACTCTTGTAATTGTTTAACTTTCTCGTTGAACAATTTTTGTTTCTCTTCTTCTTCGATATTATATTTAAATACCTCATTTGCGCAAGCGAATACAACATCGTATCCTTCTTGTGTTGCATTTGCAATTAAGGAAACTAAATTAAACTTATCGTTTTTATCTTGTACTTTAAGTGTTATGGTACGATATGGTTTTACAATCTCATCGTATCTCCACGTCAATGGTAATTTAATATCTAAACTAACATTATTTTGTACCTCTCTTAAAGAGTGGAAATGGGGTCTTAACGATTTTATATTTTCAAACACAGTATTAAATTAAAAAGTAGGTTATTATATATGAAAGTGAAAAATAAACAAATACCTTTTCGATAGATGTTACCTCCATAGGTTCAGGATTTTCTTGTGTGAACTTGATTCCAAATTCAACAATAAATCTAAGTGTGTAAATTATACTCAATACGAAAAGAAAGAGTTTTATTTCGTTAATCATGTTTTTTCATTTCTTCTAAAATATCCTTACGGTATACTGCAATAAGGAGTTTAATTTCTTGTGCGTATTTACGAGCTCGTATTGAAGCACTTCGATTTCCCTTATCGTAGACCTTTTGAGTATCGACCGACATCTTCTCAACAAGATCTTTAATCTTCTTTAGGGTTTCCATAATATTCTTGTTTTTAATACGAATATACGGAAAAAAATCTAGTTTTTCAAGTTTTGATTCAATAATCGATAGATTTCCGTTAAAATATCCAGTTCAGACCTGGTTTTACGGTGTTTGAAGTCGAATACTCTATAGAAGTACTCATTGATTCTTATAGAGTTACCATCAATTTTAGTGAAGTAATATGCTTCAAGGAAGAAATTCCAAAAATATTCCATGTGTGGTCCTGTTTCCTTGAAAAATATCTTTTCCTTATTAAAATTTTCAATTGTTTTATTCCAGCACCAAATAAAATGATTGTGTTGTTCAGATTCAGTCTTTATAACATCTTCACCTAAGTATGTACTATCTATTAGTTCATATAGTGATATAAGAAAATCGTAGAATAAATTGGTTTTATCGTGCGATATATTATACGCACGATACCAAATATCTAACTGATGTTTATAATTTTCAGATGAGATAAACTCCAAATAACTTTCTTTGTTTTCCATAGCCTAATATGTTATAATATAAGGATAAATGAAAATAAAAAGAAGAATTATTGAGTTTTTTTATTGTATGAAGAAAGAGTTTTCATTTTGTTAATTTCTTCTAAAAGAACATTGTTAAATGAAACTTTTGATTCGTTTGTTGGAACCGCCTCTTTCTTATAAAGAACTCTTTCGTCTTTATCTTTTTTTCTATCCTTCATTTGTTTTTCAATCTTCTTACCTGTTTCAGGTGTTGGGATTGAATTACCGTCTTTATCTTTAGAAACCTCACCAAGTTCTGAACCGTTTGTTGGTTTCACATCTGTTTTATCTGTTGTTGGAGCATTACCCATAAGTCTATCTCCTTCGATTGCCATCTTCAATCTTGATTTGAATTTCTCATCTGGTTCATTATCGTAATCCAAATTTTGTAATCCCGCAAAATTCTTAGCAACTTCTTCGTCTTGTTCTTTTGAATTCTTTCTAGCAACTTTCTCACCTTTACCAATTGCATGTGGGAATTCAGGTTTATCATTACCTTCAACATCGATGTGATTTTTATTCACATCTTTCATCATTGCATCGATACCTTCTTTATTTTGTTTACCACTTTCTTTGTGTGCCTTTTTATATGTTTCTAAACCTGGAATTGATTCATTTACCATCTTAGCAATCATCTCAGTTAATTCAGATTCGGTAACTCTAATTGTTCTTTTCTTTTTAGTTTCAGACACCATACCACCTGAACATTCATTACACATACCTTCTTCATTTAACATACCACCACACTCAGAACACATTTCTTTACCTTCTTCAATTTCATATTCTTCTTCGTCTTCGTCATCTTCAAAACCTTCCTCATCGCCACTTGCAGATTGGAACACATCAAACAAGTCGTATCCGTATGTTTCTTTAAGTTCATCGATTAATTCTTCTTCGTCATCTTCACTGATATCACCATTCTCAATTGCATCTTGTACAATGTAACTAATTACGTTGTCAGCATATTCAAACTCATCTGAGAACGTAGATGGTTCATGTTCCATCATTGCTGACCTACTATATTTTTTCCATATTGAGTAAACGTCGTTTTCACCACTTTCACTTTCTTCTTCATCAATCTCACCTTCTTTTTTCTTTTTCAATAACATTCTAAAATCGTTTGCAGTTATCTTACCGTCTTTGTCAACATCGATTTTATCTTGATTACCATGTAATTCTTCTTCCATATTGGCAGAACATTCTTGACATTCCTCTTCTTCGTTCTTTTGACCCTTTAAGATTTTAAAATCTTGAGCATCAATCTTACCGTTATGATTTTTATCAAGTTTGGATTGGTTTCCAACTAATTTTTCGTTCATGTCAATATTTTTCATGTCTTCTGTTTCTTTTTTCTTTTTTAATAAGTGAGGTGCACATTCTTTTGCTAATTGTACAAGTATATGTTTTACTGTATCTCCACCTCTATCATAATCCCACTCGTAATCCGATGAATCAAGTTTAAACATCATTTCATAATGTTCTTGTTCGTCAATTTTACCTATTTCTAACCACTTGTCTAATTTATTTTTAATTTCTTCAATTATATCATCATGATGTTCGTGAGCATCTTCTCTATCAAACCATTCATTCATTTGAGTATCGTCAGTTTCTTCTAATTGGTCATTCATTTCGTCAAGTTTGTCTAACATATCGTCTTGTGATTCGTAAACACCTTTTTCAATGATTAATTCACCTTTATGTTTTGCTTTATAATGAGGTAAGTTTTCTTCAGCTTCAGCTTCAGTATCAAACGTAGCTAAAGGAATACCCTCACATTTGATGTGGTATACCTCTTTCTTGTTCTCTTTAGATTCTTTTAATATTGTACGTCTAACTTCTTCAGCCACTACGTTATCAATAATCTTGTTGATTTCACTTATCTTCATAATTAAATAAATATCTTGTTAATCTCATTTAATACTATATTTTCCATCTCACTATATGGAATTCCGTATTTTTCTGAGGTTTCTTTGATTGCATTCATCAAATCTTTATCCTCATGTATGAATTCCAACGCTCCAATACCTTGGTTACAGTATGGGAATTTTTTACATTTGTCTTTTACCTTAACATAAACAGCTTTAGGGCCACCAAATCTTGGCCATTTCTTATCCTTAACCGCCCTGTTTTTATAAATTGTATCTGTACCTCCTATCTTCAATGGACTTTTTCTTCCTTTTGGTGTTTTACCAAATGCAGGAACGTCAAACTCACCGGTACTTAGTATTTCTTCTTGTAATTTCTTTTTTGATACACTAAATAATGGGGCTTCAAATGATCCTGAAGAACCAGAATCCATTTCTTTAGTTTCAACCTTTTTTAATTTGATGTAGTATTTTGGGTCTTCCCATAAATGGTCTAACGCAATCTCTTTAGCGGTTTTCTTATCATCGGTATGTTCTTCCTCCTCAACTTCAATTCCAATATCTAATTGTACTTTAAGTAAGTCGACGTCTATTTTATGTTTTTTAGCAACATCTTGAATTGTTTTACCGTCAGATAAACCACCTTTTAATTTTTCAGACTCGTCAATATTATCTTTTTTAGTTAAATCGACTACCCATATTTTAGGGTCAACTCCGTTTTTAATTAAACCTGATAATCTTGTATTTCCACCCAATAAATCGTAATCATTCTCACTAAATTTAACAGCAATAGGTATTTCTACCACCCCTCTTTCAAACGCCTTCTCAAATCTCTTCTTCTTGCCGTCATCTAAACTATCGTAATCTAAATCGGTATTACCTAACACTTCTTTAATCTTACTGTATGGGGTTATCGTATAGTTATTTGAAGCAGTATCTAACCAACCATCCTTACCCATCTTCTCGAATTCACGATAACGAAGGGCTTCCATCCACTCTTCTTTAAAATTTGGTTTCGTATACTTCATTATCTTACGCTTTTAAGTGCACTCTCCCAAAATCCCTTTCTTTGCCATAGGGTTTTGAATAGTTCAACAACAACCTTAGTCGATAAATCAACAATTTTATCATCAATTTTCTTAGTTCCTAATTCATCTTGAATCATTTTAACAACCATTCTGGTTGCTTGAGTGGAACTCATAAAATCACGAATTTCTTTCTTCGCTATGTTTTCAATATCCTTCTTATCTTGAGATGTAAGTGATGATGCCATTGTTAGTTATGATTTCTTTGTGTAATTAACGGTTCTAATTCCGTCTTATATGTTTCTTCAAACTTAGATAGTTTAGTTAACGTATTTGCGATGTTTTGTTCAAGTTTTAACATGTCAGCGTTGATATAAACACCCGCTTCTTCGCCTGCAATGAAAACAAAATTCACACCTTCGTCTGTTAATTTACCATCTAATCTAATCTGATTTTGATTAATAGTAAAGCCAGGTTCAAAATCAACAATTTGGGATACTTGTTGTCTAAAAGAATCAATCAATTTAGAAATCATTTCTTTTTGGTCATCTTTTAATTCCATATCTCTCTCATCTGTTGATAAAAGTTTAACGTCAACGTTGTTAATAACCATTACGTCATCTTTTACGTTACCTTCAGGTTGATTCATGTCCAAACCTGTTTGGTCCATTTCTTCCTCATTAATTGATTTCTTGTGTGATACTGATTCAGTTAAGGTTCTTATGGTTCTTAACATGTTTTTAGTCACATCATATTGATTTTTCATTTTCATTTGCATTGTTAAAGAAAACCCTAAAATTAAAAGAAGGGTTTATATCTGTATAAATATTTGAAAAGTTGGATTTACATACAATTCCCTTGAAATTAGTTATATTTTCCATATAACCTTGTGACGGGACTGTCTGTTTGTATATATCATGGGTTGAACATATGTGTGAACATAGTTCAGATAATGAATTTAATTGAGTTTCATTGTACTTGTCCCAAAAATGATAGTTTCTCCAAGTTCTGATATAAGGTTCAGCACGATATGGGTCTCCAATCCAATTATTAAGGACACCAGTGATGGTATTCTTGTTTAACCAACCCAAGTTCTCAATTGCAACTTTAACCATTTTACGGTCAAGTTTGGGGTTATAAAACGTATCGGAACTATAGTTCGAATCAAACAATTGGTAAACCATACCAAGTTTGGATACCACGAAATGTGGGATATCAGAATAAGTACCATTTTTACGATATTTGATTTTGTTGACAAAATCATCAACTCTTCTTTGAGTATCGTATAATAGTATTTGTGTTTTTTTGGTTTTTCTCTTGTGGATGTTTAATGTACCCTTATCGATTGTTTCTATATCGTGTATTACCAACATTTTTAACTAAAAATTTAGGTGCGATAGGTTCGGGTAGTGTTGGTATTATTTCCTCTTCTGAGGTCGGTATTATTATTTTATCGTTCTCTAAATCATAAATCACTTGGTTTGGATTTACATCATCTTTTTCCCAATATAAATCTTCTTCTTTAGATTCTACTGATTTTGACGTTAGATCCTCCGTAGGGTTTGTTATTGACAAATTGGAGTCCTCCTCTGACTCTGTTGTTATTGTCAAGAATTTTTTTTTTCATCTTCATTTTCTGAAGATGTATCCTCTACGTTTGGTTGTTCGTTCAAAAATTCATCAGGAAGTTGTCCTTCTTCAAAAGTTAATACTGGTTCGTTGTCGATTGCTTCATCAACCGGTATATTGAATTGTTCGTCTTCTTGAAAAAGGTCTGAGGGAATTGGTTCTATAGTGGAAAAATTTTGTTCTATTTCCTCTTCAGTCGGTTCTTCTTGAAAAACATCAATTAACTCCTCTTCAGTGAAGAAAGGTTCTTCATCTTCTAAACCATCCATTAATGTTACATCCCAATCACTAAAATCTTCATCAACATATTCCGCCTCGTAAACTTTTAACTTTTCGTCCATGTCTTTAAGTCTTTGTGACATGTCGTCGTCATTTTCTTTCTCACCAACTACCAATGGTTTAAAATTTCTTTCTTTAAAAACGATTTGAGTTTCTTCTCTTGTTACTGGTGTTTCGTTAACTATTTCTTCTTTTACAAGTGGATTATCGAACGGTTCTTCATATAGACCTAACTCTTGGTCTAGTTGCATCATTTCAGATAATAATTCTCCTCGTCTTTTATATTCATCGGAAAAATCGACATTAACATCTTTATATCTCTCTTTTACCTCTTCACTATATCTTTCAGCTGCTTCTTTTAATTTTTCATTAGGAAAAGGTGGATTTAATAATACTTCTTCAAGTTTCTTTAAATCATCTTCACTTAAATGTAATCTTGATGACTCATCGACAAAATCTTTTAAGTCTTCAGGTTTTGATTCTTCCTCTTCTTTCTTCCGACCATTCATAGTAAGTTGATTGAAGGATATAATCAAAGCAACTGCTAATGGGTCAAATACTATAACAATTAATATGATAAAAAATTTAACAACCGAATTCAATTCAACACCAAACGCTTCGGCAACAAATCTAAAACCACCAACTTCTTTTTCTATTGAGATGTTATCGGTTTTAATTTTATTTATTGAGTCATTCTCGGAGGCATTTTCTTTTTGGAGTATTGCAATTCTATCGTTTAACTTAGATATTTGTTTATCTCTGTTATCTACGGAACGTAGTAAACGTGAATTGACTTTACCGTTGTCTAATATCTTACCTTGGTTAGTATTTGATTCGGTAATTTGAGTTGATAGTTGTTTGATTTGATCTTCATTCTGTTTAATTTTAGTAGAGTGTACCAAAATTTCTCTATCAACTTGTTGTAATTGTAAGTTCTGTTGTTGGAAGGCGTTTGATAAATAACCAAAAATACCTGCTGATGTGATTAACATTAAAATGGCAACCGCAGATGTTAAATACCATTTGTTAAGTCCACCAATTTCAGACCATTTTTGTTTTAAATAAGTTGCAGTTACAAGTTTAGCAAATTCCAATGAAGCTGCCATTACCATTACAGCAATCGCAGCACCACTAAATAAAACACCTAAACCTGTTACTGAAAAATAAGCAGCACTACCTGCAATTAATATTGCGGATATGGCCACAAGATATTTTAACCAATTATCATTCATAAGTTATTATAAATAGTTTAATAGGTCAAAACTCTCGTTTCTGAGTTTTTTTATTGCCTTATCACGTAGTTGTCTGATACGTTCTTTTGTACATCCGAATTCTTCTCCAAGGTCTTCTAAGTTAGATTCTGTACCGGTTAAACCAAAATATCTTTCGATAATTGTTTTTTCTCTATCGTCTAAAACACCTAACATCATGTTCACCTTTTTCTTAATTTCTTCAGGTGAATTTAAAATTGCGTCAGGTCTTTCTGCGTCTTTATTTGGAATCACATCAATCAATTGGTCTCCCTCTTCATTAATCTCACGGTATAAACCAATACAATATGGTAATGTGGTTCCTATTGGTGTGCTACTATTCTCATCTTCGATGTAGAATTTATCTTCAACACTAACTTCTTGCTTTTTTTGTTTTTGTGCATCTTGAACAAGATTAGATGGAATTCTAATTGTTCTTGCGTTTTCATTTAAAGATGCTATGATTGATTGTCTAACCCACCACACAGCGTATGAAATAAATTTCAATCCACTTGTTGGGTCAAATCTTTCTGATGCTTTTATTAAACCTAAATTTCCTTCAGAAATTAAATCTAATAAATCTAATCCTTGATTTTGATATGATTTGGCAACTGATATAACGAATCTTAAATTACCGACAACTAACTCATTGAAGAGTTCGTGTTTTTCAGATTTTGTGATATCTTTTTTTTGTAATTGAAGAAAAATTTCTTCTTGTCTTTCGTGAGAGATTACTGGTATTTTACGAAGATCCTTGATGTAGTGTTGGATTTCGTCACCATTAATTAGAATAGATTTTTTCATCTTAGTAAGTTTAACTAGTTTAGGTAGTACTAAAATAGATAAAAAATCTCAATTTTCAAAATTGTCGAGGAAGTTTTTTTCTTCTGACGTTAAACTCTCCACACCCATCTGTTTAATTTTATCTAACAGTTGGTCCAAATCCATTATTTCATTTGATTTAGATGGTTTATCGTACTCAACCTTTACTATTTGATTTTCAGTTGAAGGTTTAAAAATGAAGTTTTTCACTTCCATAGGAAGGTGTGCAGTAACTAAACTGTGTCTATCAAACATAAAATAAAATTTAATATTATCATCTATCAAGACTGTAAACATTTCCTTTGAAAGTGTTGTATAATCTAAGTCAGATTCAAATATTACTATTATGTTTTGAGTGTTTTCAATTACGTAACGAACGGTAGTTATAAATGGTAGGTCTCCAATAACATCGGTGCAGAAATATTCTACATCTTCATGGTCCTCAAACATACCAAAAATAAATAATATGAATGTTTTTGATTTATCCATTATGATAAATTTATCTAAATTTAAGTTTCCAATATACTCCTCCTGCTAAAAACGGTTGTAATGAACCGTTAGTTCCTTGGTCGTCAACTCTATTTGTGACACCAACACCTATTTTATATAAATGTCTATCATCTTTATTTTTAAATAACATACTCAATCCCATGATATTCACAACGTTAGGTTTATCAAATTTCGCATCGACACCAAAATATATCTCGGTTTTTCTAGGTATTTGTGTATAAACAGTGTCTTTAACTATCATTCGTTTTACGTCTGCAATAAATTTACGATTAACTATTGTATTATTCGCAATAGTATCAGTAATTGTCACAGTTCCTTGATTATTTGGTAACTTTAATACGTCCTTATATTGTACTTTGGTGAAATGTGTTTTAATGATTTCAGCAGTATCAACGGGTTGTACAACTGGTACTTCTATTCTTTTTTCTACGGGTACTTCGACAGGAACCTCAACTTCTACTTCTACCTCGACTAAACTATCCACAGGGATAGTATCATGTACCGCATATGGGATTGAATCTACTTTTAAAAGGGTTCTATGTGGCATAAATCCTTTTGGGTTCACAAATTCAATAATTGCAATTCCAAGTAATAATAAAATTATAATGTGTCTAACATCTAAAATTTTCTTCATTATTTAAGAATGTATAATGTCGATGTTATTACTGCAACTCCAATTCCAAGAATTGAACCTGCTTTATAAAACTTAGTCTTAAATTGTTGTACTTTAAGTTCTCTTTGTAAGTCCTTAGCCATATTATCGTAAAGACTGATTTGTTCATCTTTCTTTACGATAATCGTATTAAGATTTACTATCTTTTGTTCTTTAAGTGAATCCTTTTGAATATACATACCAATTTGACCTTTCTGTAAGTCAATTACTTTATTGGCTTCAACCAATTCGGCTTTAGCTCCGTCTCCTTGAAGTAAGTCCTTAATGACTAACTTTGCTGTCGGTACTTTTAAGGGTACTATCGAGTCCGTTTTCGTAACGGTCTGAGAAAAACTTGATAAGGTCGTGAATAGTATAATCGTTAACAGCAGTAACTTTTTCATGTGTTTGATTTTTAATGATAGTTATGTTTTTATTTACGTTGGTGATATCTCCCTCAACTTTGTTGATTTCGTTATCTACGTTTGCAATATGGTCATCTAAAATTTTGTTCTCGTTTTGGACAGAATCTATTTCATTCTGTAATGAGTCAATCTTACGATAGTAACCTGCAACGTCTGTTTTAATTGAATTAGCTTGGAATAAGCTGTAAAGAGCAATTGCACCAACAATCAAAACAAGAATTAAGGTTTTATTTATCTTCATATCTACTTTTTATTATAAATATAAAGAAGGGGACTTTTAGTCCCCTTTTACCTTTATTTCTTCTTTTTAACTATCTCATCAATAATTCCGTAGGATAGAGCCTCTTCAGCCCCTAACCATAAATCTCGGGATGCGTCATTCTTAACGGTTTCCGCAGATTTACCACAATAACCACCTAATAATTCAAATAAAGTGTCGTTAATCTTTTCCCACTCAGCAAATGTGATACGAGCGTCTTGGATATTACCACCCGCACCTCCTGATGATTGGTGTAACATTGTACGTGAGAATCGTAATGATCCACGTTTACCCTTAGTACCCGCACCTAATAGAACTGAACCCATGGATGCTGCCATTCCCGTGTTGATTGTACGGATGTCGGAACTAATGTATTCCATTACATCTACCATTGATAAACCTGATTTAACAGACCCACCAGGACTGTCGATATGCATTGTAATATCATTATGGTCTAAGCTGTCCAAGAACATTAATTGAGCTTGTACGATAGTTGACATATGGTCGTTTACCTCACCCGCAACCCATATGATACGTTCCATCATCAAACGAGAGAATACGTCCATAATAGTCACATTCATACTTCTTTCCTCAAGAATGTACGGTGTTAAACTATTCTCAACTCTTTTATTGTAGTTGTGTAAGTTTAGGGAACTAATACCGTGGTCTTTAGCGTATAGACCGAAATCTTTGAATTCGTTTGGAGTCATATAAGTTTATTTTGTATGGTACAAATATACGAAATATATTCCAAATAAAAAATTGACAGTGTTATTTATTTTTTCTATACTTTGATTATGAAGATAACTGTAATTGGTGAATTATGTGAGGACATTTTTGTGTATGGTGAAACAAAAAGATTGAGTCCTGAAGCACCTGTACCTGTTTTTAACCCATTTTATGTGGATAAAAACCCAGGAATGGCCGGAAATGTTGTGGAAAACCTAAAACCTGAGGACTTAGATGTTGAAATCAATTTTATACATCAATCACAAAAAATATCAAAAACAAGATATGTTGACTATAAGTCTAATCACATGTTTATTAGGGTTGATGAAGGTGAAAACAATGTTGAACCATTGAAATTGACCGACGAGATTATTGACCAAATCAAAGAATCTGACGCTGTTATTATCAGTGACTACAATAAGGGATTCCTAAATGAGAGTATTTTATATGAAATCACATACCATTCTCGATTTACCATTATGGATACTAAAAGGTGGATATCTGAAAAATTAGTACCCAACTTTAATTTCATAAAATTGAATGAAGTCGAATATACTAATTTTGATAGTTATGTCAAAATATTACATTCTAACAAATTAATTGTAACTTTGGGTTCAAAGGGTGCAATGTATATGAACGAACTATTCCCATCTACCGACCCTAAAGAAACAATTGATGTGAGTGGTGCTGGTGATACATTTACCGCGTCTTTCACATTAAAGTATTTGGAAACTAAAAATATAAAAGAATCAATTGTTCACGCCAATGAGATGGCTGCAATTGTAGTATCAAAAAGAGGAGTATCAACCCCATGGAAAAAGCAATTATCACTGGATCAAAAGGATTCATAGGTCGAAATTTATTAAACGAAATAAAAGATAAGTTTGAAATTTTAGAAATCAATGAAGATTTTTTTGACAAACCTAATTGGTATGATGAGATTTTCTTTGCATTGAATAATTTTGAACCTGACGTTATATTCCACGTTGGTGCATGTTCCGATACATTAGAGACCGATGTGAATTACATGATGACAAGAAATTATGAATTTACTCGTTGTCTATCTGATTGGGCAAAAGAGTTTAAAGTAAAATTAATATATTCTTCTTCAGCCGCGAATTACGGTACTAACAATGTTTACCCATCTAATTTATATGGTTGGAGTAAGTATGTTGCTGAACAATATGTAATTAGTAATGGTGGAATTGCTTTACGTTACTTTAATGTGTACGGTCCGTTAGAAAGTCATAAAGGTAAAATGGCATCAGTGGCACTTCAAATGATACAGAAACAAAAAGAAGGACAAGAGATTAAATTATTCCCGTTAAAACCTAAACGTGATTTTGTTTACGTTAATGATGTGGTTAGTGCAAATTTATATGCTGTAGAAAAATACGAAGAAAATGCTGGTGATTACTATGAAGTAGGTAGTGGTAAAGCCAGAACTTTTGAAGATGTATTAGATATTATAGGGATTGAATATTCTTACTATGATGAAACTGACATCCCAAATGGTTATCAGTTTCATACTGAAAGTAAGCCATACAAATGGTTATTCGGATGGGAATCTAAATGGAGTTTAGAGGATGGTTTAAATGACTACCTTAATTTCCTAAACAACCTATGATATTTTAGTCGTTATGAAATCGATTGATGAAATATTATCATCTTTCTTAATCATAATTAAATTATCCGACCAGTTACGAATTAAAGAGTTGTGTGAGATTACGAATATATGTTCAAAGTAATCTTTTATTTTCTTAAAGAACTCTCCAACCATTTCTAAATTCTCGTCTGCTATTTTACCGAACACCTCATCCATCACTACGATGTTTGGTTTTGGTAAAGATGAAATTTTAGTTAATACACTACGAAGTGCCAATGATGAAATTGTTCTCTCATAACCTGAACCAGAGTTCAATGGTTTCACTACACGAGTTTCTGTATCAATCATAATGAATTCAACTTCATTCTTATCGTTTACGTTTAACTCTAATATGAAGTGACAACTATCCACAAGTAAACGATACAACTCTTGATTAATCAATGGAATCATATTCTTCATGATTACTTTAGAAATACCATTCTTACCATAGATGGTTAAATAAATCTTAAACACTGCAAGTAATTCTTCTTCAGATTTAATCTTAGCAATCAAATCATTATTTATACCAATCTTCTCTTGCATATTGGTAATGTTATTTCTATGTTTTTCGATTGATGTATTAGTTACTCTAATGTTCGCATTAGCAGTTTCAATTTGAGTTCTAAGTCTAATCAACAACGCATCGATTCTTTGATTCTCTTCTAACTTCTTTTTATTTGATTCGTAGTTATCAAGTTTCATTTGTTTAGTATCAATCTCAAGTTGTTTTTGTTCAACCTCCAATTCATATCTCTCTTTACGAAGTTTGTTTCTTTCGTATGTTTCAAACTCTGTCTTTAGTTTCTCAAACGATTCCGATTGTTCCTTTAGTTTATCAAACTCAATTTGATTTAACTCTAATTCTTTAACGATGTCTTCAATCTCTTTTTTAATCTTTTCGATTTCATCCGTGTGATCAACCTCATCCAATGCACGATTACAAGTTGGACAAACTGTCCCCTCCTCAAATTTCTTAATTAACTTTTCTTTCTCGCCTTTCTCATATTTCCCCGCGACGTCAATCCCTTGTAACTCCGCCATTTGGCCTCTGAGTTCTTTGTGTTGTTCTTCAAGATAATATTCTGAAGGTTCCACAACAGTAACATTATTAGCGTTAGACTGGCTAGCATTTCTTTGAGTTGTTAAATCGTTTATTTCTCTTTGTAATAAAGTTGGATTTGTGTTAACCAAATCTTTATCGACATCATTGTTTTTAGAAGTTAAGGAATTATCTCTTTCTTCTTCTAACTTTCCTAATTCCTTTTCAAAATCACTTAGGTCATTAGTTAGTTCTATAATTTTTGATTCAGAATCTGCAATACTATCTGTGTATGTTGTATTATCAGTTTGTAATTGAACGATGTTGTAGGTATTTGAAATTAATTTCTTACTCCAATCGTTATATATTTCCTTAGCCTTCTCTTCTTTTAATTTAAGACTCTCCAATCCCATAAACTTGGTGAGGATTTGTCCTCGAGCGGTTGGTTTAGATTCGATTAATTCTTCTAAATTATAACCCGTCGTTAAGATTGTTGACAAGAAATCTTCTTCAGTACCAATAGCAGATGAGATGAACGCTTCAGTTTCACGTCTTTGTTCACCTGACAAATTTTCAACAGTACCATCTTCTTTTCTTTTATAGAATTCCAATTTGTTGGTTACTGTATAATCACCTGATTTACTTTTCTTTCTTAATGTCTTTCTTTCAATTACGTAATCATCACCATCGATTGTGATTTCACCACGAACACTTACCTCATCTTTATCACTAAATCTATTGAAGATTTCTGCGTTGGTTTTAGTTTTGGTTGTTGTATTGAAAAATAAGAACATCAATAAATCTACGGTTGATGTTGATTTACCTCCAAAGTTTTTTGGTGTTGATTCAATTACAGTAATGCCGTCAAGACCTGTAAAATCAATAACATTATTATCACCAAATGAAAGAAAGTTGGAGAATTCAACCTTCTTAATATACCACTTATTGTATCTAACTTTATTTTCATTTAATTTATTTATTTCGACATTTACCTTATCATCAAGTCTATTAATTAATTCCCATTTGATGTCGATACTATTATCGGTAATAAAATCACGCATCAATTTCTTTTGATATTGATGGTCAAGTATGTTGTCTGTCACTTCTAAAGATTCTAAACGAGTGTTGTTTACATTCGTTAAGGTTTTAGTAATGACCTGAACACTTTTAGAATTATATTTTTCTTGGAAATAGGATTTCACCCTCTTGATTTTTTCAGGGGTGAAATTTTCAGGGACATCTTCCCAAGTTATTTTTATAAAAGGATTACTCATTGTTCTTGCTTTGTTCGAAAACGTTTTTACCGTTTTCATTTATATCGATTAAAGTATAATTTCTGTTTAATTTTTCACACGCTCTACCTAATACTCCTGACCCCGCGAAAAAATCAATACAATTGTCATTTTCTTTTGTGTACAAATGTAACAATCTTTCAATCAACTTGATTGGTTTTTGAGTTGCATAATCTAATTTCTCACCAACTTGTGTGCTCGATATATCAGTCCACACATCTTTTAATGGAATACCATCTAATTCAGAATAATATCTTTTGATTCTTGGAATTCCCTTTTGATTATACTCCAATCGATTGTCGTCATGTAACATTTGCATTCTCTCTTTAGAACACCACCACTGTCTATGATTACCGTTCCAATCGTATCTTAAATTCTCTCTAACAATCACATCAGGTTGTGAATTTACTGCTGCTGATGTTGTATATGGACCTCTACCCGTTCCATCGTCTTTATAATTCTTGTTAGGGTCTAAAACATGTGGTTCATACATTGGTTTAAAGTATGCTTTAGATTTCTTTTTAGAATAAACCAACAAAACGTCGTGTGACCTCATTAGTTTACTCTTAACTTTCTTCATACCATTTGTACACCAAATGATTTCATTTTGAAAATTCTTGATTCCAAATATTTCATCTAACATCACTTTACAATAATGTGAAGCAATTGGGTCTATGTGTAAAACCAAGTTACCATTATCGTTTAATTTTTGATGTATTAATTCTACTCTAGGTTTTAAAAATTCAATAAAAGACTTAGTGTCTTCAAATCTATCATCGAAGTCACCAAAATCTCTTCCTGTGTTATATGGTGGATCAATATAACAGAAATCGAAATTGGTTTCCAATGTTTGTAAAACCTCTAAATTGTTTCCAACTATATATTCGTTCATTATTTTGTATCCGTATTTAACATTTTTTCTTTATAAATCGTCTCAATTACTTCCCTCACTTTACCTCGATATTTGTTTTGTAATTCCATACTAACGCTACTCACTAAATAACCCGGTTTCTCAGAGTCTTCTAACGCCTTTTCAGGTATTGCAATGTATTCCCAATTTTCATGGGTTTCATAATCATCATGAGGTATTGTAAACAAATAAAAATCTGATTCACCTAAAGAATATCTCACATGTCCATTGACATATGCGTCTTTATTTTTTTCACTTGACCTTCTAGTTTGTTCTAAATGTAATTGTGAACCTCTAAATTTACTTTGTGCGGTTATCGTCACATTCTTATCAACACTAATCAAATCCCAACTCATTCCATTTTTATCTACAATGTTTTTCACATTCATGTATTCTTCTCTTCTCATGAATTGAATTGGTGAAATCTTGTTCAACACATCTCTTTGTATGTATTCATTAACATCTGCCAATGATTTACCTAAGTCTCTTTTGTTTTTTTCTTTTACCAAACTTCTATATGACATCAAATGGTAATATTGTAATGTTCCCTCTTCGATAAACACACCTTTCTTTCCTCCGATTGATACATTTATACTTGGTAATTCTTCGTCATTTAAATTAACATCATACAATACACTTTCTTTGATATCGTATTTTTCATATGTCTTCTTTAAATTATCAATTATAGTTTTCCACTCATCAGCAAACTCATCACTAACTTGTAAGTTATATGGAACATTGTTTCCGTATTTACCTTTTAAAGTTATTAAAATCGTTTTCGATTTGTTGGTTTGATTTACTACGTTAAGAAAAAGGTCCGGTTGTTTTTGATGGAACTCTTTAAAGATTAACGTATAAAGTTCTTCGGGAGTTGTAAACTTGAAGAATTTATTACCTATGGTAATATTCATTACGTTCTATTTAATTCTACTCTCCTCGAAAAATTCGATGACAGCATTTATGGCCCACACTGATCCCGCAGTAAACATTCCGTCAAAAAATAGGTAAGCCAACCAATTCGACTGTAAATAATGATTACTTAATCCACCCAAAACCAATGACATAAAAAATCCAACCCATGTACTTGTACAAAGAGTACAACTAATTAATGTTCCAAACCAGTTAGAATGCGCAGTAATCCATGCTCTTTGATTCTCAAAAATTTTACCCCATACTAATATGGATGTCATCCCATATGCTGCAAGTGCCCAAAATATTAATAACATATCTTATTGTTTTATATAAATTATAAGTAAAATAAGTGATAAAAAAAAGTGAACGGAGGTATATTATTCGTCATACAAACTATTCATATTACTGTTTTTCATTAACTTACCTTTATTCATGTTAGTTAATGCACCAGTAATTTTATCTAAATCATCTTTTAATTTTTGATTTTCCTCTTTTAATTTTTCAAGTTCAAGATTATTAAACACTTCTTTAGTTACTTCAACAATCTTCTCAACCTGCACCTCTTTAATCACCTCTTTAATGACTTCCACAGGTACATGAACCTCTTTAACAACTTCTTTGATTACTTCTACTGGAACTTCCTTGATGACCTCTTTAATAACTTCTATTGGGACTTCTTTGATGATTTCCTTTGTGATAGTTTTTGTTTTTGTTTTACCTTCTTTAAAAACTTCAACAGGGACTTCTTTTATTATTTCAATGGGGACCTCTTTGATGATTTCCTTAATAACTTCTATTTCAACTTCTTTAATGACTTCTTTGATTACTTCGACAGGCACTTCCTTAATAACCTCTTTAATAACTTCTACCGGCACCTCTTTAACAACTTCTTTGATGACTTGAACTTCGTAAGGTACTTTTATTTCTTTCTCAACAATTACCTCAACAGGTACTTCTTTGATGACTTCAACAATTTTTTCTTTAACCCTTACATTTCCGACAGGGGTTTCACCAAATTTTAATAATGTGAAACCCCTAGTGAAAGTATCGTTGGCTAATTTGTCAATATCTTTAATTTCATTTAACTCACAGTAAAGAATAAATTCCTTATCCAAGGTTAACGTGTACTTCTTCTCCATTTTCAATGTCTTTTATGTCTGATATAGTAAAGTGAAGAAATGGTTGTTCATTCGGTAAATCATGGAATGTATATTCATCTGTCTCCACATTATATATACCATAACCATGATGTTTCACAGTCTCACCAAAATTTTGTTGTATTAAACTACCAACCATAACTGCCTTACCTCCATTTGGTAATGTGAATTGTTGTCTCTTATGGATGTCACCGCATAACAATAAATCTAAATCGTTGAAGTTTAATCTATCGTACGCATCTTCGAACTCATAACCTAAGTCCGTTGATAGTCCCATGATTGGTCCGTGGAATAATCCAACAGTTAATAAACCTTCTTGTTTTGTAAATTCAGGTCTAACATTGTGTTGATATAATGAATAAACCACCCATTGAATATTACCATCACTATCAACATAATCACCACTATCTTTTAGATATGTGATGTTTGGGTTGTCTAATAATTCAACGACTGGCGTAATACTATCCATACGTTGTGTGTTATTCTCTAAGAAGTCATGATTACCCGGTATGATTACTACT